AAGCGTCCGAAAAATCTACATTTGGAACAAATCTTCTTTTATCTTCAACTTGTTCTTGGATATTGCTGTAAGATTCGGCATCTCTCCCTAGAGTATCCGGATCTACAGAGGAAAGCACCTTGTAGGACTTCCCCTTATCGAAAAGATTCTTACTGCTCATTCTTGGACCCTAAATTTAAATATCTCTGGTTGCTCGACCCAGCCTCCAATAGAGTTGTTGTAGTAAGTAAATGTGATACCGTACATGTAGTCTGTCTCTAGCATCGACATATCAAGGTCAAAGTAGTTTCCTGACATGTCGTAGCTCATCGCAGTATGTAAATTACTGCCAGTTCCGTATGGTATAACATCTAGTTCATCTACTACTCTAAACACTCTATAAGATCCGCTTTCGATGGGGTAGTTCTCTATTTGAGAAGATGCTACGTTGTAAATAGTAGGAGACCAGTTCTTTTGGCGAACATAAACTCTAAATCTCGCTGTTTCTTCTCTTGAGTATTCTGGCTTTAGGTTGGTTATATTGGTCACATAACGATCCGAAGGTGCAATATTGTAAGAATCGATAGTTTCGGGCTCAATAGTTCCTGTGTGGAACTGAGTTGTTGCCTGCGTTGCGTCTGCTATGGAGTCTCCACCTTGGAACCAAACGTCATATACAGTCTCTAGAGGGGTCGTAGCGGCTGTCAAAGCAACACTAGCAGTGTAGATCCCCGTAGAGTAATAAGAGCCCGTGACAACCTTGTTACGGGCTGCATCGGTGACATGTACGCCATCGACCACAAGCTCAAGAGCACTCCCAGAAGGAGCAGTATCATCTGCGGAGCCAGAAAAGAAACTAACATAGATATTTCCCGTACCAATACTGGGGATATTTCTTAGCTGTCCTCTGAAATAATTGTATAGAAATATCTTATTTAAGTTCTCATCCGGTGTCGCAAGAGAACTCGAATAAATGAAGTTGCCCCTGTTGTCAAGATCCCTTGAATCCCAGCGTGCCTCAAGAACAGGACGCTTGAAAAAGAACTCTGAACCACGAGCAAAAAACTTTTTAGTGTAGAAAGATCTTGGATCTGTTTCGTGGCTAGACGATAGCATCACTCCAAATCCATAATTGCTCTTTTGGCCCAAAACGTTACCATCGCTGTTGAGCCACTGCTCTACAAGCGTGGTGACATCTACTTCTAAGTCTTCTGTTCCGGTAGAGAAATACTGTTCAAACGAAGAAGATAAGTCTGTGTTTGGATTCGCGTAATCTCCACCAGTGGTTGACCACGCTGCATTGGCTTTATAATTGACCCAGTTCGAGCCAGTTCCACCTGCTGTTACATCTGTATAGCCTTCCATATCTAGGCCATACCCTTCTTCCCAAGTCAATCCGTGCCGCTCGAACCAGTGATAGCTTTAATCTCTAAAGTGTAGTTTTTTGGCAAAGTTTGGCCATGCTTAGCATTAAACATCTTTAAGAAAAAAGAAACACTCCCGCTCTCAGGCAAAGCGCCTGAAGACCTGTCTGAAGCTACATCCGCTGTGTCAAACTCCAAGATTACTCTAGAAAGCTCAGAACTAAGGCCAGAAGAAGAAGACGCCTGCCCATGGATAGAGAATACTTCAAGAATGTCAGACTCTCCCATGTTAGAGCCTGTGCCTCTAGTCACTAGATTAGACTTAAAAGCATTAGTGATAGTATTGTCTTTGGTTGCAAAGTATCTTTTGATGGCCATTATGAAATTGCTCCCTTAATGTCGGTGTCCGGAAACTTGAGCTCTATCGCTACGTTCAGTGGCACTGATAAATATCTTCCATCTGCTGAAAGTGCCTCGTCTAAATCAAATCTAGTACTAGAATAATTTGCTCCCGTTTTCCTAGAAATATTGACCCTCTTTGTGTCAACGACTCCCTTCACTTTATTCAGGGCACTGAATATATCTGTCAGGTAAAGTGGTTCGCCAATAAATGGTGAAACTACGAAAAGCTCTTTTATAGCGTTTGTGCAATCAGATAGGATCTGGAACCTGTTCGCCTCTTCGTCAGCAATAACTTCAAAGTCAATTCCCACGTTTACTATCTTGGCGTCTAGGATATCAATCGTATCACTAATCATTTTACTTCTGTTAAGCCATACTTTAATATTTTCTTTGATTGTAGTATTCGTAGTCACAAGCTTTCCAGATGCATCTTCAGATATGACATACAAGTTTAGGTTTCTTCTCAAGGAGTCGGGATCTCTGACAACCCTGCATCGCTTCACCGACCCAAACTTATCTGGCATTGCATATACTAGTGCTTCGTAATCTCTTTGAGTTACTGCTCTGTTTTGAGTTGCAAAGTGATCTATTGTTCTTCTCTTAAGTTCTTCAGCAGATGGTAGAGTTGTATCTCCAACAATTGGCTCTTGGTTAAACGCTTCTAATGATCCTACAATAGAAGCAACCTCAGGTGTTATCAAGGTCTGTCCTGTTGTTGAACTCTACAATTGGTCGGATTACTCTTGTAATTGAGCCAACCGCTGCATTTACATTAGCAGCTGTATTTGTTCTATAAACAATGGTCAAAGTAGTATTAGCTGGTGCTACTCCAAACTTGTCAGTATTTAGCAGCTTATAGGGATCAAAAGAATTATCACTTATATAGTCTCTGCCATTTAGTTGCAATACTACATTCTTAGGATCTGCAACTGAAGGATTTCTGATCTCTGTCGGGCCTCCATATCCAAATTGTAGGAACACATTATCTCTAGTCCTTTCTACAACAAATCTTCTAGGAACGATCAAAGGTCTAAGGAGAGAAGGGGCGGTGGTTTTGTTATCACCTTTGTTGACAACCTCTTTGTAAACCGTGTTTTGTGATAGATTCTCTACTTCAAAGTATTCGTTACCTTCAGAGTCAGTGACAGATATAATCTCGGATATGTTTTGTGATTTTAGTTCAATTCTCTTGAATCTCTCGAAAGATCCAATCGCTACCGTGTCGGTATCGAAGATACCAGAGACCACTCTGCCGAAGGCTCTAACTGCATAAGAAGAAGGCAAGCCTGTTGTGGTGTCAGTTCTTGCAACAACTATCTCATTTGAAGGATCATCAAATCTTACGTCTTCATCTAAAATAAAAGTATTGCCTGACGTCGAACTTAGCTCGCTGCCTTTCTTTAAAATTGGGAGGTACACAGTGTCAGGCCCTAAGCCAGAGGTGCTGGCAGGAATGATGGCGTATAATGCAACTGTTCCATACGAGGACGGATTGGCTTTGTATTTGTAGCCCATCTGCCTTGACAGCCTAACAATGTTATTGTATTCTATGGCAGTATCTAGAAAAGACTCGTTTACTTGGTAATCTAGGTAAAAAGAAATGATATCTCCGATATAAGCAACGGTATCAATCATTAGAGCACCAAAAGATGCTTCATTAAAATCTTTAAAACTGTCTGGGTAATACCTTCTTGCGTGCTCTAAAAGGTCTCTCTTGATAGACTCAAATTCTCTACTTGTATACTTTATAGGGGTTTTACGAGAAGGCATTTACGGTTCTCCCAGTTCTTCTAATAAATAGTAATTTATTCTAATTTAACGGAATTTCTAAAACATCTCCGATGTTTAATCTTTTTATAGTGTATTTTATAGAAACTCCTAAAAAGTTTTCGCTCAGGCCAGGATTATTATCGGGAGTATTAAAGTCGACATCCTGCACTTGGATGAACGGGAGGTACTTTGCGGCTTGCTCTCTCACTCTTGCGTCAATTTGCGTATAGACCGCTGGGCCATTGTTTTCGAAAAGATAGGACTGAATGCCCACGCCAAAATCAGGATCCATGATTCTCTCTCCCGGATTTGTGAGGACAAGCATTTTGAAGTTTTGTTTTGCTACTTCTTGAATGCTTTTTGTCAAACTATACCCATCATCCGGGTCTAGTGTGAGTGGTAGTTTAGGTGAAAAGCCAGCCATTTATTCGTCCTCTTTACAAGGTGGTGGACGCAATGAACTCCATTGCCACCACTTGATGCCAAAGCCCTTGTCGTCTTTCGGCCTCTGTGTGTCCACATAAGCTTCAGAAGGCGTTGATAAATCTCTATCCTTGTAAAGGTAATTAGTATTACAAGAAGCTTCTAACATCTGTCTAAGGTTTCTTTTTGCTTTTCTAAATGACTTTTTGGTTCCCTCGTTGCCTCTCCACGTTCTCATGCCACCAAATTTACCAAACCCAATCCACTGCCCTCCGCCTCGCTTGTCAAGGACAGTAGCTGCCCAGCCGTCTTTCAACTGGCCGATTGACGGCACAAAGGTAGTGGAAACGTAAACAGCCATCAAAGACATATAACGATGTAGTGGGAAGTTATACTTAAATGTCATTCTATACTCTTGAGTTTCTATCAGTTTACAGATGAGTGCTTGTATATAATCTCCGTACATCGCCGGATCGTAAACAGATGCAGTAGCATCTATCGGTACCTCAACGTCCACAAGAGGTATTAGGTTCTTAAACACATCCGAGTAAGCTTTCTCAGAGAAGGCAATATTGTTGTTAGTATTCTGGCGTATTGAATCAATGTCCATTGAACTCTTTTCGAACGAAGAAGGAACATACGACAAGCGTAGACCGAACTTCAAGTCACCTACATTGTAGGTTCCGGGAGTAATATCTTGCCAATCGAAAATATTTATGATTCTTCCATATGGATGAGTGATCTCATTTCCAGCATATGTGACATATCTTTCGAGTACGAAAGGCCAGCCACGTTCATCAAAGGCAGGGCTCATGCTGTCAAGTGGATGTTCTAGCGTATTGTTAGACCCGCCTGAGTTTGCAGCGTAGTACTGAAGAGTTGGAACATCAACAGGGCCACCGTCGCTATCATTATTTACAGCGCCTGCGGCGTAGGGCACGTCGTCCCACTGAGGAATACCGGGAATTACCTGAGTTGGAACCCGATTAGGCGACTTAATTATAATATCATCTATAGAAGCGATTGGATACTCGCCCATCTTTGGCAAGACAGTTGAGAACAAGATGTCATCCTAGAGATCTCTTCACCAATGTACCTCTTGAGAATAACTCTAGCATTTTCTAAGACAAATTCGTCTCTGCCCTCAAAGACATCTCTCCAACGTTTTTGTTTCTCTTCTCTGGTCTCGACAGGATCTAGTTTTTTGAAGAAATGTCCCTGCCAATTAGCACTTATATAATTAGATATATTTTCTAATGCCTCAAACTCTTCTTCCGACACATCCTCGACTAGATTTCTATCTATTTTCGTCATGAAAGTCTGTACCACTTGCTCCATGAAGAGATAATAATAATCTTTTGCGTTTTCAAGATATCTCAGCCCACGACCTGTTTCTTGTAGCCCTAGCTCCAAAGACTGGGCAACAAACTCCGACAAAATGTTGCTGTAGTGGTCAGGGTACTTCGGAACCAAGAAATAGAACACTGGGAGTCCCTTTAAAAGCACTTCAGATATGTAGGTCCTGCATGTTGCATAAATAAGAGATTCGTTTAAAGCAACCGCAGACGCAGGCAAAGCTCGATCAAAAGGAGCTTCTACAATAGAAAGTATATTACCCTTTGCGTAAGATAGTCTCTCATCATCTTTAATTTTTCCAATCAAGCCCGAGGCTACATCTCGAAGTTCATGGAAATTAGGGAACCTAGTAGCGGCTACTCCATCTTCACAATTCTTTATCTCAGGAGCAATGGCATTTGCGACCTTTAGAAAACCGAACTCTTCAGGTTGTCTGATGTAAAACGGAGGGTTAGCCTCAGAGCCACCGTATCTACCGATTGCAGCAGCTATGTTGCCTTCGTATTCTCCCCCTGGATCTTCATGGAAATAAATAATCTGAGGAACCGAGTTAAAATCATACCCGTAGTCAAACACATCCACCTTTGCTATGTCTTCTGCGAGTCTAGCGAGTAGGCCCTCACTAACCGCATTGTAACTGTTGTTAGCGAAAGTTTCGTACACTTCGTTACCCAGCAAGCTAGTGTCTATGAGTGATTGTCTGACTTTAGCCTCCATAAAAGCACCCCAGACATCTGCTGGAGTCTGCAAACCCTGTCTATCACCAGCAATTAGTCCAATATATTCTAGAATATCTTCTGGTATCGGGTCTTCCGTAGTGAAAGCAATATCTGACTCTCTTAGTGGAGTTAACACCCCAGGTGGATTAATGGTCGTATCTACTTTTATTCTACATAAATCCCTTTCGTAAGTTGAATTTGATTGAGAGTAATTATAATCATAGGATACCTCTATATTGAATTCTCTGTTACCAGTTGATTCATCGTAGTCCTCCCACTGTAGAATAGTTGAGTAAGTGCTATTCTTGTTAAATGTAGGAGACAAAGTTCTCAGCTGATCTTGGAGGTATCCACCGACTTTATCTGGCAAGCCTCCAACAGCAGGAGGTCTACCGGTAACTACTACGTCCGGATTATCCTGATCATCACCCTGATCGCTAAGCTCGAACTGGTAGTTGCCTTGCTCATCTGCTATCGAAGCCAGTGGGTTAAACAAATACGGGAAAGTCAAGAATCTACCACCAGAATATTGTATAGGCTCCTGGATCCAATCATTGTGTGGAGCAGGGGAGTTTGCTCCGATACCCCATTCATTCCATGGCGGATAAGATCTCGTTCCCCTAGACCCGTACACATTGAAAACAGACGGCCCAAGGATAGACCTTTCGAGGGATTTATGCTGATTGTACCCGCGTCCTCTAGAGTCTGCTAAACACATATTTAAGAACCCACGACTTCCTATCAAGTCCTGCGTGTAACTAAGCGTGAGAGATTCATACATCGAATCAAACGCAAGCTGTAAAGAGAGCGTTTCAGCAGGGCTAATGGCAGGCAACAAAGCTTCGCTAGATGGGTTGTCTATGTCCTGTACGAAGTCAGGCAAGATGTTGTCAAAAACTCCACTATTGAGCATATCTGTGAGTTCTCTCAAGTCATCAATAGTCTTATCTCTCAGGAGACAAAGTTGTTGCTCGATACACTCACCATCTACACCCTTCTCTCTAAGAGCTCTCGCCCTTGTGTCTCGGAATAGATCTAGTAGTCCAAGATCATCGCACACTTCTTGGCTGAACGGCAGGTCAAGTGGGCCTATGTTGCACAAAGTATTCGTGTCGATAAAGAGCCCAATAGCCTTAAAGAAATCTTTAATAGAATCTCGATCATTCAAGCATTCTAGCATAGGCTCAGTCACAGGATCCGCTGCTATGATTTGCGTCACCAAGTTGTAGATTGAATCTGAGGCTTCTCCGTTTATAAGGTCAACTAGTTCACACTCTGTCACTACAGACGAAATGTTATCGACAAACCTTACTATTGAATCTTTATCCGCGAAGCAACCAAGTGTGTTGGCGATGTCTTCTAGGGCTTGCCCTACAACATCTTCGTCTATGCCTCCAGAGCACCCTGCTTGCATCAGAGATCTCAAATTTGTTGGGTCTGAGCCAACTCTTTGTTTGCAAAGCTCTTCAAAGATAATTTCCAGAATCTTTCTAAGAACCAAAATCAGAACTCTTCTTGCAATTTCTTTGAGAGCAACAAGCGCGTTCTCTATTACTACATCCGTGATACCCGCGATGGTTAGTTTTGGCATTTGAAGTCTTGGCTTAGTAGCCAGCGTGATACCATCCTGAAGTTCACAAATGTCTACGTTAAACCCAGGAAGCTGTAATATATCACTAAGAGGTGGATAAAAACGAGGAGGAGCAGCGCAGAACTTGTCTAACTTCTCTAGGGCAGAAATAACTATTGGAGCTCCTGGTAAAGTTTCGATGACCGAAAGTAGCTGGTCGATGCCCAGCAGATCATTCGTTATAAGGTCTACAACAACTTCGTTTAGGGTTTTTATATCTTGAGTTGACGGAATGGCATACCTCGGCTGAGCCATCCTCCCACTGAATGTGCGTGTCTGGTTAGGTCGCGCCAAAGCCTCTGGGCGAGGCAGTCTGCCCGCACTTGTGTAGCTATAAGCTGTTGTCGTATCTACTACTGATTGGACTTCTAAGTCGTTCTCATCAACAACTCTAACCGTGATAAGACTTTGTAAGAATGGCAACAGTTGCGGTGCTGTTTCATTCACTGCAGACACGATTATTTCTTGTAAAGGCAGTGGCATCTTACTGATGAAATCCGCAAATGCCTCTTTGTCCATTGCCTTTACTGTTGCAGAAATAATAATTTTGATCGAATCTTCGTACCCTAGAGCACTCAACAAGCAGTCTACTGCAGATTGAATTAGGCCAATCAAGCCACAATATCCTAAATTATCCATTAAACCAGTATAAAGTTCTTCAATGCTGTCCCATCTGCCGTTTGCAATAAGCTCAGGAAGATCGCTAATAATCCTGTCGCTTGCAAGATATTCTTTTAGTGTTAGATCGATAACCTGCGTGGCAAGATTTTCTCTGTTTCTTTGCTCTAGAATTTTGCCATCAACTAAAACACAAGGCTCTACTCGAAGCTGAGAGAGCAACGCTTCCGCAATTGAGTTAACTTGTGTTAATGCCCACTCACCAGCGTTCTTCCTCTGAGTGTACCCGCCTCCATCCAGAGGACAACTAGCATCCGCGAGAGCTTTTATGCCTTCATTCCCTTCAACAAGTGGAGATGTCAAGTCATTAACATAAACCTCTTCTATTTGAGGAAATCTGTAAGAACTTACCAAGTCGTACCAAGATGCCGAACTTCTAGAAAGAATATCTCTGTACATGTCTGGAAGCCTAGAGACATAAGCTAAGGCAGTCGTATTTTTAGCCTTCGCAACAAAGACATCAAATCCCTTTTCCAAAGTAACCACAGGTCTGTAGGGCTCTTTTACTTTTACATATTGTATCTGGTACGCCTCATCAAAGCCAATTTCTAATGTCTCCAGCTTGTAATAGGATAGGTCAGACTCTCCAATGAACAAGGATAGGTCCTTATAGAAAGATTCAATCCGGTTCGCATCAGCAGAGAAATTTAGACCTCTAATAATCTTGCCAGTTTTAAGGACCCAGTCAGCGTACTTTGGCTCGTAAGATCTAAGTGATTTCGATACTTTATCAAAAATATCAAGGATCTCGGAACCGTAGAATACAACATAACTTGGAACAACACTAAGCCCAGTAATGGGAGCTGAAGAATAGTTTTCTTCTTTTTCAGGAATTCTGTTAAATTCTTCAGCGCCAACTACTATAAGAACTCTTGTCTTTTCTAGTGGCCTAGGAGAAATATAGAAAGTCTTTACCTCAGCAGAGCCCGCAAAAGTTAAACCTTCTCTAGAAAGACCACCTTGTGTCAATGCCTCTGTAGATGGCCTAAAGCCAGAACTGAACTCTGCTATTTCTTCCTTGTTGTAAAACCGGAGCAATCTTTCTACCGCTTCAGGTATGAAAGAGTTAAGGTATTCTTGACTACACTCCGGAGGATCAGCGTGCATTACAATAGAATATTCGCACGTTCTTTTATTAAAAAATGTCTGTCCATCATCCATCGTCAGCCAATTCGGAACAAAAGCATCTAGATTAGGAACACATGTTTGAATAAAACCATTCAAAGCTTGACCGGGCTGCTCCTCTGGCTGGCATTTAGAAGCCGTTACTCCTTCAGAATCTACTATTATTCCGCTGTCATCAGAAGCTCCTGGATCTCCTTCTTGACCTGGTAGAACGCAACACTCATTGGGTGTTCCGTTTATAAACTCAATTAGGAATAGTCCTTCTTCACCTTCATTCGGTGACTCACTAAAGTTTCCTAACTCGTCGGTAACATAAGCCCATTGGCCACAGGGGCGTGTAGCCTCTGGCTCGTAGTTTAAAGCAGAAGGATCCGTACACCCTATAATGCCGTATTCTAAAGTGATATCCCCGCCATCGTCTGGCGGCTCACCAGGATTTTCAGGACCACCAGGCACACTAGGGATACTAGGTAGGCCAGGAGTACGTACATCTACTTCACACTCTCCAGTAAGTATGTTCCTAGTTTGTCCGGGTGGACAGTCATTTCCGTTCGAATCATCAAAATCTAGTCCAACTGAAGAGTCATCCTCTCCAGGAGAATCTGAGTCTCCTATGGTTGATTGTCCTGCGTTTGGGTTAAATGATGGCATTTTCTAAATGTCCTCAGTTTGTCTTGTTATATCTAGAAAGTATATTGATTTGTCCAGTAGGAGAAAGAAAAACTTGATTAACATTAGAAAAGTCAAATTTCTTTTTATCACCAAGAGCTACATGGTTATTGACTTGATCAATCAGCTCTTGCACATAAGAGATAGCAACAGGTATGCTTGGAATAGCAACTCCAGGAGCGGCTCCTACAACCTCATGAGTATGAGTTGATAAATAGTTATTGAATTTCATTTGTGAATTAGTAAAATTCTGTACCCATGTGATGATCTCGCCCATCTGGGCCATTATTTCTTTCAACAGAATGACGAGATTGTCTCCTTTCACCATTGGCTGGAGTCTGTTGAGCGTATATAGGGAAGGGGCACCTTCTCTGCCAGGAATAACCGGATTTAGAACTTTGATTGTCCCTGTTTTTTCGTGAGCGATAAGATGAATTCCACGATCAGGACCATCACTCTCTATCTTTTGTCCTCTAGAATTATATTCCACAACAGTGTCGCTGTTTACAATCTTGGGATTGGTTGGAGTTCTTTTCTTTGTATAAATTCTAACGTCTTCCCTTCCGACTATTCTAATGGAATCAGCTTTAATACCAACTGCGGAGCGGTTTACGGATGCTTTTAATCCTGTGCTCTGCCCAAAAGGAAGGGCAAAGTTCTTATCTATGTCTGTCCTCTGCGAGACAAGGACCCTTGCAGCATCAGTTATAAAGTTGGGGCCTACAATATCTTTTTGAAGAGGCTTACTTCCGCCACTGCCAACAACAATATCTATTGACCCAGCAGTCGTAGCACCAATTCCACCGTACCCACTGCCATGACTTCTCTCACTTCTATCTCTACCAAACACAATTCTATGCCTGCCCCACAGGTCTTTCTGAGAAGGATAAACTTCTTCGCACTCTGTTTTATCAAAAGTCGGAAGAGGCTCAAAGAGAGGTGTATTTAGCTGGCCGGGAAGAATGCAAGCCTCTCCAGAAGCTATTTTCTTTCTTATTTCTTCATCTGTGCCTTCGACTTGCTTTTTCAAAGCATCTGGAAAGCCAGAGAAGTCCCTAGCAGATTCATTCTGAGTCATTGCTTCCTCCAACATCGCCCAATACGGCTCTTAGTGCCTCTGGGTTTTCAACCGACTTAGACGCAAATAATTCTCCACAAGTATCAACAATCGAAGATGAATCGATTATTCCAAGGTACTCGCCATATTTTGAATCACCAGAAGATATATCTACTTTAATAATATTTCCTGGCTTAGGGAGTGGAGTATTATTTGATATCTCCGCATAGAACGTAGGGTGCATGCCAATCGCCATACGAACGTATTGTTGGAATGCAAGCCCCCCTGAGCCTACTGCGTAGGGCTTTGGGATAGATCCATGGATCTTAGGAACTCGTGCAATAACCTGAGTGATCGGTCTCTTAAGATCTACTTTGTTAGATATTTTGCCCGTAGGATTCTCAAACGACGCAAGGCAAACAGCATAATACGGAGGACCCTCTTGGTCATCTAGAGACATTTCAAAGACTTTATCAACTGCTTGTTGAATCTGAAACATGAAGTTGAACTGATTCTCTACGTCTAGACCTTAGGCCAAACCTCTCAAGAGAGCCTCGGTTAAGCTCAACATTGCTGTCGAGCACCTCTCTCATCGTCTTATAGGCCATCAGTCTTTCTCCTGAATCATATTAAAGATGTCTTCTTTATCTGCGTCGGAGAGGCCTGTGTCCTTGCTTTGGTTCTTTTGTATTAGAGCAGCAATTTTTACAAGCTGCTCATTTGAGCGTTGTAGAGTTTCCACATACTTAGAAGCAGTCAAGCCAACTTCTCGATGACGCGCTTCATCTTTACTAAGATACCTAACAACGTCATCGAGAAGTTCTCTTGTAATCTTGCGGTCGTTCTCAATGTTATCGACTGCTTCTTGCAAGTAATGGTCTAACTTTTTCAAAATCTGCCCTCATCCCATTTAAACTTAAAATGTCTATATTTTTCTCTTAACTTGTTAAGATTATTCACAACTTGCTTGGTGTTTAAACCAGTAAGCTCTCGAATATATAAATAAATAGCTTTTTTGTTAAAAATTAGATTCGGATTATCTCGATCTTTGATCAAAATCTTAATAGCTTTAAGTACTTTCTCTTCATTTGCTTTGAGTTTCATGGTTTCCCAGACCTCTATTTCCTGCCATAGGAGGCCCCAGAACTCTTCTCTCTGTCTTTCTTCGTCGTACTTAATTCTATCACATGCATACTTAAGCTGGTGTTCAGTGGTCAACTCATCTAAATCGACTTCTCGCCTAGACTTGGAACTATTCTTTTTAACCTTGTGAATAAACCAGTTCTTGGTGATGACACTAAAGTAAGAGAAGGCTTTAGATTTCTTCTCGGGACTGTACTTGTGTATGATCGTTGTAAGGTGAACTTTACAGTCTTCTTTGAGATCTTCTATGTTTGGAAGATTAGTGAACTTATAGGTGTATACGATCTTATCAACCATTTCAGAGAATGCTGGCTGTATTAGTGTCCTATAGAGCAACTCTTTTTCTCTTGGATCCGTGGACTCATTATATCTTAATATAGCTTTTTCGTGATCTTCTCCGAAGTATACTCTTTTACTTCTTTTACGTCTCCTCGCTGTCATCAAGTTCGCCCTCCTCTCTTCTTCTGGTGGTTCAGAGAGGAGAAAAATATCTTCATAATTTTCAAGTTCCTCTCTTAGTGCATTTGCATGCTCCAAGAGGTGTGTTAAAGTTGGATCACCATAGAACCTTTCAAGTTCATAAACTTTCTTTAAATGAACCGAAAAGCTTAGGACATCTTCGTAAAGAGCCGCTAAGCCATCGGAAAGGTATAAGAGATTTATTAGAGTATTTCGAGCATACCATAAAAGAAAAATATTTAAGACAACAGATAACAAAAGTGATATTTCAATCATGGTATTCCCTTTTTAACTTATCTTTCTCATCAGAGACTTGTCTCTTTGTATCTTCAATGTATTCCTTCACTAATTTTCCGGCACTGGAAGCTTTTCCTACTGAAAAGTTTAAGGACGGTATCTTCTTAACATTCTTTTCTTGACAGAAAGTACAGCTTTCAATGCTTTCTGTCATCGAGTGACGAACTTCAAACTCTTTGTTGCATGCAAAACACTTATAATTATACTTCGGCATCCTCAAAATCCTCTTTTAGTTTAACTGTTGGAGGATTCATCACCATTAATCCACTTTCGCTTAGCCTGAACTTAAAACCTTTGAGCGTTGGGACAATATCAGATTGCTCTAGGAGAGACCTCTGTAATGCCATCATAAGCGCTCCAACTGCTTGGTTGCTAAGGTGCATATCGTTATCGTTACTCATTATTTTTCTCCTTTGTGACAGCTCCTTCGATGGAGTGCCAGTCATGTTCCTCTCTAACTTCTAAGTTTTTTTCCCATGCAGCTTGTAGCATAGTAGGCTTAATGCCAATTTGTAAAAAGTAATTTATAAAAGCGTTTATATCTTTTGGGAAGCATTTTCCACCAAAACCATGGCTACCATCATGCCCAGGCACCTCTAAGTGAGAGTTACCAATTCGACCATCAGTAGAAAATACTTGATTGATACGGTACCAATCGGCGTCTACCGCTAAGCAAGCTTGCTTCATTTCATTCATAAATGAAATTTTTGTTGCAAAAAAACAATTACACATGTATTTTGAAAATTCTGCGGATATAGAATCGGTTATAATAATATTTTTATAAGGAAATCTAATTCTGTAAAAATCTTCTAGTTTTTTTGCTAATGATTCTTCACCGCCAACAACTATCCTGGGAGCATTGATAAAGTCTAGATGTGCAGATCGCTCGGTTAGAAACTCAGGATTAAAAACAATCTTTAAATTTGGATATTTCATCTCTAATTTTTTTGTTGTCCCCTGGAATCACTGTTGACTTTATCACATAAATCGCTTCGCTGTTGATGGAACTGATCTTTTCGAACACATCTTCAATAATTTTAGTATCAATAATCCCGTTGTTATGAACATTCATTGGAGTCGGTAAACAAACAAACACAAAATCACACTCTTTTGAAACTTTCTCTAGAGTAGAGTTGCTTTTGCTATCTTGTATATCATAAACTAAAATCTCTGATTTTAGTCTGAAGGCTTGTATAAGGGCGGAACCGACAAATCCATTCCCAATGATTCCTACTTTCATATTACACTCCTAACGTACTCTTCCAAATTCTGCTTTGGGGACCATCCTAATAGTTCTTTTGTTTTGGTGTTGTCAGCTAAAGAGATTCTAGCCTCGCCAGGTCTTGCTGGTATGTGTGTTTTTTCGTGATCGTACATATCCGCCAACTCATTAATAGAATAATTTGTCCCTGTCCCAAGGTTAAAAACTTCAGAGTCCCAAGTATCTCTGCCAGCCAATTCTAAACCGTTACATATATCTGCCACATGTGTAAAGTCTCTTCTTTGTTCACCATCGCCGACCACAGTTAAGGGCAGACCAGATTTTTTTTGTTGTTCAAAAATAGCAACAACTGGGGTGTACTGTCCTATCAGGGGATTTCGTGGACCATAAACATTAAAAAATCTCATAATTGATGTACTGATTCCATAAACCTTGGAATACATTTTACACACTTCTTCTCCTTGCCACTTTGCGAATGAGTATGGATTAAGATATACGCCACCGTAGAAAGAACTAGACCCGGCATAAATAACTCTACAATTATTTTTTCTTGCAAACTCACAAACTATAGTTGTTCCAAATGAATTGTTTTTGCAAGTATAAACTGGATCTTCGAAACTTGGCTGGATCCTAGCCTCTGCAGCAAGATGAAAAATTACTTCAATCCCTGTGTTATCTAGAGCACCGTTAGTGAGAACATCTTGGAAATCTGCATGCCAATATTCTACATCGTTACGACAATACTCTCTCTTACCAGAAGTTAAGTTATCAATAACAATCACATCATAGTCTAAACTCTTTAGATGATCTACTAAGTTACTACCAATAAAACCACATCCACCTGTGACTAGTGCCTTGCTATTTGTCATTTTTTAATTTCTCCAAATCTGACTCATACATCATAATAGCTAATTGTTTAAATTTAATCTCCGGGTCCCAAGATAAAATATTTTTTGCTTTAGAGGCATCGCCAAGAAGCAGTGGCACCTCATGAGGCCGGAAAAGACGACTATCCTGCTCAACATGCTTCTTAATATCAAGTCCAGCATGGTTAAATACAACTTCCAAAAGCTCTTGGACAGAGTGTGTTTCACCAGTTGCTATAACGTAGTCATCCGGCTTATCCTGCTGTAACATCAGCCACATCATCTTAACATAGTCACCCGCATAGCCCCAATCGCGTTTTGCATCTAAATTACCCAAGTAAAGCTTATCTTGCAATCCGAGCTTAATTTTTGCAGCTGCCATTGTAATTTTACGAGTAACAAATGTCTCTCCCCTGCGCGGAGATTCATGATTAAAAAGAATACCAGATGATGCATGTAAGCCGTATGACTCTCTATAGTTTCTCACGAGATGGTGAGCATAAACCTTAGCACATGCATACGGAGAAGCTGGCTGAAGTGCCGTATTCTCGTTTTGAGGACTAACAGGGCTATCTCCATACATCTCTGAAGATGACGCTTGGTAAAATCGTGAGTTAGGCACAATGTGTCTCATTGCCTCTAAGATTCTTAATGTTCCCATAACTATAGTATCTGTTGTGCTTTCCGGCACCTCGAAAGATACTCTAACGTGAGACTGCGCGGCAAGGTTGTAGATCTCGTCTGGCTTATACTCAGATAACAATCTCCATATACACCCCGAATCACTCAGTTCAAAATACCTCATGATAAAATTGGGGTGCTCAAAGATGTGGTCTAAACGCTCCGTGCAAATGGTAGAAGTTCTTCTTTTAAGACCAATTACTTTATAGCCCTTATCCAGCAGTAATTCAGATAAGTAAGAGCCGTCTTGACCAGTTACGCCTGTCACTAATGCGGTTTTCACATAACACCCCTTATTAAAGGATAATTATGTTTAACCCATAAACATGTTTTTGTCAATCCTTTTTCTAAAGAAGTGTACCATTTTTTATCCCAGCCCAAATCTAATAGCTTTCGATTAGAGCTAGGCTTTCTGCTCTGGCCAGATGGCATTTGCGTATTCCATTTTACCTTACCGTTATACTCCAAAATAGAACAAATCATTTCTACAACTTGTTTAATAGAATATTCTTCGGTGTTTCCAATATTAATTGGTTCTGGCTCGTCATAGTTTTCTAATAAAAAAATTAATATCTTAACGATGTCTTCAGAATATGTGAACTCTCTTAATGGCGAGCCATCCCCCCAACATTCTATAAATGGGTTGTTATTTATTTTTGCTTCCCATACTTTTCTTATAATCGCTGGTATAACGTGACCATCTTCTAAGTCGAAATTATCATTTTCACCATAAAGGTTATTTGGAATAGCTGTGATGAAGTTGCATCCATGTTGTTGGCGGTACGCACGAGATATAACGTCTACCATTCTTTTTGCGTATGCATAACCAAAGTTAGATGGATGTGGTGGACCGAGATGCAGTTGGTCCTCGGTAAGAGGATAGACTATATAAGGGGCGTCAGGATAAACACAGGTTGAAAGAAGAGATATTACCTTATTTGCTCTTCCGAGATGAGATGCGGATAACACCCTTTCATTTAGTATAGAGTTTTGGCTATAAAAATCTGCTACTTGTTCTGTGTTTGCCTTGACTCCACCAACCTTTGCCGCAAGATGAATTATATTTTTGCCTTCAAACTGTTGCTTGTAAGAAATGTTTTTTAATATAGAGCTTAACTCTTGGCGAGTCGGGTAATCAGCATCTGGTAACAGCTGTTTGAACGCAGAGCCAACCATACCAGAACCGCCTGTTATCATAAGCTTGCTCATATTTCTTTCTCGTATATGTCAATTAAATATTTAGCTCTAATGTCATAGGTGTGCTTTTTAGATAGCTCTAACCCTGCCTTAGAGATAGATGAAATCAGCTTTGGGTTACCTAAAGCAATATCTATTTTTTTATGGATGTCGTCTATACTATCGTAGATTAAGCAATTTTCCATGCTTATAAAACCAAGTTCTTCGTACTGGGGATTGGAGTTTGTCAGCAAAGTAGTCCCGCACCCTATAGTCTCAAAACTTCTATAGTTTATGTCATTAGCTAAATTGATATTAAAATGTATAGCGTATGATGAAACAGCCTGTACCATCTCCTCACCTAAAAGCCATATATCCTGTTTTAGATCATACCTTTCCGTCAGAAGGTCCAATATGCTTTTCCTATTGAGTATCGATCCACAAAAGCCCAAAAAAGTAGCTTTTGCTGCGCAAGGCCGAATCAAATTACTATCGTAACAATTTGGAAACCATATACTATTTTCATCTACAAAATCTTTAGTGGCTTGTAGAATTAAATCATATTTACCATTATTATAAGTGTCTAGAAATGGTTCCATGCCACGGCAATGTGCATCTATGCTCCACAGAAACTTTTTTGGTCGAGTAGTCTCTGAGAGATCGGGAACCCAATTTTGTAAATCATAATTTTCTAAATTAATTATTATATCATATGAATCCCAGTTGGGCGTATTCGCATATGTTTCATGGACCTAGTCCCCACACATCTACGGTGTGCCCCAACTTAGTTAAAGAGCGCTACATACACCAGCATTCACGAAAATTCTTATTTTCACTATGTCTGCCCTCTTCTTGTATTATCAATATCTTTTTATTTTTTTCAAGTAGTACCTCGTTCCTCGCTGGGTGGTTTCCATATACGTGTTTAAATATTTCATACATTTCAGTATAGTATTGGCTAGGGGGTCTTAAAAAATTACATGTTATGTACTCATCATTTCTAAGCTTTTTGTATGTTAATCGCCCACCAGGATCTATCAATCCACTGTTCTCTAATGTTGGCCCCTCTTGGAACTTTAGTGATCTTAGGAAGATCCCATCTATCGATAAAATATCGGATTAGTGATTCATCTGAAAAAACCGACTTGTCTGACGTCACTCTGGCTTTCACGTCCCGTATGTCCATGTCTTGCCAGTGGCCCATCAACTCCTTATAACTTAGATTTTTTGGATTTAAAAATTCTTTAAAAATCAATCCCTCTGCTGTCATAGTACTAATTGGAAACTTGCCGCTATCAGGCGTATTGTGATAGACCTCATGACCAACGCATAAAAGAGTTTGTTCTTTTCTTGAACACAACTTATCTTCAAAAAATGTTCTTTGCAGCGGAATAGTATCTAAATCTTCAATCATGCAAACTTCACTACCAAAGGTCGAAGCTAAAAAGTGCCTAGACAATTTAGATTGATTTGGCACAGGAACACCTGCAATTTTAGGAAAGAGGTATACATCTGCATAACTTTTTGCTCTCTGCACTAAGGAAGAATGTTCTGTATCTGTGACAAATGCTAAAGTCAACCGTGCTTCTGGGAAATACTTCTGCCAAGCCTTGGACACTACAGGCAAATATTCAATAAAATATGATTCATCATCGGCACTAACAATTATCCTATCTAACATTTTACATCCTTTGCAAAAATTCTAATATGCTTATCTTATCGCCACTACACTCTTGAAAACTAACTTTTATATTATTATTATAAAACTTATCTAAATTTAGATAAGTTTTACCACTTGGGCCAGATATATACTCTTTTGCGTTATAAAATCTACATATATCAACCAACCTATCAGTAGATGTAAGTTCTGTTCTAAAATCTTTTACCAATTCAGTTGAAATATTTAGTAAATCTTTTATTTTCAAAATGATGTTGAAATTAGTTTCAGATAGTGATTCAGTTATGCAGCAATCAAAGCTGTCTAGAATTTCCTTATATTCAGGAAGTCGCCTTTTAATTTTTGCCCAGTCTTCCAAATGATTGGAATACTTTTTTTCTATTATTGGTAAAAGATGTTTGCTGGTACTCATAGTATACCATTTGCCACCTAAATTGAATCTATTTTGGTAATTATTTTTTTCAAATTGACAATTTTCTAAAATTACAAACACATCTGCTTGTTCCATCTTGTGGAAAAAGGGATACCAAGGAAAAAAGTTTGGCTGATGAATGGAAACTACTTTACTAGACACCAATAATCTCCCTCTGTAAAAAAGATTGCTTCCCTGTCATTCTCTTTTGCTACGCTTAAAGCTAGATTGTGTTCTAACTTTCTGTAGGTATCGTGAAAAAATAATATACTTTGGCCTCCCGAATACTAAAGTGCTAACGTTACCACTACCCAATTCAACTATAGTATCTCCGTCCTCCAGTAAATCAACTACAAACAGATAGAGTTCTCTCTCTATCCCCGAGCCACCCCACTTAATATTACTTAAGATATCCATTTTCTAAATCCTTCTAAAGTAAATTCCCTTGCGTGTAGATACCACAAGTCATGATTTGTATCATATTCGTTGTACTCACAACAAAGCCACCCATCTTCAAATTTAACCAAACTTAAATTAAATTCTTCGCAGATTTGTTCTGTATCCGTATTCCATTTATTAAATGGCGGCACAAATGTAGAAGACTTAGCAAGGCTACAGCTGGATATAATACTCATCTCTTGTACTTCCTTACTCAAAAGCCTGTGATCTACATGAAACAATCCATGTCCAGCTGTTTCAACCCACTCTGGGACCGGTGGAACCCCACAAGCATTCGCCTTATAAAACACTCTATGATCACTATAGGCGTTTAAAATTTTGGGAAAGATTCTTTCAGCGTTTTTCCCTTCTTCATTAGAAACATCATGAACCATTGGAGAGATACAAAATATAATTCTTGCACATGGGAATTTGCTTCTTACAATACGTGCAATTTCTATGGTCTTTTCTAAATTTTCATTTATATTAATATCATCAAATCTAAAAGTTTTCATCTATATCATCCTTGCATGTTCAGGTACAGACATTGTATCGTCTGCTTCGAAAGCCTGTCCAACAAAACGATTCGGCTCTCTTTCCAGGGGCCATGGATGCTTCTCAAAAAAATCATCATGTGAAATGTAGCTTCTGTTTACAAGTGGCCATATCTTTTCTCTTAAAAAGTTTTGATCAACTTGCCAAAAGTTGCCTTTTTTATAGGCTTGGATCATTTGGGCCATTTCAGAAAGAAAAGGATTCTTGACCCCCCACATGCCTCCTAATATTTCAGTAGCATGGTAAGGGTGATCTCTCATTATATGAAAAGCTTTATCAGTGGCTAACCACTCTGATACTGCGGCTGCTTCTCTAGCGTTTAATCTGGAATCAGTATCTCTGGATATCATAACGTCCACAGAGGGATCCGATGCATCTTCAAACCTCCAAAACATACCCGTCCAGTCACCTTCTGTTTCTCGGATCACAACCTCAGTGTTTTCCATCTTCTGCAAGAGCTTCTACATACTGCGTAGGAACTGACTTACCCACATGAAATCTGCAGACCCAGTCGGGATAATGAACTGGAGCGATCTCTGCATTCCGAACAGCTCCCACGCAGTATTTTGGGTTATCTCCCCAAAGGCTAAAAGATATAACTTTCTTCATTTGCTAAAATACTCGCTGTAAGCCTCAGTGACTTTTGGCCCGTAGACGTCCGTGTACTCCCAAAACACTTTCTGTTCTTCTTTAAATCTATCGACTTGATGTTCTTTTGAGGTAGAGAGCCCTTCTGGATTCATATAGTAAATCCCGTACACTCCTTCTATCATTTGGAATGAACAACCATTACGGACAGCCCTCAGCCACATTTCCCAATCACCAGCATACTTATAAGAAGTATCAAATAGTCCTGCCTTGCCATGAATAGACCGTCTCCATACAGGCTGGCAACCAGGCAAACACTTGATCATTGCTTCTTTTGTAAACGGATAAGTAGGGTAAACTTGATAGCCAGAAGAATTACGATAGAAATTTTCATGACTTTGGTTAGTCACAAAGGAGTATGAGTAAACAAGATCTACGCCTGGATTGGTATCGAGGAGTTCTACGAATTTCTCTATCTGGTTGTAGGCCCTTTTATCATCTAAGTTGGCATTTGTTATGTATTCACCTTGACTATGTTGGATTCCATAATTCCAGCATCCGTAGATGCCAGGATCTTTGTCTAGTCTAAAGTATTTAATGTTATTGTAGATAAGACTATATTCTTCAATTATTTCTTTTTCATTCCCAGGAGAAGCGCCATCAACTATTATCAATTCGCACTTAGAAAAATAGGTTTGCTTAACAATATCTTCAATAAACTCTTGAATATGTTCATCGCCATCGTAGAGGGATGTAATAATCGAAACTCTTGGCTTATCCACCTAACACGCTCAAAATAATATTTTTTATTTCTTGACGCTTATAGCGCATAGCCTCAATTAAGTCAAGTCCTTTTTTACGAAACCAAGGCTCATGGATAGCTCCAATGTTTTTAGTAGTCTTAGTAGACATCCCCATCATACGAGCCTCCACCACAATGCGTGAGAGAGTCTCTGGCGTCTTCGGAAAGAAAACTAATGTGTCATACTGCCCAAGGTCTCTCAAGAACTCAGACGGCCTCTGAGGCTTTATGAGAGCATGTTCCAGACCAAGAGTCTGGCAATACATTAAAGCTTCCTGAGTTCCCTTGTGCCAATTAGAAGATTCCATAATAGCATGGATTTTCTTCTTAGAAGAAGAGCAAACCTCTTCCAATAATGAAAGATGAGAATCGGACCACAAATTGCCACCCAAACTTTTTATATTCGGCAATTCTAGATTACTTATTGCTATGTTGGCATGAAACTGCGACTGACACAGCACTGCTCGTGCTTCGCTATAAAACTCTCGATTTATAATCTTTTCTTTTGGAGCTTTATAGTTCCTATAGAACGCAGGATTCCTGCTTGAAAGGTACTTGTGGTCGTGTTCATATATAACATACGGTTTTGCTCGCAAGAGAGTCCTAAGTTGTGGATGAAAATTAATAAAATTAGCTACTATCACATTGCTTGAATTTAATATGTCACAAGCTTTAACTTCGTGACTCTTTTTGCAGCAGACTTTATAGCCATCGTGGATCAAGTCTTCAATCAAAACTTGATTGTTTAGCTCTCCCCCTCCAGCGACCTGGTCAGGGAAAAAGTCTGCTATAAAAAGTATATCATTCATTTACAACTACACTTGTGTTCAGCTCTTGAAGCCAAGAGTCAACGTCAATGTCGTCTCCGTAGACAGCATCTGCGAATAGCTTATGTTGCTTCTCAGAGGAAAAGTTTTCTAAAACCCATTTACGAAGTGTTTTCGCCTTCTTTTTCCACTTGTCCCAGTTTTTACGAACTTGTCTTAGACGCATTTTGTAGTGCCCCTCATGAGTATAACACCACATGCTGTCTTTTTGCACGACACCATCCCAAACAGCTTGAGGCTGTACTGGGGCTATGTCATAGTCTACATCCGCAAAGAAAGCCTTTTTGTTGCCGTTCTCGTAACTGATATACAGGAAGTCACAATGGCCAGACCAAGCTGGAGCTATGACAGGCAAGCCGTGGCAAGCAGCATCAAATAGCGGTAACCCAAAACCTTCTCCGTGAGTCAAGGTTACCAGTGCTTTAATTTTCTTATTTTGGTACAGAGACTGCATCTGCCCTTCGGACAAATCTCCGTGGAGAAGATAAATTTTGCACTTATGTTCTTCTGGTAAGACAGAAGTGATTAGATTCTTCAGCATTTTGGTTACGTGATGACGATCCATAATTGAATTATTTTTAGTAGATGTCTTGATAACCAAGCCTACTTTCTCATCATAATTTTCCTCGATCCACCACTTAATAGCGTTTTCCATATTTTTTCTAGGCCCCCACTGAGAGACCATTAAATAATTGAAATCATATTCTAAGTCTAAAGGAAGCGGGTCAGACTCAAACTCTTTTACGGGATAATGTACAATCTCAACTGGTACCTCGTTCTGGAGTTTCATAGGCTGTTGAGTATTCTTGTTAATTCCTTCATACATTGTAGACTCGTGAACAGTCTTAGCATGCCTAGAGATGGTGATGATTTTATCCATCTGGTTGCCTTTCTCTAGCCACACTGGTGCCACCTTGGTCGTCTCTATTCCTGCTGTCACTCCAACATTGTAAGGAGCTAGTTTCTCCCACTCATTTGGAATAGAAACTTGAACGGACATATCAAAACGACCACCGGATTCTACGTGGTTATGTGTTTTAAGAATCAAAGAATCAATCCAGTCTCTTTCCTCGGTTTCTTCGGAAAGCCAACCTGTTTGTCCCCAGTTTAACGCAATCAAGTAAATGTCAAACTTATCTGGGTAGGCTCTAAGAGAGCGCAACAAGAATCGTGTGTGCTCTCCATATCCAGATTGTGTGAGCGCCGGTCCCCTTACTAATACTTTCTTTCTCATGTTAGTTCCTTTAACTCCCATGGGACATAATCACTTCTAGAGTCCCAAGATCCATATTCCTCAACAATGTTAGTCATTATGTCTACCCAGCCTTGGCAATATTTCTCAAAGCTATAGTTTTTCTCCACATGCTTTCTGCCTCTCAAGCCGAGCTGTCTCCTCTCTGCTCTTGTCATTTCATAAATACGGTCCAGGGCTTTGTGGAAGTCTCTCTTACTGATCCTGTCCTCGTAGATATATGGCACCTGCTGTGAGCCGATCAAAGCCTTAGAAGCTGGCTCTATGCCTACGCCAAACCACTCCTTGCCGTCTGTGACTTGCTCTTTCAGGCCACCAGTCATGTTAACTATAATAGGTGTACCGCACGAGAGTGATTCAAGTGTAGCAAGACCAAACCCTTCCGCATCAGAAATATTGATTGTACAATCAGCCATGTTGTACATATCGGCTAAAGTTTTTGGCGGGACCTTATTAGAAGAAATCATTATCGTACCGTCTGGTCCAAGATGTTCAATAATGTGCTGCAACGGTTGTCCGTGAGGGTCATTAGGATCTGTATGCATTACAAGACGTACTTTATCCCTACCGACTCGTGTAGCCCATTCATCAAACCAGAACACCAAAGAGCCGCTCTGCTTTCTTCTAGCATTTCTATTGTTCCAGAAAAACACAACACGGTCTTCTTCATCATTTGGAAAACTAGCTTTCCTTATGTTCTCAATCTGCTCTGGTGTGTAGGGCACAAACACTTTAGAATCTACGGCATGAGGATGGTAAATATTTTTTACCTCTGGTGCTGACTCAGACACAATCTCATGAGTTACCTTTGAGATAGATACAATCACGTCAGTTGAAAGGTAGAATGGTCTATTGTAAAGCGGAGCTGGGTGGTTGTCCCAAACATGGTAATAAACCATAGGTACATTCGGTCTAACCTCATTCTCCATAAACCACAGCCATTCATAGAAACGAGGGTCAGTCATAAACCACAAAATGTCTGGTTTTTCATTTCGTATGATCGAGCGAATCTTTTGTTGATCACCATATCCGTCTACCGGTATCACCATCCAGTCATCTTCGTATGGTGCTATCTTTTGGATTCTGTAATCGTCATGCTTAATGGCCCCACCGAGACAGACGAATTGGAATTTTCCTGTCTTCAGTAGGGCTTCTATGAAATATTTTGTTTGAGTGCCAACGCCAGAAGGTGACATCGGGTGATCTGACAATGTCAGAATCTTAATCTTTTTATCCATCTAATCCTCAAGAACAATGCTCAGTCTCATGAAAAGGGCAATATTTGCAAGATAATCTATTTTTGATATATCTTTTATTTTGAATATTATAAAGTGCTTTGTCTAAAAAGTCAAGAGAATTTTTTGTTTTTCTTTCGCCACTGGTGACCCTAAATATTTCTACACGGTTCTTCTTTGTGGTTCGCTTCAAAAGACCAAAGTGAGTAGAGATAGCTCTTGGGTTTATATTAAGTTTTTGAGCATAGTAATGTTTGTAGAGGACTAGCTGTCTAGTATAGAGGATATCATTTTTCTTTCTTGCGTTCCATCCCCATGAACATGTTTTCCAGTCAATAATGTGGTAGTGTCCATTTCCATCAAGAATGATAAGATCGATATATCCCTTAAAGTTGTAATCTTCCCGAATCGACTCCATCAAGGACTCTTCAGTGGCAACAACAGACCAGCCACCTTTATCAGAGAAGTATTCGTCTAATCCGGGCCTCACTAGCTCGAACAAACCCTCAACCTGCTTTCTCATTTGTCCTGCAAGCTCCGTATCTTCTTCGATGCCAATTAATTTTAGCTCCTCAGTAAATTTCTGATGGAAGTATGGGTAGGGCTCGGACAACTTACCTAACAGCATATTTTCTACTGTCTCATGAACAGCTGTACCAAATGATGTATGCTCGCTTCCTTGTGTGGCTTCAACACGGTCTACATAAAGAAGCTTGTGTCTCCAAGGACATTCTGACCAGTTTCTTAGTTCAGAGTAAGATATATGTGGCAAATCACACCTCTTCTAAGCAAATAAGAGCAACTTTATCATACGCAGCTGGGCTTAGCTGCTTTAGGTAAGCTTGATCGCCAAGCAGAAACTCTTCAAACGCAGTAGCAAAATACTCTCTTACTCCTGTGGAGGCATAAGGCCTAATAAACAGTCCACTGCAAAATGTGTGGAGTCTTTCTTCCCCGACATCATTGTAAAGATAATCATCGAACTCTTTAGAGTATTCAAGCTCTGAGAACTTAGGATAATCTGCGTCGCTTACAAAGCCATACTCTCTCATGGTGTCTCTTAGCCTTGCACGCTTGCCCAAAAACTCTCTCTGAACTAGGCTGTCCGAGTATATCTCTTGAGCATACCTATCTTCCGCTGCGTGGGCAATTTCATGAATCATGTCATCAACCATGTCGTCTATATCATCTTGATCATTGGTGATGTAGATAGTACCATCTTTGTACATGGCATTAATATCTTTTAGATCAAACTCTTTAAAATGACCAATATAAAAGCAATCAATCTCCTCAATAACATGGAAAGGAACCTTAGCTTCAACTCTCGAAAGCACTTCTTGAATATCTACGTGTTCGGGTAGAGCATCTTTAACAATGACATCTTTGTAGCCAAAGAGTTTAAGATTATTTTTAGCTTCCTTGATGAAGGCTCGGATTCCGTCAGACATCATTCTTCTCCGAAGTTGTCCATATCCTGGAGGCCTTGCTCGTAACCTCTAATCCAGTTCTCTTCAGCAAGTACATAAACCAACTCAGGAAATTCCTTAATTAGAGAATCCAGTATCATATCAATGGTCACTTGACCATTCTCTGGATCATTCTGAGTCCCCACGTATTCAACAATCATATTCTTAAGCGGGCTCTCTACATCGTTTGGAATTTTCTTAATATCATCATCTTTATTCCATTGTACTTCTAAACTCATCGTAACTCCCTAAAGATATTATAAGTTAAATATATTTTTTGTCAACAGACTAAAGTACTTTAGCCGCTAACGACGCTACATCAGATCTCTCTCCCTTGCGGAGAGTCACATGACCAGCGATTGCATATTCCTTAAACCTTTCGACAGCATGAGTCAAACCAGAAGAACGCTCATTGACATAAATATTGTCGATTTGTTCGATGTCGCCGGTCAAAACAATCTTAGTCCCCTCTCCTACACGAGTCAGAATGGTCTTAATTTCGTGATGGGTAAGGTTCTGTGCCTCATCGATAACAATAAAAGCATTAGCAATCGAACGACCACGAATGTAGGTAAGGGCCTCCATCTCGATAACTCCTTTGTCCATATACTGTTGGAGTGTTGTTTGATCGTTGCCTGTTAGAAACTTCAAGTTGTCTTGGACTGGTGCGAGCCACGGAGCCATCTTTTCTTCCATGGTACCCGGTAAAAATCCAATATCTTTGCCCATAGGCATTACAGGGCGTGAGATAACAAGCTTTTTATACAAGCCATCTTTCTGTCGGAACCCTTTTGCTAGGTCTGCGATATTTGGATTTGATACCACTTGTTGTAGGCCTGCAGCAACAGAGATCAAAGTCTTACCAGACCCAGCCTTCCCTACAAGGGAAACAATCTGAACTGATGGGTCCATTAAAAGATCGAGAGCAAATGTTTGTTCTTTGTTTCTAGAATGAACACCCCAGAGGCCAGTCTTATACTCGTTAAGGCGATGCAAAGGAGTGAATGGGTTTACAAATTTACCTATAGCAGACTTCTTCTCGTTTTGGTTCGAAACCATCATAACGAATTCATTTGGATAAAATGTCTTTGTAAGCTCTTCTTCTAGGTACACTTCCTCACCAGAGTAGAAATGATCGATCAGTTTTTCGTCAACGGAAACACTTCGGAATCCTTTATATAGATCACCCTCTTCTTTAATAATTTGATTTTCAGTGTAGTCTTCGCTGAGGATCCCAACGGCGTCAGAGATAACACGGAGATTAATATCGCGAGAAACAAGAATGGTCTTTCTGTTTCCATTATCTTTGTCTGCAGAAATGGCCGATGACAATATCTTATGGTCTGGGACACCGGGGTCTAGGTCAGCGGGCAGATCTGAGAGACTGTCAGGAAGAACTTTTAATATTCCCTTGCCTTTACCTAAGCGAACGCCTTTTTGGAGACTTCCTTTGCTCCTAAGCTCATCAAAGTACCGGATAATGTTTCTAGCGTTTACGCCAACGCCATCTTGCCTCTTTTTGTGCTTATCAATCTCCTCTAAGACTTTCAGAGGAATGATGATATCATTGTTAGAATAGTTATAAATGCTATTTGCATCAGACAGACATACACTGGTATCCAGTACATAAGTTTTTTTAGCCATATAAAAACCCCTTCTGATTTAAATAGTTCACAGCAAATGATATCAGCTAGGTTTCGACCTCAATTTGTTTTTATTCTTTTGACTAACTCAGAAGAAGCAGCTGCCTTGTCTTCGCCACCTACTCCCCAGAGCATCTGCACGCCAAGCTCCTCGCAGACGTCTTGTTCGGGAGTATTTTCTTTGCCACGATCTCCGCCATTGGCAAAGTATGTGGGACGATGTTCCCTGATTGCAGCACAGACTGTGCCGTCGCTATCGTCTACCGCTGTAACCTTGACAACACCTTTGATGGCCATAAGAACCTCGGCGCGATGCTCAAAGTCCATGAACACATATCCTTTCTTACGCATCAGCCAATCATCAGAGTTTGCTACAGCAATGACCTCTCCATGCTTTGCTGCCTCTTGGATAAGACGAATATGGCCTTTGTGGATGGGATCGAACCCACCCGACACCATCACTGTCTCACTTACCAAGCTCTTTTTCATTTAATCCCTCTCTTACACACTTTTCAATTACATCAATGTTACGTACATCCAGACCAAGCGCACCATATAAAAGAGCACTAATCAACGTACCAACGGTAGTACCAATAATGGTTCCAGTCAATAGCCCAAATTGAAATTTTAAGAATCTTTTCACAACATCGGCCCCCCCTAATTATAAAATTCATTTATTAATCTATTTGTATAATGATTTTGTTCTATAGCTGTTTTCTTTCTATGACAGTTGGCACATCTTACTTCACATTTATTGGCTTCTTCAAGAATTGAGTCCCAAGAGTATTCTTTTCTCAGTAAAGTACTTACATTGTGTTTTTTATTACTGATATGGTCAAAATCAAGAACTCTAGGATCTGTTTCCCCGCAGTCAACACAGGGGTTCTGAACATAGAATTCCATCATCTTTCTCTTTATGTTTTCCCTTCTTTCAACTCTTTTTGACATTGAGTAAGACCCCTTTTTCAAAGGCTTACCTTTATCTTTTTTACCTGTCAAGTAAATCACCTCCCTATAATAATTAGTCTATTCCTACTCAGAGTGTGACTCTTATTCTTCAAAATAGGAGTTTACGTCATACTGCTTCATCAAAATGTGGTACCGGTCTTTCTTTAAACCGAGAAAAGACATGGCTTCTGTGCCTGTTCTAGTTGCCGATACAGCATATTTTAAAGCAGCTTCTTGAATTATCTTTGGTAAACTCTCCCATATTTGGAATCCGTAAAGTTTACCTGAGACTGCTTGTGTTGACAATTCAAGTTTAAGTGCTATTAGTTCTTCTAGTGATAAATTAGAGACTGTTATCTCAAACTCTCTATTTATCTTCTTTTCTTTTTTTAATTTATTTATTATACTATAGTATGTATTTTTACCTTTTCTATTGACACCTTTTTTCCATGCCATTACAGCCCAGCTTCTTCAGGAGGTATTAATTCTTTATCATCATCACCTGCCATCTTACTGATGTACTCGTCTTCTGCTGGAGTCTCTGGTTCCTCTGGGGCGACACTTAGATCTTCTTCAAAGGTATCGAAGTAAAGTTTCATATTTAAGAGTAGGTAGTCTCTAAATATCTCTCTCTCAGTTTCACTCCTTCCTTCTACATTAGCATCAGGGTCTAGTTTAGAATATTCGTTCTCAATCTGGTTTTGAATTCTCTTAAATGTTTCGAAGGCAGAGTTTCTGCCTGTCTTATCTAGATCCATGGTTTCTAGACCAGACGCAAACTCTTCTTCTGGATCTTTGCTCTTGTCTTCTTTGGAATCTTTTTCTCCGTCGTAGATATCTATAAAACCTTCAGGAGTATCGTCACCCTCCTCATCAGCCACTTTAACCTTAAGCTCATCTAACTCACCTTCTAGAGATTCAGGATTGGCGTCCAGGCTGTTAAGTAGGTTCTCAGTAGCATTTAGGATGTGCTTTCTAAAAGAGGCTCTTTGTTTCTTGGACGATGTCAGTTCTTTGTAGCTCTCCTCAACAGAAGGAATGATATTCTTCAACAGGTTCTTTAAAAAGTTAATAGCTGTGATATCTGAAGGGGCGTCTGGGGATCCCCCGGTTGCCTCTGCTTCTTTCAGCATCCCTTGGACAGTCTCTCTCAGAATAGAAATTTTGTCATTGACAGATTCAACTTCTTGGTATACTTCATTAATGCAATGTCTGATAAAAGACTTAAAAACATTCTGGTCTTCCTTTAATAAAGAAGATCTTTCTGCTTCGCTTTCATTTAATAGAACTTCTATAATTTTTTTAAGTCCACGAATGTTAGTCATCTTTTTCATCCTTTATACCGAGTGGAGCCGCAGCACCTTCAACACTGCCACCTGCCATAGTTGATATTTCTTCTAAGACTTGAAGTTTTTCTTCGAGCAAGTTTACACGCTCTTGTAATTTTCGAAAGGAGCTAATAACTTCTCTCAAATGAGCCTGAGCAACCAAAATTCTATTCTTATCTGTCCTGCTTCTAGGGCGAACATTCTCCAGCACTTCTTTTATTGCTTGCAAGAGGGCATTAGGGTCAGCAGACCCTTTCTTTCCTTCTTGAAGTATAAAATTTCTAGTTAATGAGTTTAAGTCAACTTTCATTCTTAGAACCTCTAACTAATTAGTTACTTTTTATCTTTACTGCCCAAAGTCACAGAATAAGACGTTGTTCTTCCTCTTAAGTGTCTTGGGCCTTTGACTCCAAGTGAAAAAGGAACTTGCTCAACATTTCTGATAAATTGTTTGTCTAAATTATTAGATCCAAACGTAGAAATAGTATAATCATCTGATACATCGTAAGATGCTTCCCCATGTTCTAGGCTGTAAGATATTAATGGCCTATTAGCTACGCTTGTTGCTGTCGCAGGGTAAAATCCTGTTGTTCTGGAAAAGCCGACTGACGGTTCTACATTGAGAAAATCATGATCATGGCCAATAACTGCGATTTTGATGCTATCAAAGTTTAACATTTCTGTTAAAGCAGCGTCATTTAAAGCAATTTCATTGTAACCACTAGTGTTCCAAGTTGCTGAATACTCACTTGAGAATGGTGTTGTAAAATCAATCTGATCAAAGTCAGCAGCAGCAAAGTTTGTACTAGCGTCTCCCGTAGCTGCTTGATTAACTTTTACGGCAATAATATTTGAACCTGCATTGGTGAGGCCATATATTTTTAAAGTTGCGGAAGCAGGTTTAAAAGAAATACCGCTTGTATCTACCGCTAAAAAATAACGACGAACTGTGTAAGCTCCTGAGTTGTTCTGCACCCTTATGCCAGTGGCATAAGAAGTGGCAGTCGTATCAATAGCCTCAGCAGTAGAGGCATCTCTAGCATCAGACCACGAAGATTCGTTGTTCATTCTCAGGTTTGCATCACCTGTATGTGCGTAGATATCTGGCATCTATGTTTCCTTGCTTACTCTGGGATGTCTTTTTTGATTGTCACTGGATGCATCTTGCCGGAACCTTTAGGAAATTCAAATTCCTTTTCTCCAGCATCTCTAGCGGCGTCCGCTGCCAGGACAAAAGCATTTTCTTCTAGTTCTTGATCCCTGTTGCCAGAGCCACAGTGCATTTCTTCTAAATCTTCATCTCTTTTACCAGAACCGCAGTGCATTTCTTCCAACTCATTTTCTTCTAGGTACTGCTGGTGAGACATGCCGGGATGTACCTCTTCACAGACACCTTCTGACATTGAGTAGCCGAATCTTTCCATAAGGAGCCTATTAAGCTCTTTGTCTTTCCAGTTCTTTGTATTCATTTTGTAACTCCTAAGTTAAATTTTTCTAAAAGTAGTCTATTAAGTTCTTTATTCTTCCACTCATTGAGCGGAGAACTCATTTCATTAAAAGTCTTATCAACATACGCATATGCAACATCTCGTGGTAAATGAATTCCATCTCCCTTTGATGTGTAACTTGTAAAATAATCGTAAGGATCGATAAATTTAAAACCTGCGTCCTCTACAATTTGTTTTATTCTAGAGTTGTTTGCTTTTCTGCTTCTGAAAAGTGATTCGTACCTATCGCCCTTCGTATAGAATCGATCTTTTACTGGAGGAGGGGCACCAGACCAAATGACGCTGGCGTTAGGGGCCTGATCTTTAATCATTCTCAACAAGCCCTCAGCATCTCCGACACCATTTCCTCCAAGAGAAATTATTATTCTTGATGGTTTTAATTTTAATGCATCTAACAATCTTCTGCTGCGTACCCAATTAGAAGCAGTTGTTCCTTGCTTAGCTATTAGGGCACCACTTCCATGCCTAGCAACAAGAGCTTTTCCAAAATTTCCTTGCATTTGGCTGTCGCCTAGGTATATTATACCGCCTTTTGACATTTTTCTTGAAGGCTTGACTCTTACTCTCTTAAGAGTTGGATCTAGGCCAAAAGCACCCGAAGCTCTGAGGCTTTCGTAATGTCCTTTTCTTAATTTTATAGCTCGCGCCTGCTCAGCGGGCCTGATTACATTCTTTACTAGCCAACTAATATAAAAATAAACATTTTTATCTTTTGGAAGACCCCTAGAGGCAAGATAATTTGTCATGTAATCAATTTGATTATCGTAATCTGTGATTGTATCATATATTTGCTGATCGGTGCTATTTGCATGACTCAAGCCTTTGGCTCTCATGAAATCTAGACCTAGACCACCACAGACATTAAACTGCCACAAGCCAAGAGAACAAGCAGGGCCATCACCAGCGATTGGTATGTTCTTGTCAGCGTGCTTGACACTTGCATAGTCTCCATGGTCACCGGCAATACCAATAACAAAGTTTGATTCCCCTTTGGCATTTGCAACTAGAGCCTTAGAAACCTCTTGAGAAGTTTTAGGACTGAGCCCCTTTGCTTGTAAGCTTGATACTAGATTGTTGAAGAGAGTTTTTGGATCAACTCTCTCTTTTCTTTCAACTACATCTCCTGTGTATCCCATGCCGGGTGAAGCTGATCCACCAAAGAGAGATTCAGCTTCTTCTTCAGCTTTCTTTAGATCTCCCTTTTGAACAAGTAGGTCGTATGTCTGCTGATCAACGGTACCAGTTGCGTCTAGCTGGTTTTTCTTCTGAAATTTCTTGACAGCTGCTTGAGTTTCGCCTCTAAAGATTCCATCAATTCCAAATCTTGGTAGTGCGGAAGAATCACTTTGAACTAACAAAGATTGGACGATTGCTACATCTCTATTCCTTGTAGAGTAAGAACCCATACCACGAGATATAGATACAGCCTCCAGCATAGAAACAATATTATTTTTTGATTCATTTAGCTTAAGGTCAACTCTAATACTTCCACCTTTTACACCATCTTCCCAATCACGCATACATAGGTTGCCTTCTTTGTATGCCTCCTCCTCCATAGCCCTCAAGTGACTATCGTTCTGAGCATAGCCTACAGACGTCTGTGGGAGCTTTGCAAACTCACCCCTACAGTTTTGTGCATGATGGACTAACTCGTGCGAGAGGGACCTTAGAACGTCTTTGGGATGCCTTCCTGTGACGTATATGGTAACAGTCATCGCCGTTGGATCATAATGAGCAGTTTTTCCTAAAAGCCTTTTTGCATTTGCATCGTCTGATTGAAAATAGATTGTGGGCGGTTTATCAAATCCCATTCTATTTTTTGCAAAAGGCAGAAAACTCTTTAATAGTTCATGTAAAGAAGTAAGATCTTCTTGGCACTTCTTGATTACTTTAAATTTCATGTTGCGGGTACCTCAACACTATAAATAGTATGTACTACTTAGCTTTTGAAACTAATTTTAGCTCTAATACAAGTATTTCGTAATGCAGCATGTCTTTGAAAGAAGCTATTTTTGCTTTTTTTATTTGACGACCGCCCATTTTAATTGTATAGATTTCATACACCATCCCAACGTTGACATCTTTTCCAAGATTCTTCCAAGACACGATGTCACCGCACTCAAATCTACCGGAGAATCCATCTCCAAAAGAGTTGCTGGGATTGAGGCTCATTTTCTCTTCAGGTAGTATTTCTTTCTTTTCTCAACAGAGACTATAGGTTCTCTTTTCTGGGATTCGGGGTCATTGAGTCCGGCTCTTCTCTCAATTGCAGACTTAAGTGTGTCAATCTTGTTAAGCAAAGCGGGAATAGATACAAATAAAAGTTCTTGTGCATCCACATCCTCAATCTCCGCTACGTCATCATTTACACTTTGTAGGATAATATCAAGCCCACCCGAAACAGAGCGAATGTGCTGAGCAAATGGACCGACTGTCTGGTGTGATACGCTACCGGCAGTGGGAAGGGATGGTCCTACTAGAGCAAAATACTCTTTGATAACCTCTTCCACGATTGTCTTAATCTTTGAATCGTTCATTGATCTAGTATCCTCTGTAACAATTCTGAGGAGATTGGAGAAGATTCTTCAAACAGGCTTGTCTGCTGAGCTTCTTCATTGCCCCTTTGTGGCCCTTCCTCAGCCTGATTATCATCAGTATCTTCTTCCTTATCCTCCAACTCGTCAGTAACCTCTTTTTCCTTTTTCACTGGTTCTTGTCCGAAGAGACCTAGTTGACCTTCAGGTTCTGCTTTTTTCTTTTTCTTAGCCACTTTCGTTTTTACAGGCTCTACTTCTTTGGGATCTGCAGGTACAAAAATGTCTGGAGGTGGTTCATCACTTGCAGTTCGTAGTTTGGTTTTTATAGCCTCTATATCATCTGGCTTGTTGGAATCTGACCCGAGGATCTTTTCTACCGCATTATCGATCCCATCTTCATCTCCATCTAATTCTTTCTCAGCGGCACTGAAATTGTCCTTGCTAACATTCATAAGAGAATCATAAATAGAACCTCTAACCGCTTCCTTAAATGAGTCACTGTCAATAGCAGATTGAATAGCGTCTAATAAAGCGCCTCCAATATGAGTCTTTTCATTTAAGCCAAAAATATCTGTAAAATCATTTTGTAGAATTTGTAGTGTGAGCAACGTCGAATACTCGGCAAAATCTTTTCTTGCTTTTGCCTCACCGTTGAATAGTTTTTGTAGCTCTACTTTGTCAATATCTGCGATATATGCCATAAATGGGGCGTAAAGTTTACTACTAGTTGGAACTCCCATATAGCTTAGGTATCTGCCTGCAAAGAACCTCTGAACTGTCTCGCTACGACCAATTAAAGAAGCAATTGCATCCATTACGCCTTCGTCCAGAATATTAAGATCTTTTGTCTCCGAGAAGGACTCTCTGCTTTCCAGATATCCTTTCCTTTCTGTAAGGACTTGTTTGCGTAAGTAATCTTCAAATTGTTTTATATTCATTTTTTCCCCTCGTAGTAGGAGGAGACTTCTTCTCTAACAATATTGGAGATATCTTTCTTTGTTATCTTAGCTTTAATATTTGGATCTCTTTCCTTTAAAGCCTGAAAAATATACTTTTTTACCAAATCTTTAGAAAACTTAACCATGTTACCACCCTACAAAGATACATACTAATTAGTACTAGAATTTGCATTTATGCAGATTAGTTTGTTTAAGGAAGCTGTTGCTTAAATCTTACCTTTCTCTTCCATATCAAGAGCGATTGCAACAGCTTGCTTGTGAGGAGTTCCCTTATCGACCAGCTTACTGATTTCTTTAGAGACAGGATCGTCTTTCTCTTCTAGAGGTAGTTTAAGCTGCTTTTCTGAAGGGTAAACAAGATAATCTCTCATCTTGCTAAGGTAGTTTGAAGCGAGCGTAGCTTTACTCATCCACCAAGAGGGAAGATCTCCTTCGTGTGGCATTCTAGAAAGCACCTCTAGAAGGTCCTGAGCGTTCTCACAGGCAACCTTAAGTTTGCGCATCGCAGAGGCAACATCAGTGTGTCCGTCTTCCTGAAGGGTCATTGAACCCTCGTTGTCGTCGTCAGAATCTAGTATGCCTTCCATTTCTTCTTTTTCTGCGTCACTCATAGACGCTAACTTGTCTGCTACTGGGTCAGAGATTTCTGTGACATGACTTCTCCAGTTTTCAAACAAAAGTTTACTATTCTTAAATGAACTAAAACCACTCATGCTAATAACTCCTAAAATATGTAGTAATTAGCCTTGAGTATTAGTAATTCCCATAGCATCTGTTAAAGTATACAAAGAGGTGTTCATTTTTGCGCCAACATCTATGTATAAAGAAGCAACAATAGCAAGTAGCAAACAAACGATAAGTCCGTACTCTACTGCAACATTACCTTTTTGCCCTGATATAAAAGTCATTGTATAGACCCTCCACATTGGACTATACATAGACCCATAATTCATAAAAAGCATTTATTTATTGTTGCACCGGTACGGTTAGGGTAGCTTGGGATGCTGACCGAAATCGTGCCTTGCTGGGACCGTGGACATATTGTACTTTCTTTTGCCTTTTTCGATGCTATATACACATTTAAGTCCATCTGGTGGCGGGTATGTGCCCGTCTCAATTCCAAATACATGCTTTCCTATTTCTATCATGGGTACCCAGCATATATTCTTGTCATAGTCAGCCCACCATTTTCTTTTGCCATAGTAGAGTTCTGTGGTTAGGTAATGAGTCGATCCTCCTGTAATATCTTTTCCAGGATTACTTACAATTTCAAGACTCTCTGCATATTTCTTTTTTGGTATATCGCCCGATTGTGCTTCTTTGTATATATCAGCAAAAGTATTATCATTTAAAATTGAAAATTGACCCGGCTCTTGCATAACCTCTAGTACAGACTTGCCCTCGTGTTTAGCCCTATTCATAGCAACATGCAAAACAGCTCGCTTTCCAGCGTTCGACTCTCCACGAGCTTCTCCAAATATAACAAGTGCTATCTTTTCCTTATCTGTAAAAGATTTTTGTTCAGTAAGGAAGTTGTTCCAATTTTCTAGAAGTGATTTCATGGGCTTTTCTCCACTTCTATAAGTAGTCTGCCGTTACCCTTTATTACTCGATGAAAATGGTAGGCAGGTATATAGTAAGTAGAGCCGTTTTCTAACAAGACAGGAAGTTCATTATCCATTTGTAACTTCCATCCGTTAGCTTCAATAATCTTGACCTTTCTGTCTTCTTTGTCTTGATGCCAAATCAATTCCTCAGAGTCTACATCTTCTCTAAACTCTCGGAGGAATAGTTTATTTCCGACCTTCTTTTCAGAGAAGGGAAAATCCATCACCAGAACCTTCCGATTCCTGGTCCAAAATCTTTATGTGCTCTGCAGGCCCAGTAACCGGCCTTAGTGCGATCTTTCTTCTCGGCACACTTATGACGTGCAGCGAATGACTTACGAGCCTCAGGGCTGTTCCAGCCACCCTTGAGGCCACCTTTGGAATCACCGTAAGTAATCTTCTTGATCTTACCAGTCTTAGGGTTGCGAACAAAGACTTTATACTTCTTGCCAGAGCCTGTGTTTCTGGAAGGCTTGCCAATCGGGGGATCTTTCTTCTTTTTCTTCTTGGCTTCTTCGAGAGTCTCCGCATACATCGGGAAATCCAAAGGGATTTCTTCTCCTTCAAACATCGCCCATTCACCAAGGTTAGTGTTCTCTAGAATGTCCCTCTCCTCTTCATTAACAGCTTCATAGAGGCCCTTCTTATAAAAGTCTCTTGCCTGACTGATTACATTGAAGTAACAAGGAGAACCAATACGATAGATAGATTCATGAACAGGGACACGATTGACGTAGTGATGACGTAAGCCCTCTTTAAAAACCGTCTTTCGTAGCTCATCAAGAATAATTGATTTTAGTTTTTCTTCTGTTAGAATCATTTTTTAGCCTTCCTCAGTCTTGCTGTCTTTTTCTTTGAAGCTTCTTTTCTTTCTTCTGCATATTCATAAGCTCTTTTAAGCCTTGCTTTTACTTTTGGATCCTTTGCATTTTTATATGCAGCCCTGACTCTCTGGTGTATAAGGTTAATAATCTGAGACTGTCTTTTGTGAGACTTGGCCTTGAAAGATGCTTTTGCAAGTGTACGCTTGATAGCAGCTACTGAAGAGAACTCAACAGAAACTGTATCTTTAGGATTTTCATCAGTATATAGTCTTCTACCAGAACCTTTAGGCTTTTTGCCCGTTCCTTTCTTAGGGTCGGCCTCTAACATGCGGCCTTCCTCTGCTTTTACACAATTTCTATACCGTTTACCAAACATAATCTTTGTTTTTCTTGTTGGGTGTGTCTTATATCCCTTTTGGCAACGCTCCTGAAGCTCAACTTGCTCATTTTTCTTTTTGCCTCTGTAACAATCCTTAATACCTTGGGATTTACAACTGGCTTTCTGTGTGAACCCCATATCTTTACATGCAGTGGACCTACAGTAGGCAGGAGTTGCTCCTCTTTTTTCTTCTAAGTTGTCTTCGGTCATTGCATCAAGCTGATCAACTTGATCGCGATGCAAATCAGATGATTTTTGTGATGCTTTTGCAATATCTGTAGCCTGTCTCGCTTGTCGAGCATGTTTTTCAGCAGATTTTTGTAATTGTTTTTTGATTCTTAATAAAATCTTACGCTGCGTCTCTGGGATATCTTGAGTTTCACCTTCCTGCATGCCGTCAGGCTCCATGTAAGGATGGTCCTCAAGATATTTCTTCATTTTAGGGTCAACTGACGCTTCTCGCTCTGCAACCATGGTGCGTTGCCCTTGATCTACTTTGACCAGCTGCTTAACAGCATCAATAATTTGATCTTGACTGGCTCTGCCACAATTAAAATAAAGAATCAGTTCGGGTCTGAAATTGACTCGGGATGATATATCCTTATATTTCTCTGGTGTGAGGCTTTTAAAGCCACCGGAGGCAACTATTTCTCGCTGAGCAGTACAAATATTAAATATATCGCCTTTGGATAAACTAGAGCCGACATATTGTTTCAAGTAAGCACGTTGTTCCTTTTTGCTACCAAAATATTGTAGCTGTTCTTGATTTAACCCGTGCCCATCCACGGGAGAGTCCAAAAATATGGTTTTAAGTAAGGACAGGTCAGTGCCACTTTGGGAAGCAAATTTTGTATCTGTATTGCTACCAATAAACCCTTTAAACCAATCTAGCCAATGGCCAGCTTCATGGTTAATAATATCTTTCTTTCTCCCTTCATCACTTTGTGACCATTTTTGGGCATTAACTATAAACATACCAGTTTTTTGTTTATCGTATGGAGGGTTTAGCGGTGGGGGACCATAAGCAGCTAATTGCTGACTGTTTTTACTATACGCCACACGCCTAGGAAAAAGCTCTTCCCCCACCATTAGAGGAACAACTGCAATTTGATCCATATACTGGACCATGGCTCCATATAATTGGTCATAAGAATATTTATTAAACTGCGACTTTTTATTAGTATTAAACCATGCCTCAAGTTTTTTACCTTCAGATGAGCCCGGACTATACTTGCTAACCCAGTTAATGAGGATAATTCTAAACTCTCTTTCAATCCCGTCTTTTAGGGCTTGATTCTCGTATAGTCTCCACGACTCAAGTATCTTTTTCATTTTTCGCCTTTTCTCTGCCATTCATAAGATACCTTATCTTTAGTTATAGGGCCACCAGTAGCCCATGTGTCGCAGGATCGAGCAGAGTGACACTTAAAATGATGCATCCAGCAGTAACCAAGACGCCCACTGTCGTCAGAAACAGAACCGGGCATACAATCATCCATACGTGGAGAGATGTCGAAGGCTACACAGACACCACAAGTGCTCTTTTTTGCAGCTTTTTCAGTTGTATCCCACTTTTTGGCCAGTTTTTCCCAATAATCACCGGGCTCTTTCACATTTAGAGGCCCATACATGTGGTTTTCTCTGGTACTGTTTCTGTTTTTTGTGTTTAGGTCCACATCTTGGGTAGCACGGGGGCATGCCATCTCCAAAACCTTTTTTACAATACGGATAATCATGACTTAACCACCTTTATTTTATAAATGTTGCCCATACGACCCGGATTTTTAACTCCGTAGACATATTCTTCAGCAGATTCCTTCATTTTCTTCTTTTTCTTAGCTTTTTTGCCCCAAGTCTTGCCTTTTCCGCGCTCTTTGCAAGCAGCAGGGGTTGGTCTGCAGGCAGGATACTTTTTACGCTTCTCGCCTTTCTCACGACCACAAGCTTTGTAGCCACCTTTGCCGTCTGGAGCGTTACAATCAACCCAGCCGCCTTTCTTGCCCTTTGCTCCCTTACGACCAAACCAGTCTCTTAGGGATTTCTCTTTTGAGGACTCAGTGCCTGCTTTTTTTCGCTTCTTTCTTTTTTTTTTGGCTTCTCTTAGTTCTACGACGTTATCTTGTATCGCTTTCTCAACAACATCGACCACTCTGCCATACATCTTCTCAAAAGCTACTTGGTTGAGGTCAGGGTCAACTTCTCTCATCTGATCAGATTCAAGCTGTCTCAAATTTAGTGTAAGAACAATGCCGATTTCATCTTTATTATCTACGTCTTGTAGCTGGTTGAAATCTTTAAATAACTGGTTTACTAGCTGGACGTTCTCGTCGGAGCGCTCCTTAGCTGGGAAATCAATGATCTCTCCCTCTTCTAGACCCTGCTTAGAGTAGTAGTCCCCATCTTCATGCTGCCCAACAGTGTCGAGATCCTTCAAAAACTCTACAATGTTAAAATCCTCAGGCAATTTCAAGTCTGCCACAGCCTTCTCTAGGGGTTCTAGACCAGCGGCACCACCTTCTGCCTTCAACGTGTCTAGGATAGCCTCCTCAGCTGCCTCTAGAGGCTCTTCCTGGCCCTCTTTGAGTCCTTTCCATATCTTACCTCGCCTACACTGTACCACGGCTCCTGAGGCGTAAGCAGAGGGCCACACCTTATATTTTCTTTTGGCTATACGAGTGCAGCGGTCGTCTTTCTTTTTAGCCTTCTTTTTCTTCTTTTCTTCGAGGGCTCCAGCTGGAATTATCTTGATTTTCATGGTATTTTGTGCTCCTTCGCTAGATGACTCTCTACCTCTGCTTATCGACAACAATTCTTTCTACTCTGTCAAGAGTCTCTTTCATGTATTCTATATCTTTCTTCATGGAGATGATAGCTTTTGCATTAACATCAGATTCTTCAACTTTTTGCCCAAGAACAACAATAGTCCCTTCAGCATCTTGAAGATCATTTTGTATCTGCGCTACAGCTACGTTTGTATTCCAAACCCAGCCAACTAAAGGCACGATAAGTACACCAGTAACCAGAGTAAACATTTTCCACATTCTCTCATTGCTAATGCTGATTGTACTTCCTGACATTTAGATACACCTCCACACAAACTAAACTAATTAGTTTCTTTTGAGATTAGAGGAACAAATCTACTTAAATTTTATTTAGTCCCACTGAGACTTCTTCCACTTCTTGAAAGTCTCTAGAACTTTGCTTTCTTTTACGGCCTGTGGGTAATCTAGGGTTCTAGGGTCTTGCTCTTTGGCAGTGCGTGGTTCATTAGGCCCACCACCCATGGTGTAGAATTTGAACGTGTCACTATTTGATTCGCCTCTAACAGCAATCTGAACAGGGCTAAGTTTTTTACTTCGCTTACCCGTAGATTTTTTTAGAAACTCTAGATTCATATTGTATCCCTTATTGGGACCACCTTTATTGGCAAGGGTGGTAATTTGTGACCATACTTCAAATATGCCCTTAGAGTCTACAGAGTAACTTTTCTCCAGTGTTTCTAGAAGAGTGATATAAGCACTTGCATAATCTCTGAGTGCCTTCTCTGCATCTGGTTTCTTAGAGCGGACTATTCTTTTTACTCTTTCTGCAATGACTTCGTCCTGAGCATAAAGAATTTTTTGCCAGACATTATCAATACACCCCAGTTGTCCAGTTAGAAGCTGGACTAATAAGCCACCCTTCACAACGCCGATCCCTGGGATCTTTACGACATCAACCAATAGATCTAATAGGTCATTGGGGTTTTTGTCTTTATTGTACTTTTTCAAATGCTCGGAGACACTAGAAAAAATACTTGCTCTACTGTTCCAAGTAGGTACATAGTATCTAGCTCCGGGAGTAGCAGCCATGTAAGCAATCACCCCTCGGGCTGTGCTAACATATTCTTCCTGCTCAGGAGTTAGTTCGGAAACTCCATGAATTTTTTTAAACAGGGCAGTTAGCTCGGTTCCTCTGTAGCCGTTGTGGTTACTTAAAGCGTTTTCATAGTTATCTCTGGCTGTCTCGTAGTCTGGAAGACCTTGGTCTCTGAACTGGTTTCTCTGCTCATTGACTTTCTCTTCGATTTCGTATTCTATTTCAGGGATTCTTTGAGAATCACGTAGTACACGCTCCATACGATCTACTCTGGCTCTGATTCTTTTATTTGTCTCATAACGAGATCTTCCATCTCTGCCTTTGAGAGAACGTAGTTCTTTCACTTTATTAATTAGGTATTCTCTGCTTGAAGCATCATCTCTTGCTTTGACAGCCTGTCTCAGCCTTCTAGAATACTTTGCATAAAGATCCTTGCCAAGGTAATATTTAAATTCATTATAGTCCGTTTGAGTATTGTTTCTAGGGGGACGATAGACAAACTGCTCAAAGTTTGATGGACTAGCCTGATTTTCCTTGACAAAGTCTACCAAAAAACGGAAGAACACTGCCACTCTCGGCCAAGTTGTCTGCATTGTGGCGTAAACAAATAGGACGGTCTCACCGAAATTGTCAGCACTCTCCTGGCTCCATTTGTTAATACCAGGAAATACTTGGCAAAAACTACTGTCTTTTGAGTATTTTGAGCTTAATTTAATCGGCATCACAGACCCAATACCTGGGATCATTTCCTGTGGATCGTCTTTATCTACAGCCTTTGGAAAGCCTTTTTCTTCGCCCTTTTTCTGCTGAGCTCTGGTAGTCTGCATACTTTTGTGAATCTCTTCAGGGTCACTCAGAGGGTCATACGGCATGCCTGTCGGAGGGGGAGTTCTCCGTGGATCAAAAGGGGGGTTACGTGGATCGTAATCTTCTTCTTCTGGGAATGGAGGATCCAGGATCCTTTGTGGAGGACTCTGTTCTATGAGGTATTCTGCTAGAAAAGATTCTTTTAGAGAGAAAGACTTCGACACATCAGCAAGAACATTCTGCCATATGGCAAGTTCATCTTTGGTGAGCTCGCCGTCAGGCAGTTCTTCTGGTGGCTTGTCCTCCTGTTCATTCAAAAAGCCCCGCCATGCATTGTGGAACTTATTTGTCATCTTCTTCATCCTTAGGGGCTGGAGGAGCCATTCTTTCTTCGTGCCATTTGGCTGTTGCAATCAGGATATCTCTCATTTGTTGTTCTGCTATTTCTGGGTCAGTCTGGAACTGTTTAGCCTTAAGTTTAATTAACTTGGAATTAAATTTTGCTAAAGTAGACGCATTAACTTTCATACTGTCCCTTGTGCCATCCGGATTTTTAAAGGAAGAGGATATTTCAACTGTTTTTCCTGCTTCTTGTCTAGCACCGTGAAGCAACAATGCAAAATCTCCCTCCCCTAGTACAGCTTCAAAGTCATTGACGTCAATTTGCAATCGGGCTTCAGCAGCTGACCGAGGAGTGTCTTTAATGTAAACTTTTCTAAATGAATCAATAGCACTTTTGATCGATTCTCTATAAGCTCGCTTAGATGCCGTTTCGGCAGATGCGACCAGTCTAAGGTTAGGCGGAATATCATTTACACGGGCGGACCAGTAAGGGAGAGAAGTCGTGTAAGCATAGAAAATAATGTTTTTAAAATGTCTTACAGCACCTAACCAAGCGTCAAAATACTCTTGGGAAAAGAAATCTCCACCAGCATGTATTCTGAACAGTTTTATCTTTTTAGCTTTTTGTTCCATATAATTTTTTATACTTCTTATAATCAACTCTTCCATGGAAATGTCAGCTGGATCTGCCGCGACAGCGTCTAAAAGTCCCTTGTTCATATACCTTACGGCAGATGGCACCTTTAATAAGTAAGCATTATACCAAACTTTAGCTCTATATTCTGGTGAGCGCTGTTCTATCGCGCCCATGAAACAGTGAGTTATCGTTTTAGGTGTTGTTCTCAGCTTTGTTGTGAAGTCCCCTTTCTCATCTCTACCTAATGGCTCTACAAAAGTTTTACAAGACCCAGCATACTTACATGTATATCCAACAGGTAAAGACATGGAAACAATATCCAAACTCTCAAGCTTTGAATTTTCATCAGAGAGTTGTAAATAACAAACCTCTGTTGGACTGTCATAGAAGCCAGGGACTTCTTGTTTATCGATAGCTCTAGCTTTTAAGTTAGAAAAGGGATCGAAAGAGTCTTCCTCTTCACTTTCTTCCTCTTGACTCTTTTCCTCTTCTTCATTATCTATCGCAAGCATAAGGTCTTCAAGGCCTTCCCTTTCTTCAGGGGAGAGATCCATCTTTAAGACACGCTCGAAATACTCGACTGTAGACTCTAGTGCTCCTGGTTCTGTTTGGCTCTGCTGTATGTCCGGCAAGCCATACATTCGTGCAATTTGTTGAGACGGCTTGTTCATTGGTGTATGTTTTTTGTCTTTTTTTCTTGCTTCTTTTAAAGACTCTAAACATATCCTGTAGTTTAAAACCTCTGATACTGCCTTCTTACCAAGAATTTGGCAGCCATCTTCATAAAATTGTTGCCATTTAGCTACTGATTCGAACATATTGTCAAAACCAGACTCAAATATCAAGTCTAATGAGCCGTTGTTGCTTAGTGCTTGGTGTTTGACATGAAGTTTGTTTTTCTGCGATTCTGTAAGTTTGGCCTTTCCTGTGTAGGAATTCCAGTTCTGCAGTATGTCTTTCATTTTATAAACCTCGATATAGTATAAGTAGTTGTTTCATGAGTCGAAAGGAGTTTCACTCATATTTCTCTGCAAGTCCTTCCGACCGTGGAACGTATTGAATATGAACCTGTGATCCTTCCGGGGGCAGGATACTATAAAAGTAAATAGAGTTACGGATTTCATCATAACCAAAGTCCACATCCAACTCAAAGGTGTATTCCCAGTCTCCATCTTCGACCCACACAACAATGGATTCGACAACCGGAACAGAACTTAGGAAAAACTCTTGACGACGGGCTATCGACAACAAACCCAACTCCGACATAAAGGGATCCCAATTTTTTTGTCGGATGTCCCAGACAGAGCCGTTTAGGGCCGCAGCAGAGTCCATATATAAATAGCCAACAGATTCATCACCGAAATAAGGAGGACCGCATCCTATACCGTTTATGGGGCCGGGAGAGGTACAAACAATGGCATGAAAGGCAATCTCATCGGGCTTTGACTTTAGGGACAACATTCCGGGTACCCATTCAGACCATTTGGGACTCTCGCTATGGTCGTTTTCATCGGAAATAACAATCACGACCAGTTTCGCGTCTTCGCGATAAAATCCGAAGTTGTGCTCGCAGGAGCGGTGTTTGGTTAGTGCGGACCAAGTGGCCGCAATACCTTCTTCCGTACCAGACCCGGTTGTACCCATCGCGGCCATGTCGGAAAATACACCGATAGGGTTGGGTGTATCCCCATCTATATAAACGCGACCACCAGATCGCCGAAGTTTTCCGCCGATTCCGGGGTCGGGTCCGGGCGACATGTCGGTTGAGGTCACACCAATGTGCCAATCCAAGTCCGAATCAATAAAGTATTGTATAAACGATTCAAAGCTTAGAATAAGGGCTTGTTGCTCTTGCTCCATGGAACCAGAGTTGTCTATGACCCATAAAACATCAACCTTGTTCCTTTCGGGTTGCTGGATAACATCTTCTACAGGGTCGGCTATAATATCCGGAGCATTCGGAACAGGTGGGGTAGTATCTGCGGGATCGCCTATGTCCCATTCAACACAGCCTGTAATGACTAGCACCATTAATAAGCTTCTAAGCCAACCTTTCATTCATAGACCTCCGCGAGCCCTTCCGAAAGAAGAAGATTATTTATATTTTGATCTCCAATCCATAGAGTACCAAGGCAGCGACCGTACTTGCCAACACCATGAGATTCAACGACAAACTCGCCTCCTGAGGCCTCTAGAAGGCTCGTGAGGCGTTCCTTGGTCTGTAGCCCTGCTGCCTTCTCTTCAAGGTCCCTGGTGCGCGTCTCGGGAGCATCTATGCCAAGCAAGCGTATTCTTTTATGTACCCAAGTGTTGAATCCAAGGTCGATCATAGCATCGACAGTGTCTCCATCAATCACACGATCTAATTTTGCTTTGTACAGGTACAGATTCATATGTATAAATAGTACAAAACTAGATCCTATCTTCGATTTTTTCCCACATCATCTCAAAATAATAATGTAAAATTGTAAAAATGGTCATGAGCACGACCGTAAACCAAAAAGATTTATTCCAAGACCCAAAAACAAGGTAATTGATGAGTATGGTAACAAAAAAAGAAAGAAATCTCCAAGCAATAACTTTCTTAAACCTCTTAGAGAGTTGCATCACGCCTCCCAAATTGAAGAGTCGATAATAATAAATTTACCTTCATCATTGATTCCAATGTTTCCAACTGAAATATCAGAGACATCGATCTTGTATGTTGCAATTGCCTTGACAAGTTCACGGAAAGGCTCAGATTGCTCAAGTCCGAAATCTCTTATCTTTTTAATGTTTTCCATCTGTGCTGGTGAGATATCATCTTCTGCATCCGGGTCAGCACCAAGAGCTGCAGCATAGAGTACGGACTTGAAAGCAAGGAAGAAGTTCTTTACCCCAGCGTCCGACGCGTATTTTGTCACTTTTGGGAAAGCGGCTTCAAACGCTCTACGGAACTCCATGTTCAAACTCTCAATAACCTTGACTTTCTCAAGGACGATCCAGTTAAACTTAGGATGATGAGCGAATGCTTTAGGGAAAAGAGTAGGAAAATCCTTTGATACTTCGTACTCCATCTCATTTTGGTAAGCATCTTTCTTATCGTGGATAACCTTAATAATATAATCCTCTTCGCCCTTTGGAGACATAACAGCTCGGTAAGAGCCAGCACCCAAGTGCTCCCACTCAGGGAAAGCCTCTTCCACAGCTTCACGATCTGGATCTTCTAGATTTTGGAGAGCAGCGAGCCAAGGGAAGTAAGCCTTTTCGTCTTCTGTAAGGAACTTATTCCAGGCTTCAAATAATTTTTGCATTAGTCCTCTTCCCTTCTGTCCTGAGCACCCTGGGGTCTCATAGGCTCCGGCTCATCCATTTCTGCAGGCTCTTTCATCTTTCTGGTGTTCTTGAAAAGTAAATCTACGAACTCTTCATCAGACAGACCGTCTTCTGGTGGACTAGAGTAGATAGCCATGCGATCAAAGAAAAGTCCTACAAGAGCATCATGCTCCTCTACGCTTTGAGCTTGTGCAAAGATCTGGTCGAAGAACATCTCAATAGCTTCTTCAGCTTTTTCCATTCTTTCTTTCATACCTCTTCTAGGATCTTCGTCTCCTTCTAGAAGTCTTTTGGCTTTTATAATCCTGATTCTCATGACAATCTCCTAAAAGGGAATAAGGACGCTTATTTCGCCCTTAGGGTTTAATTGATCTTCCCACCATGTGAGAAGGTATTTTTTATATAAGGTAATAGCAGTCTTAACCTGCTCTCGGAGGCCCAGAGGACTGATATCAGGATTAAGATCCCTGAGGTATTCTAGATCTACCTTGTCTGCGTCTTCCGGTCCAAAATCTCCAACGAAGATGGCACCAAGAATATCTGGCAGAAGGTCGTCTTCTGTCTCTCCCAGCCTTAGATGCTCAGGGAGGGCCTGATGAATAGCTTTAGGGAACTCTTCCATCATAATTCCTTGGAGTTCGCGATGAGCAACATCTTTTTCTTTATAGTACTTTGAGAGAAACTTAGTAGCCCACCAGTTATCATATCCACCAGAGGTAACTGGAACTTTCTCTAAGTTACGGTAAACGCTGTCTTGAGCTGAGTGACCAATAACATCATGGACAAGTTGCCATTCAGGGCCTTCATAGTCATCACTCAGGGAATGGTGCCCAACAACAAGAAACTTAGCATCCCGTCTCCAGCAATCATCCGGCCCCTCGCCGGACTCCGGGCACATTTTTTGTTCGACCCAATTTTTTATTTCGGGAAGCTTAGGGGGTAGGCCACGACCAGCTTGTCCCACATTGTCAACAACAATAATATAAAAGGGATCGGGAACTTTTTCAAATAGAGCAACAGAGCGCTTAACATAGTCGGGATCATCAACTTGATCATATGCAATAGACTTAAACTTTTCGTCTCCCTCATCGCCATACTTACCAAAGCCCTCTAGAGGAACCTCTTGGAGAATACCTTCTCCAACATACCTCCTCCATGACTCAAATAATTTTTTCATTTGCTTTCCGTCTCCCGTAAAGAAATCATTTTAGATACTTCTTGTATCCAGCCATCCAAGGCTTTTCACCCATTACATCATCGTATTGATTTTGATACATTATCGCCCAAATATATTTTTTACCCGCAGCTCTAGCCCCAAATATTCTATGGTTTCCGTCCCTTGATTGAAAGATTGTGTCGCCTAAATCTCCCTCGTTGTTTGCTATAGCGTATTGAAGATCTTGCTCGAGTTGTTGAACCTCTTCTTCTTCAAGGTCATTATCCTCTACATATTTTTCTTTATCGAGAATATACACATCAAGCTCTTCATCACCAGTGGTTAGGGCTTTATGATCACCGCTATACATTTCGTATTCTATGCTTTCCTTAATACTATCTAGGTCAACAATAGATAAAATCCCGTAAGGAGCATGCAGATAAACTTCATCTTGTGTCCTAAACAGATTTTTAAAATAATCAAGCTTGTCTTGATAAAAGATATTTCCCTGTATTGGATAGACATAGTCAAGATCAACCTTGATCATTCTTCCCTTTTTGCCTATCCAACAAACATCTTCTTGGCAGTAGAGGTTGCCAAATTTTTTCTCTCTTTCAATCTCTTCTCGGCTTAAGTTCTTAAACTCCTCAACCTCATCTCCACCAGCTCCACCATATGGCTGATCAAATATAGGGCCAAACTCTCTTGGCATCTCGGTTAAGTAGCCTCTCCATGACTCAAATAATTTTTTCACTTAAAGCACTCCGTTATACCATAAGTAGTCTAATCGAGAACAAGAAGGTTATAAAGTTCTGCTCCTTGACTATGGTGTTCCAGAATTTTTTCCATTTCTCTTAGAAGTAGAGCAGAGCGCTTTTGTCCCCGTCCCATGTTTTCTATAACTTCGTAGTGAAAGCCCTCTAGACCATGAAGGTCATAGTCGGCTTGTAGGACCTTATTATTATGATTGCCTTTTTGTAGGCCACGCCTGTGGTCTGCCCACCTACGGGCCAAGTGTATGGCTTGTCCAATATAGATGCGTCCATTCTTTTTATTTTTTATAGTATATATGCCACTAGGCTGTCGCTTAACAGAGGTAGCCCTAGCGCCTGTATGACAGGGCTTACATATGGTTCCGATACCCGATTTCTTAGAGTAGTCAAAGTGGTAATCTGAATCAACCTTCTCTTCCCCACACCTACGGCAAGTAATCATTGCCCCTGTGTACTGAGGTGGGTTTAGAGCGAACTCTTCTTTTAGTTTTTCTCTTCTGATACGGGTATGGGTAACCATACATGCCTTGCACCAGCTTCTCCTACCGCTTTTCTTACTTTTGCGTACCCCATATTCCGTTAGGGGCTTAAGAGTACCACAGCTAGGGCAAACTTTTTCTCCTTTGGGGTCTTCCATGGGGTAGCTTAACCTATAGGGGGTTAGGTGTCAAGTTCCACAGAAGATTTAATTAAGGCCTAGGTACTGAAATAATGCCTCTGGCCCTCATGAAGGCTACCCTTTTTAATATTCTCAACAGCACTCAAGGGCTGGAGATTATCAAGCGCCCAACACTTAGCGAAGTTAGGGTGTTCCATACTATCATAAGGAAGCGCAGCTTGTGGTATTATATGATCTATATGCCAATAGGTGCCATAGTTGTCCCAACTCATTCTTTCATCAAACTGCTTCTCTAGGTGTTCGTTTAATTGTAATGGCGTGTAGGGAAGCTTCTCAAACATGCTTGATTTTTTGACGTTGTTAGCTGCCTTAAGTGCATCACGTATGCTTTTGCTTATATTTTTTCTTAATCTCACTCGGGGCCTTTTCTCGTACCCCTTGCGGTATTCTTTTTCCCTCTCTTGACCCTTTTCTGATTTTCTATACCTGTCGCGATACTGATTGTGCTTTTCTCGCCCTCTAGCCGTTTGTCTATATCTTTTCTTTCTTTCCCTATCCTTACATCTCTTTGAACAAAAGCGTTTGTTAGGCTTGGTTAGTTCAAACTCTGTTCCACAGCTTGCGCAACTAGGCATTTGTAGCTCCTTAGACAGTGAGGGGGATATTCCTAAATCTGGAAATTTTATTTGGGGGTATTTTTAGCATGCCCGATTTGGGAAGTCAACTTTTATGTAGGTTTTTTTAAAGGGCTTAAATCTGGAAAATTTCTGTGGGTGTCGCGGATGTATCAGGTGGTGTGGGGCGCGGCGAGGCCCTAGGGACTTATCTCTAGGGGGTAGAGGGGGGGGAGGGGTACCCCGAGCTCCTAGACCCATTTCAGGCCGCGAGATGAAGGCAAAAGAAAACCCCCACCAACGGCTTGGTGAGGGCTTGGGCCAGTTGAGCTCAACGGCCAGCGTGCAGCGGGGGCTAGTCCTCGGTCGTGAGGTACGGGTGGACCACACCGAACAGCCACCAACACCACATGCAGTGAACGGCGACGATGGCCGTCGTGGCTCCGGGGCTGAACATGCAGGCCCAGTTGGACTGGGGGAACACGAGCACGTTGAGCAGGCTGGCCACGACCCAAGGCAACATGCCGAGGGCCATGCAGGTGGTAAGGAACTTCAAGAACTTCTCCATGATGACCTCCAAAGGATTTTTCCTTCGCTCTGCTAGTCAGTTCTTCTTGGGGGTGCAACAAAAAGAAAACCCCCACCGCCGAAACGGTGAGGGCTCATTTTGCCAGGACGATTCGCCAGGAGGGTGACTAGGCTGACAGGTACTCCGGTGGAGCCTCGACCAGCCGTTGGAAGTGCGCGTCGATGGCCTGTAGGGCTTCCATGCGCTGACCATGGGGCGTGAAGCGGCACCAGTAGTTCGAGGCTTGGTACAAGGTGTCCAAGCTGCGGGTGCCGTCCTCCAGCAAGAAGGCGTCGTGCTGGGGCTGAACAACGTCCTCCGCGATGCGCTTGATGCTGTTCTCTGGAAGGGCATCGAGGATGACAGGACCATCGGCGTCAATGTGTCGCTGCCATGCAAGCTCACCCAACCAACGCTGTGCCCCTGCCTCGGTCACTCGCACACCACGCATGGCTTCACGCATGGCGACACGTCGAGCGTGCATGGGTCCAACCTGCAGGCTCATCTCGGTGAGGATGGGGGCAAGGTATCGTTGGAGCGAGTTAGTCTGCCCAAACTTCATGTGGGCGTCGGAGGCATTGAACATGCCGTTGGTGCAAAGAAAAACTCTGCTCCCTGCGCCAACGCTCAACGGCATCTTGCCCATACGAGCGATGATGGAGATGCCCATGCCCGAGTCGTCCTTCGGGTCCAAGGTCCACTGCCCGTACCATGAGGCGTTGGTGTACTTGCCCTTGAGGCCTGTGACACCGTAGTCCGCGCTGGTGACTTTGTAGCGCGTCGCGTCCTCGAAGGTCTGGCGAACCAAGTGGTCTACCGTCTTGGGGTGAACCATCTGAGTAGCCACCAGAGCTATACCCGATGTGCCCTGCCTCTCTCGCATCATCGAAAGCTGACGACCAGCCTTCCAACGATACGCGCTCTCCGTCCTGCAATCCCATGATGCCTCGTGCCATGCGTGCCATGTTGGCCTCCGTGCCCCTTCGGGCTCTATTGGTTGTCGGGAGCTTCCCGCCCCCTCCTAGTATTCACTTTATCTGCGAGGTCAAGAATAATTCTTTTGTTCACCCTCGTCGTACTTCCTTCCCAAACGCCCAGACACGAAACTTGCGACCAGTGCTAGTTTGAACCTGCCGGACTGTCCACGTTCCGAAGGTTCGGTCGGTGCTCAAATCTACAAAGACTCCAGTCCACTCAAGGTTGTCCCAGCTATCGCTACCGCCCGTCCACCTAGCTCTGTACCCAGCAGGAGCCCCAGTGAGGTCACCGTGGTCAGCGAACACAATGGTTGCAGCAGCGAACGCAAGCCCCTCAACAGAAGGGACGCGAGCAGCGTAGTAGTCCTCGGGTAATGCCAGGTCGGAACAGAGCCCAGCGTCGTACCAGTAGTACAGTTCCCAAAGGTCAACCCCCTCAAACATGAGGCTAGACCCGATGGGAATGTACCTGTCTCCTTGTACCCACTCCGCAGCGGCTTCTAGACGACGCACCTTCGCCTCGTCATAGCGCACACCCTTCTTGCGGTCTTCGATGGCCTGTCGGACAATGGCCTTCGCGTCTTCCAAGGCGTGGATAGTGCTGCTCATGCTACCTCCTTCTTGGCTGCGTAGGTTGGGATGGTGCCGTTCTTGACGACGAGGGCAAAGAAACTCTTTCCGTCGCTGCGCTGCATCCCCCATGAGTGAAGCTCGGGAGTGTTGACACCAAGCCAAAAGGCTTCGGACTTCAAGAAAAAGATAATTGCATCCTCGTGAGACAACATTTTCTGCTTCCCGTCCAAATCAAAATAGGTTCTGTAGCCTTCCATGATGTAGTTGGGGACCAGTAGCAGGTTCTTCTCGTCTTCCATGTTTCACCTCGTGTAGAGAGAGTGTGTGCCCATGATGGCTATCGGATTCCTGTAGAGGGAGCAAAGAATTATCTATGCCTCTCCTGCTGGTTCTGGAAAGATGCAGAAGACCTGTGCTCGTGCTCCTTCCCAACCCTTCTCGAACGCATCAATGAAGGGTTTCTTTTCTTTCTGCTGTAGAGAAGAAGTTTCTTTTTGTGCCTGGAGGAAAACTTCTACTAGAGCAGCTTCTTTTTGTCCTTCAAAGAACCAATCCAGAAACATTTTCTCTCCGAATTCCTTTCCTTTTCGTTCTACCAGCATTTATTCCTCCACTCCTCGAAAAGATATTCTTTTTCTCCAACGGAGAACTATTTACTCCGTACCTGACACATTTCCCTTTCTGGCGAGGTTGAGCTAATTTCTATGCTCCCTCGTCTTTTCTTTTTCTTGGACTAGACCCACCTACCCCTTCTTCCCACTTCACCCCACATTCACCCACTCTCCACCACTCCATCCCACACCCCTCACTTGGGCTTGTGGAAGCTCACGCTACCTACGTTGGTTCTGTCTACCGTGTAGGTATTACTGGTCCTTCCCATCAGAGGTCTGTCCAGTGTAAGAATAATTTCTTCTCCCCAAGAGTAGAATCCATTCCTTCCTACTACGGTTCTTTCTTCTACCCCATGGTGGGTAATAATACTTGCTATCATTCCCTTGGAATTCCATGCTCGGTCAAGAAGGCTTTTTGCGAGGTCTCTCTCCCACGGGTTGTCTTCTGTACCTCCCCAGTTGTAGTCTTCTTCCCAGTTGTAGTCTTCTTCTTCCCACCACTCTTTATTTTTCATTCTTCACCTCCTCACCGATTTCTTCTTTCACTTCGTAGGAATAAATATCTGGTCCGGGGTAAAGAGCGTAGGCTTCCTCGAACGAGAAACGACCAGCCAAGTAGGCGTCTAGAACTCGTCAGGCATGTTGGTTGCACTGACGGTACGCTCTCTCTGGGGCTTACCGTCTCCTTCCCAATAGTGGTGGTCCTTATGCTTCATCCTTCACCTCCTCAACAACCGTCTTGTGCTGGTGGCGTCTGTACCATTCAGCGTGGGTGTACCGAGCGTAGCTAGGGTATGCCCCTAGTGGGTTTTCCTTTTCTTGTTCCTCGGGCTCATGCTCGGCTAGGGCCTTCTGTGCTGCATGGATGTGGAGGAAGACGTCTGCCATGCTGGAGCTCTCTGGCTTCTTCCACTGGCGCATAGCTGAATCCAATTTTGCTTTGATAGCCCAATAGATTTCGTCTTTCGTCTTTGGAATCATTTTTCTTTTTCCTCCTCAACTATTTCCGTTGATGTGGGTGAAAGCCATGGTCAAGACAGACCGTAGTTTTTCTTCGTCCTTCAAGAGAGCCGCCGTTCTGTCTGGATGGACCTGGCGAAGAATCTTCTTGTGGTCTCCTCCTGGCATCTTCCCTGTCTTGGTGCGGGCATCCGAACGCAAAGAGTGTATCGTGTGTTCCATAGCTCGCATCTGAAACTCAAGATGGACGACCTTTCTCTCAAGGTTGGTTGCCCATCCTTGTAGAGCGCGGGTAGCCTGCACTGCATGAGAGTCCCTGCCGGAGAAGCAAGGGTAGCACCTTGTACTTCTGGCGTAGGCGGAGAAGTAAACTTGACCACACTGCTCGCATGATTTCCTTTCCATGGTGCCTCCAAAAAAGATTTTCCTAGAAGTAGAAAAGATCGTTGTCTTCGCCCCAACGAGCGTTGCTTCCTTTCTCCTGCCAAAGACCTTCTCGTTCCCTTGCCCATTTCACCGCACCTTCGGGTGTGGTGATGTCTTCCTCGTTGAGAGAATCAACCAAGTCTATGTCGTCGTAGCACTCGTCAATGGAGCTACACGTACCACGGCCAACCAATTCATCATTCCGAATAGCATCTATCAATCTTTGCATGGTGCCACTCCAATTTGAGGTTCACCAAGGGCCTATTCCGTTGTCTTTAGAGTGTCCACAAAAAAACCCTCCTTCCCGTACTGGGTTAGAGGGTTATTTTCTTTTGGTTGTAGAGAAAGATTTATTCATCCTCATCCGTAAGAACTGCCACTGGATAGCCCATACGGTCTGGCTGGTAGTAGGTCTTTCGATGATTTCTTTGGACGGTACCAATTATCTTTTTTCCATCCTCTCCGATATAAAAAATATTGTCGACCAAACAATACTCTTCAAACCTTTCCCACTTTTCTTTTTCTTCAACCGCCCGAGAAATATGTTCCCACGTCACCGGAATCTTTACTCCTTCGGTGAAAACTTTTTCTGTTTCTCGGAAGTTTGGATGAACCTTTAGGTCGCCTACCGTGACAGCCGCTCCCCTATGGTAGCTGGCACGAGCTTTTAGTTGGTATCTCTTCTCCCCCGTGGACCACAACATGGTCTGGTGCTCTGTGGGCTCGGGAAAGGTCACAAGGTTTACTGGTTCATCCATGGCTGGCTCCTACAAATTATTTCTCTATCACTCGTAGCCTTCATCAATCTCGCCGTCAAGGATAACAATCATCTGCTTGAGGTGTTCCCTTGTCCATCCCTTGTAGTGCATCTCCCATAGGTCTTGGCAATACCCCTCTAGCATGAGGTAAACCTCACTAGACGACCCACCGTTCCACCTATTGGGGTTGTCTTCAAAATACTTGACCTTGTCAAAGAAATTTTCTGGGAACATGATTTTTTTCCTTTAGCTAGACTGTCAATTCAAAATCCACACTAACGCTGATATTCTTTGTTACTCCCCAAGGATTATCGTACCATTCCCCAATATCCGCCTCACTTCCATGTTCGGGATAATCGTAGCAGGCTTCAATAAGAAAATAATCAACTTGATCAAAGGCATGGTTTTCACCAAGGTCTTTATAGAGCGCAATAAGGTCGTCATAGGCCGTACTATACCACTTAATACCTTCAACGAACCATAGCGTTCCTTCGTCCGTAGTTTCCGTAGGCTCTCCAAAGTAACGAAGAAGGGTCGCACGAGACTCTGTCGTAAGGTTATTTACTACGTTTGGCTTGGCTGCGAAAGCTACTTCTGAACGGATACCCATTGTCCTCTCCTCTGTTGTGTTCGTAATGTATCGTAGTCAGTTTAGACTGTCAAAAAGATATGGTCTTCGTCAAGAACAGATTGTTCCTCGTCTGCAACGCCAACCTGCCAAGCAGGGTGGTACTCGTCTAGGTCCGCCACGTAGATCGTTACGTTTTGTTCAAACTGGGTTGGAGTAAGATTCTTCAACCTTTCAAATAATTCTTTGTACGTCATAGGATTTCTCCGTCAACACGGATAGCATATCCTTTTGCTTGGATAAAATTGAGAGCATCGCCCTCTGTTTCGTCGATGAGGTTGGGGGTAGCATCATCGCCTAGAGGGTCAACCCAACCCAAACTTTCTGCGAAGCTAATCGTTTCATCAAAACATTCGTAGTCCCAAACCTTTTCCATGTTCCCTCCTGTGAAAAAATTGGCGCTGAATGTCGGGCCTTCAAATAGTTTTCTCCGCCCACCGGTCGATGGTGCTGCCCAACTCCATCCAACGCTCGCGCTCGCCCTTCAAGAGCTCTAGGTCTTTGGTGCGACGGCAGTAGCCCTTGGTGGTAAGTCTATACCCCATTTCATCATTGACTAGAAGCTGGAGCTTATAGTCTCCGTTGGCAAAGGACCAAAGAATCGCTCCTCGCTCGTCTGTACGATGCTGCTCGATCTCTGTACCATCATCAAAAATCTCGTGGTCAATAAACATTTTCTTTCCCCTTTCAGAATACTTTTGCTGCAAGGCCCTGACTCATGCCGTTCAGACCATGAGCAAGATTCTTTTCTTGGCCATCGACAAAATAAACTGTCTTCTCGGAGACAACAGCATCTTGTCCTCCGAAGCCAGTAGAAATGTTTTCTCCAGCGATAAGAAAGTTTCCTTCCTCGTCGCGGTCTGCGTTGACAACCCGCAGGTAGTTCAAAATTGCACTAACAGAACCGAACCAGCCCATGATTCCTCCCGGCTACAAATGTCGTAGTCACATCGGGAGAAGGTGTCAACCTTTCTACAAAGAAAGAATACCCTACCGGACCCAACGGTTCCGATAAGGCATAGACGTTCTGCTCACACGTAGTAGGAATCTTTTGCAGTCCTTGTCTGTTGGGACTGCCCGATGACGGTAGGCTCCATCGTATTCCCATACCATTCCGGCATGAAGAATCTTTCCACCATGCCCCTCCGTTGGTTTTCCTCCGATGGTAAGAAGACGGTGTGTCTCGTCTCCTTCTTTTTTCCCATCAGTGTGCCAACGGCCATGGCTAAAGTGTTGTCCAGCTTTTATTTTCCGGACCTCATAAGTAATCCTTGGTTCTTCAATCCCCTCACACATCTTTTGAATGAGAGGAAGAAGTTTCTTTGGAAGCACGAAAGAAGCCCATGCTTCACTAGCATAACGAAAGTATCCTTCTGGGAGATCAGATACTTCCTGCTCCACCTCGAAAAGAAACTTTGCTTCGCTCATAGGGCGTAAGTATCCCAGTCTGAAACTGGTTCATGGTAGGTGTGGTCAATGGTAACTTTCATTTCTTCAAAAGAAAAATTCATGGTTCCATTACTTCCTTCATTGATTTCCCAGCCGGGGTGATGCCGCTCTAGGATTGACTCTGCATAGTCCATGAAGGCTTCTTCGAGGCCCACATCTTTTTCTCCAATCTCCCAACTTTCATTGAAATACCTGCTGTATTGAACAACAATCTGCTTGAAAATAGGATCATCACACGGACCTTCCGAAGTAAACAAACAGGGATCCGTAAAATCACCCGAGTCGCCACCACCAGAATACAACACTTCTGCGCGAGTAACACCCAAGTCTTTTAGCTTCGCCAACAAAATCTCGGTGTTCTTCTTCTTCATCTCGTCGTAGTTCATTTGAACACTCCTGCTGTGGTTTCACGGATCGCCTAATCATATATCAAGCTGGCGTCAACTCAAAATCTGAAAACGCCCAATCAGGTATTGGTGTTCCATCATCTGTGCTATCACCTATACAAAGAGCCTCGTTGTCTAAAAAATAACCTGCAAAAGATAAAATAGACTCTCTTTCTTCCTCGATCAATTCAATGTTGTGTTCCATAATAAACCTCCCTGACACTACTAACAATTTGTCGTTTTGTGTCAAGGAGGTTTTTTCATAGAGTCGAACCACCCATGGACAGGAAGAAGACGCCGATGACCACGGTGGCAAAGATGATTCCGACTAGGTTACGGAAAATAAATCCCATAAGAGAAAAGAATCCCGCAATCAGAACCAACATAAAGAAAATGCCAATGAAAGTCTCAAACATTTCTTCCCTCACAAATGATCGTTCTTTTCTCAACCACAACCATTATTCTTCATCACTGGCATGGCACGTTTTGAACAACAGCAGCAGCGCGATCCCTATCGTACTGGGCATGACATTGACCCGACACTGTATCCTTCCAAACCACCCATGCAGCCTGTTCGTAGACCTTTACAAATCTTTCCTGCTCGTCAGAGTCAGAGGAAGCACAGGAGATAAGACCCCCAAAGAAGACAAGGATGAGTAACAGCAGCTTATCAATCAGCATAGGCCCTCCAACGAGTTAGGACGATAACCTAATCACTAGGCTATCGTCCGTCAAGCAAATTCATAGTGTCCAACACATACTGGAAGTCTCTGTCGATCCAGCCACGGTAATGTTCGTCTCTCCAACTGGCATTTTCCGTTAGGCTTTCGGGCGAGTCAGTATCCGCCCAAACAAGAAAGTATTTCTTCTCTCTATCCCAACTTACTTCATTTGCCCTGAAGTGTTGAACCTTCTGCCACACTTCTATTTCCGAAGGCCGGAGATAATGAAACATTCTACTGTCCTAGTGTGCTAATAACTCTGGTGCGAGAAAGAAAGTAATCAGAGCACCAGCATAGATCATGCTATTTACTATGATCGTAGCATAAATAATTCCTTCTTCGTACTCAAGCATTTTCTCTCCAAAGATCAAACTGTCTGCTTTTGAACGTCAGCAATAATCTTCTTTACTCTTTCAAAGATATTCCTGTTGAATCCACCAATATGCCAAGTCACAACCTGCTCTGGCTCCGATAGGTGATAGTTCTTCCAGTCATAGACCGTAGCAATTTCCTCGTCTTCAAACTGGAGACACCATTCCCACTTGACCTTGGGACCACCACACTGCATCGGCTCTCCAAACGCAGCCTTCAGCGTCTGGTAGTCGGCTTCAAGATACCCTTGAAGCGACGTTCCATTTATGTTGACACGGCCATCATTGTGTGTGCTAAAATTCATTTGAACACTCCTACAGTTTTTAGATATTAGCCGCAGACACGTCGGGAAGGAAGCTCTACTCCTTCGTGAAGAAGAAAATCATTCAACCAAAGGCGCAACCCAGGTCCGTCCTCATCATAGAGCTCGTCCCAGTCAGGAGTATCTATGGTAACAATCGGCGTCTTGTCTTCAGGAGAAAGCCTGACTGTTACATAAATCTGTCCTTTTGGGGTTTCTGCGGACAGCGAAGCAATAACTTTACTCTGCATCTTTTTCTCGTTGTGTCTGGTTGTCAAATAAAATGGGTGTAGGGTTCCCAGAACCTGTCAAGCTAGGGCAGCAAAGTTTTCTGCTGTAGGCTTCTTGACTCCATGATAGACAAGCCCAATCTGTTCTTCGCCAACAATCGCTGGCATATCAGAATCGTTACCATCAATGTACCCTGCGTCGATCCTATCTTCCTCTGTCTCAAAGATTTTAGAGTTAGATCCTTCGATCAGATGATCAAACTTGCCACCATAAGATTTTGTTGTTCGGAAGTTAGAAGGAGTATTCTCGTCCAAGCCAGTAAAGAAAGGAATACTCTTTGTGTAGCAATAGAAAAGAATGTCCGGGTTATTCTTTGCTACTTCAATCCAAGCAGAGAGATACCAAACCTTGAAGTAATCACCGCTGTCATGCAGGCGCAAGACTGCAGTTGTCCTTGGAAGGCTATCTACTACGCCCTGTAGGGCCTCTACAACAGCTTCGTGGCCTCCGGTGCGACGCAGACGCAAGAGAGTCTGATGGTTCTCAATACGGAGTTTCTTGGAGCCCTTGAAAAGATAAGTGCCTTGTCTCGCGTAGCATACATCGAGACACGGTCCAGCGCCGGGGCAAGTAATATATTTCTTGCCATCCAATTCATAACCGCCTGCGGGAATGTTGAAGGAAAAGACCCTGTAGGCTCCCTTGCGTGGAACGAAACCATCCAGAGAGCCATGCTCTTCAAGATATGCCTTCACCTTCTTGCTGGTCTTCCGTAGCTTGGAGTTTCCGCCAGTCGCCTTGAGCATATCTACCTCACATTGGTTTCGTTCGGAGTGTAGTCAAGTAACCTTGCCACGGCAAGCCTTTTTATTCTCTTTCCTCTTCTTGTTAGGATGAGGGCCAGCTTTCTGCCGTCGTGAGATCATGTTTAGGACAACAACATTTCTTTTCTTTGGTGCTTTCTTCTTTTTCATTTGTTGTCCTCACAATATATAATACCCTAGGGTGTGATTGTATTACAATTTATATAGTGTGATTCTTGGATAAGCACCAACGCCACCACCAATCATTGTGTCAAGGAAAATACCTTTTGCTTCATAGATTGGTTCTTTAGTTTTTTGTGTGACAAAAGAGTAATGAACGCTGGGGTCGTAAATTACTTCTTCCCCAATAATAGGGATATTCTTATTTTTGTTTTCGAGAATAGGATATTCGATCTTGCCTCGACAGAGAGCATGAACAATTCTTCTTCCTTCCTCTAACTCTTTTTGCCTTCCGGCCTGCTGAACAACAAAGGAAACGTCAGATAACCTAACGGTGTAGAGGTGCCTGATAACTTTGCCTTTTGTAAAGTGCAGAGAAAAGTTTTCTAGTGTGCGAACAGAAAACATTTTCTTGCGATGGTTCCAATAAACTTCTACTCGAAGTCCATGTGGAATTTCATTTCCAAAAGACATAGTCTTTCTTTTCACGAGCGATATGTCCGCGAGTGGATCAAGGCTCCTCTGACCGTTAGGCATCTTTCGTCCTCAGTCGGTAAGGTTCTCGTTCAAGAACTGCTTGAGAGCACGAGCATCACGGAGAGTCATGCGAACAGTTGTGTCGGTGACACGCCAGTCCTCAGACTTTGTGGTGATGGAGAGGTTGTTGATACCAGCCTTCTTGGCGGTAGTGTTGCGGCTAATGTTGAAGACCGAGTTACTTGTGGTCTTGCTCTTGTTGAACTTCATGATTACTCCTTGCCTTTCGGCTCTTTCAAAATAACAAACCAAAATAGTCTGTCAAGAAAAAAATGCGAGAGGTGGGACTCGAACCCACACGGGATACCCCACTGGATCCTAAATCCAGCGCGTCTACCAATTCCGCCACACTCGCTAATGTTCGTTACTTGCTACCATGGAATACTCTTCGGCAATATCATCAATTGATAGGCCATTGAGTTTAACACGCATCTCGTTCTGAATCCATTCAAAAATATTGTCTAGATCCCAATTGTCTACATCATTTACGATAGCATCAATCATTTCTTCGCGTGTCATGACTACTCCATGTTGTAAAGTGGCACGCCCTAAAGGATTCGAACCTTTGACCTACGGATTAGAAGTCCGTTGCTCTGTCCCGCTGAGCTAAGGGCGCTTATAAAACTATATGTAGTCCTTCCAAGACTCACTGTCAAGAGGATTGTTCAAAAGATACTCTCTATAGGACAGAGGCTTGGGTTGACGTAAAAGTTTCATCCCAGTTTGTGAAAGAGTTTTTGACCCTTTCTTCTGGTTGCATGGCATACAGCACAAAACAATATTATCCCAAGATAGGTTTCCGCCTTTACTTCTCGGAATAACGTGATCAAGAGTGCATGTTGCTTTAGTCAGTTTCTTGCTGCAATACTGACAAATTCCACAGTCTCTAATAAAGACATTGTTTCTGTTGCAAGGAAATGTTTTTCCTTTCTTCGCAACCCTGTCGATTACGATCACTGATGGTAAAGCAAATGTAGCACGAGCTGAAGAAATATATTTATCGTGGGTCTCAAGAACTGTTGATTTTCCTACGATAGAAGAAACCAAGGCATCCAGCGACGGTACAATGCCAATCGGCCTGTAGGAAGCGTCTAGCTTCAATGCTTGGTACATGTACATTTCTTCTCTCTTAGCTACCAAATAATATTCCCTCCCTCTGTAATTAGAAGGAAGGAACCAAAGCAACAAAATGTGCAATCATGATCATCAAAACAGAAAAATCTGCCCAGTCAAACATTTTCTACCTCCTTATTATTCCCAAAGTATACTAGCAAGAGCGATAACTGCAATAACACAAACAGTAAACCACCCAATAGACAAGACCAAAGAAAAAAATATCTGAAGCGACATTTTCTATCTCCTACATAATCTTTTTAACATATCTGCTGTCTAGATGCCAATCAATTATTTGACCTTCGGTTGTCACACCTTTGATCTTCAGATAAAAACTATTGCTGGGAGGAGGGTTGCATCCAAGAGACATGTCGTACATGACAACGATAGATCCCTTAGAAACCTTACTGCCGCTCGTATCTTCGCCTTTCTTCAAGACCTCGAAACGATCACCTTTTCTATACTGTTTCATGACGACATCCTAATAAATAAAAGTGGATCCTCTGGGACTCGAACCCAGAACCTACGGATTAAAAGTCCGGAGCTCTGCCAATTGAGCTAAGGATCCAAAGGTTGGCACACTATAGCCGGTGTGCCAGCGAGACTAACATATCACTCGGAGTAATAGTTAGCAAAGCCCATAAATGTTGGAGCCCAGAGGCCAACAAACAGGGCAAGGCGCTCGATATGTGCAGGGTCAGAGCCCGCAGTGTTCCAAATTATGATTGAACCCACGATTGACAGGAGGGTCGCAACAATAAAACCATTTGAAATCTTGCTGTTCTTTTCTAGAAACTTCATTTTATTATCCTTTGTTATCACACTATAATCCGGTGTGTAAGCGGAAAGTGGTAGGGCGGGTGGGATTTGAACCCACGAATCTTCGGTATATAAGACCGCTGCCTTAACCACTTGGCTACCGCCCTATAATGCGTGTGGTTATTTGTTGGCAGTGGAGCTTAGCTCCCTTAGGGCCTGAAAGATTCTCCTAGATCAAATGTTGAAAGTCATATGTCCACTGTCTGGGATATCAACTGAAACTTCACATGACATCCAGTAGTCATCCTGACGCTCTCGGACCTTCGAGAATGGGATAGAGAACTCACAAGAAACGTCGCAACGACCTCGCTTATGGTCGTACTGGGTCAGGCTGCTATCAACCCAACCGTATTCAAACCACTGCTCTTGAAGGACATCAGGAATGGTATCTTCACGGTGGTCTTGCCATTCTTGTTCATCCTCATACTCGTCTTCGTCCCATTCTGGGAGAAGGCAGTTATCATCCATCTCTTCAATAATGTGATTGTCCTCAAAAGCATCAGATTTAATCACATCACAGATTGTGTAAAGAAAATCTGTTTCATCAATCGTCTTTTCTATGTAATCGCCAGTGTAGTGCATCACTTCGGCAAAATCAGAAAAGGTGAAACTAATATCTGTATCGTCAGTAACACCGAGAGCAGTAAGCTTTTCGACCATTGTCTTCACATTCATAATCCCTCCACGGATCAATTAGAAAAGTAGTGTAGGAACATATAACTGAAGAGACTAAAGAACGCAACTGTACCCAACATCCAAGCTGACATAAGGTAGTGTACATTCTTTTTTGATTCTTCGTCGTTCATATCTTCCTCAATACGTGTCATCAGGGTAAGGAATAAAAACTCCCGTGTCTGATTCTTTTTTTACTTTACTCGTATCACCATCAAAACCTGTGTCCCAGATACTATCAGAGTCTATAACTTCTTCTTTCAAAGTGTCAAGTGGCTCATCAAAATTTTCTATCTCAGGCTTGACGTCAACGTAACCCGCGAGGGAACTACACGAAACAAGAAATATTGGAATCCATCTAATCATTTATTAGTGCTCCTCTGAGACACTAATAAATAGTTAGCTTATCCTTCTTCTTGCCCCTGGACCTCTGCGCGGATCTTAACAGCTTGCTGCAAGAAAGCCTCAAACCTAGCGACCAACATCATGATCGTGGAAAAGATAAGCCAAGCTCCTGCCCCTGCGAAGTCGCCGGTTGCAATAAGGAACACAGCACATACCACTGCCAGTGTTGAAGTCACCATCGGTGCATAGATACTAATCATTGTCCTTCTCGTTGTCTAGTGCTACTTGAATGTAAGCAAACAAGTACCCGGTAAAAATACCAATTATGAACCCTGTCATCATAGTCGCCTCTCAATAAATGTCAAGTAACTAAATTTAATAGAGCATGAGTCTCGATAAGTTCTTCGACTAAAGCTTCAATCTGCGCTTTCTTTTTATCTTTGTCTGAATTAAGCTTTCTGTCATCAATTTCAAAAAGTTTGATACCTAACTCTTTGCATCTTTTCTTTTTATACTCATCTTTCCCACGGGTTTTCTGTAGCGCTCTCTCGCCCCCGAAGAATTCACACACTTCATAATGCTGAACTCCTTGGTACTCGAAAGCTATTTGCAGTGCCTCTGAATAACAGTCAAGCTCCAGCCGGTATCCAGTATCGGGATTGATAATGTCTGGGTGTCTTACGTTCGGGAAGCTGGTCTTAAGTTTGGCCTCTAGAGCTGCCCTAAGGCACCTCTCTCCATAGGAAGTAACTCTATTTTTCTGTTGTTCTGCAATTCTTTCTTCTTGTTCCTTAAGACATTCTTCATAGAGTTTTTGAGCACTTTGAATAACAAAATCTTTACAAGCAGAAGAAAGAAGGTAGAAACTCTGTGCATCAAAGCCCGGAAAATCTTCAGCAAACTTGGCGATCATAAAATCTACTGGGCTGGGAAAGCATTTTAAGTCTCTTGCCCAAATACCAAGATGTCTTTCCATAACTAGACGGTAAGTCTCTACTAAATTTATATAATCTTCCTGACATAGCTGCTCGATAACATACTTCATCTCTTTAATGGCTTGTCTTTCTTCAGCAGAGGGCATGTTTGGTATATTATTCAAAACATTCTGTTCTGTGCCGTTTTTGACCTCTTCGGAAAGATAAAAATCCATCTTTCTCTGTGGCTCGTCAGGATTTAGATCACAATCAAATTCTTCTAGAATTTCCCAAGAAAAACTATATGATAAAGTGCGTGACCTTCCGTTTTCGTACCAATCTCTAGGCTTTCCTTTCTCCATCCATTCTTTTACCTCGCCTAGATCAAAAGCGGCATAAGCGACGCTAGTAACATCAGGGTCATTAACCATCGCCTCTAATATATTTTCAGGAAAACGGGTATAGTGTACACACTGTTCCGGAAGGTAAACAATATAAAAGTCTTTTTCCGGATACATAATATCATGCATCATCTTGTCGGCAACATTGGCAAAACCAAATGGATCTTCTTCTAGCCCTTGTCGCTCCACTTCTTTTTCAATCTTTTCCCTATTCTCTTCCCGCCACCAGTATTGCTCAGACCAGTCCATAATCCTGGACTTGTACGATAAGGAATATTTTGAATAAAGTGGAAAAACTTTATAGATAGCAGCCTTATGACTTTCATAGTCTTTTTCCTCAACAGAACTTTCTTCACGCATGTTGGCTACCTAAAAGTAATTTCAGTATAAAGTAAATGGGGAGAAGAGGCGCACACCGCTATGTATCGGACGAAGACAAGAGTGAGTCTCTCTCATTGGCTTCTCAGATTAACCCTTAACCAGACGGAGACTATCACTTCCGGTCTCGGCTCTTTGTTTGATCCGTGTGCGCTCTCTTCGACTCCTCTGCCCCGTCGAGCAAAGGCCCCAGATGGTAGGCAAGGTCGGTTTCGAACCGACGACCGCTTGGGTGTAAACCAAGTGCTCTCCCACTGAGCTACTTGCCTTTAAAGTGGAGCCACCTGTCAGACTTGAACTGACGACCTGATGATTACAAATCAACTGCTCTACCAACTGAGCTAAGGTGGCTTGCAAAACCTATATACCCCCTCCATCGAGAAGTGCAACAATTTTAATGTAAGGAGTGTTAGCTAGTACCTTAGACTTGTTAGGGTTGTCCTTTCTCCACCTATCAATGGCCTCTTCTCTTGACTTACTACGGTAAGCGTCAAGGTTATCATAATGGCCAGTCTTGGCGTTGTAGGCATAGATTCTAAACACTGCTTCTCCAAAAGAGTACCAGAGGCGGGACTCGAACCCGCACGCCCCACTGGGCAACAGATTTTAAATCTGTCGTGGCTACCGATTACACCACTCTGGCATATATACTATCTAGTCGTTTTGCCTCTGGCTGTCAACTACTTTTAGCCAACCTTCCAGTTGTTCGATCCTGTGAAGTACGTTGGACAGGGCACGGATTTCAATCTCCAAAGACTCTTTGGTAACCGAATCAGTGTCATGCGCGTTAATCAAGTTCTGCATCGATGCTCTCGCAACCGTGATGCTTGTCTTGGCTGACCATAGTTGCAATTCCGTTGTCATGTTAACCTCTGATGTGAACTAAGGGGTCGCTGTCTTTACCGCGTCTCCCTCGTTAGTCAACCTTCAACTGCAATAGATGCTTCTGCTTTTAACAGCAGTGTGTTCGTGACTGACATTGAACACATTATACCATATATTCCTTAGTTCACAAATTAAATATCAATTGCTAGAATCTTTTCGCTTGTATTGAAGTACGAGTACTTCTTATTATAAGTATCTGTGATCCAAAGTCTTTGACATTTAGAGGCCACAGGCTTTGGCGCTTGCATATCTGTAATAACTATATGTCCGTCGAAGTTTCTTTTATTAACCCAGTTAGTTGGAGCATTAAAGTTTGTACCCCCATACCTAACACGAGTCCATTCTTTTTTCTCTCCCTTTCTCCAAACATAGACTTTCTCCTCGCAAACCGTGTCATCAAAAGGAACGACAGTGAATGTTGCGATAGAGGCAAACTTGTTTAGAAAAGAGAAGAATACTTGAAGCATCTTATCAGAGACCGAACCACTCTGATCAATGCTGATCGCAATGTTAGCAACTCTATCTGACCGCTTACCGGGATGGATGAACGGGTATCTCTTGTTGATTCTCTTGATCGTTGTCTTCTTATTAGACTTGGAAGAGGTCTTGATGAAATATCGTAGAACAGCCTCTGGTGAGATGGTCTTGGAGATCGACTTCTTAATAGTCTGCTGTACGCTGCGCGGCACAGACCCCCACCCTGAGCTACGCTCTTCCGCTGTCTTAACAGCGTCTTTGGTGATGTCTGCAAGCTCCTCTTCGGCAAACTTTGAGTCCAAGCCTCCTGAATCTTGGTCCCCTGCGCCCCACGCAGAGTGATCGTCTAGCGTCTGAGGCTCTTGTGGGACACCTTTGTTGTTGGGCGCATAAGGACCCTGCTGGTTCTGTTTGTCCTTCTTCAGGACCTCAAAATAAGCCTCAGCAGTACATCCCGGAATATAATCCTTGAACGGCTTACGACCTGGGACGCAGGCCATCTTGGGTAGTTCTTTCTGAATGTGGGTGTTAATCGCTAAGTCTGCGGCGATATTCCACATCTTAAGCAATTCTGCTTGTTTGACCGGATCAAAAGGAATCCGGTCTGTTAGATGCTTAAAGATCAAGTGATAAAACTCATGCTTAATCACTCCAACTTTATGAATATCCGACAGACTCTCAAAGAAATCCGGATTGTAGAGAAAGCAAAATCTTTTGATGTCCTTGTCGTAAGACATGGCGGCTGTTGGAATTGTCTTGTCAGACACCTTTTCTACTCTTCTCGAAAAAGAAGCGAAGAAAGGCTCTGCTCTCAGAAGCCTATGAATATGGAAACCGAGGTCAAATGACACAACGCACCTCCCTAGTCTTCTTTAGCCTTTAGTACATTACCTGTCAACATCTGGCTATAATGCTCTGACACCCGAAGGCCATTACGAGCGGTTGTATTGCTGAATTCTACCAAGTTGGGGTTCTGGAAGTTGTCTTGAGCCTTTCCGCAGAAGAGAACCCAGAACTTAGCCCCAACCTCAGATGGAAGTGTGACGAAGTAGTTTGCTACATTCTCAAGGTGCTCAGGGCTGAGCTTCTTATCCAAGATGCCGCTGTTTGAAATCTTAACAGTCATTGCCAAATGATCGTTCAAACCAAAGCTTTTAGTCTTTTCCCACAGGCCATCGTAAACAATATTTTCAGCAGTTACCTGATACTCGTAGTTAGCTGCAAACCGGCCAAAGGCAAGGGCCGTCCCCATACCAAGAAAGCCCATCGCAATGTTTGTCATGTGATCGACATTTTCTTTGTAGCTATCGTACAGAGAAGCACGCTCCAAAACCTTATCCAAGCGAACGACACTGCGTCGAGAAGGATAAACTTCATTCGGCTCGAACGAATCCTTATGCTCTAGGTGATCACGGTTCTGGTTAATGAAGTCCCACATGAGTGGGTTAACTTTGCCGTTTGCCCAATCAAGCCAATCCTCTACGGTTGGCTCAACATCGTAGATAGCCCAACGGTCAGCCTCCGCAGGGTCTAGCTCCCCAACTTGATACTCGGAGCCATGCTTGCCGCCGTTGACAGCGGCGATAATGATGGTCTCAGGGTGAAGCACCTTGCCAAACAACTTGCGGCTATCGGTGAGTTCCATGATGCCTTGCCTTACTTGTTGATCTCCACGGTCAACCTCGTCAAAGAAAAGCACACGAGGGTTCTCGCAGCACTCCACTAACCAATCAAAACTATTGAAGGTAGCAACTTCTGTTCCTTGATCAGTGATAACTGGCTCTTGTCTTGGCATACCAATAAGATCGCCTTCCTGCATCTGCGAGGCGCGACGTTCCACAACTTTCATGCCTAGAATGGCGGCAAGCTGGTACACCACTTCCGATTTGCCAATGCCATGACGACCTCTGATCATGATAGGGAAGTTAGAAGAACTGTCCCCCTGCTTCAGTAGGTCGGAAAGAATGAGATTGAGAGTCTTGAAATCCATGTTGCACCTCTGCAAACTGAGATTGAGTAGTCCGCTTCCCTACGAAGCCATCGGAACCTTAACTTAACATACTTGCGTGGTCAATTAATTTATCTGACTTTTTACTAAATAGTAGTTCCAAGCCTTCTTTTCCCTCTAACCAGTCATCTGATGCGTTTGACCTGATGGACCTTTCAGACATGGGAACTAAAATATTAAGTTTCTTTATGTGGAAGCATGTATAATGATCATAATGAGGAGTTCTGATGAAGTTCAATGTATGCTTTACCCCATCAAACCTTTGCACTGTAAAACATTCTTTCGGGGCAGCCCACTCTGAGTATGGAAGATAAATCCCAATCCTGTCCCAAAGAACATCTGTTACAATATATCTGTGCTTTTCGTTAAAAGCAGCATACTCAAAAATAGTACCAACACCAAAGCCATGCTTTGCCATTGACTCTAGGGCTAGTTCGCGCCACACTTTGTTTTTAGGAATAACCTTTTCTTTATCTTCTTTGAGTTGAGGGCAGTTTCTTCTATTATGTCCATACTCAAAACGCCCGTATCTTCCCCTGCAGTAAGAACATTTTCTTGGCGTTGGATTCTTTTTCTTCTGTAAGATCTGATTGTCTTCTACAATAAGACTTTTCTGTCTTATAGACAAAGCTTCTGGAGTATGGCTATGTAGTGACCTAGCCTTAGCTACAGCCTGAATCCTAGTGGGACAAGTGATTCTAGTATGTCCCCTGACACCGCAGAAGCTACATCGGTTTTGCATTTGTCTACCCTCTATCTATTCAGGAATCACTTTCTGGTTTTCAGGTGTCTTTCTTCGACCAAGATACCGTGCGGTGCGCCAACAGGCAACAACAAATATCTTTTCGCCCCTTTGCAAGCGGATACAACGGGTGCTGCTCCTGCTTCTAGAACGATAGCACCTCTTTCAAAGGCGTGTCGGCTAGGACAAGTACTTCTCGGAAAGACAAGAATGCCGTTCTTATACTTCGGCTCACTGTAGTGTGCCTGCCGGACTTTATCGGCGTACTTGTTAAAACACATCTTGTTGTATGTTTTTTCAGGCGGCACATAGTTTTCGTCCTCCTGAAATCCCATGATGACAGAGCCAAAGTAATTTCTCTGAGCCTTGTAGTATTCAAAAATAATCTTGAATTCCTCCCGCTTAGACTCAAACTCTTTAGCCCAAGCTGCTCTCTTAGCTTTCGCTTCGTCACTGTGCTCTGCAAGGAACCTGTCAAGCATCCGCTCCTGCGCACCAGACAAAAATCCTGTTCGATCATAAAATGATTGAAAAGAAAGGACGTAGCCTCTTTGGTGCCGGTCAAGCTCTTTGCTCAGAGCTAGTTCTATTTTAGCTTGAACGTCACTCATCTTCCTCTCCATATGGAGTTAATACTAAATTAGCAATCCAAAATGGATCATGCTTGATTTCTGCGCCTTTCCCTGCTACATAAATCACATAGGACCATTCTTCATCAGTGTCAAGAACAATCGCAAGACTCGTGTGTGATTTATTGTTGGAGACGATAACAAGGTCACCTTTACTTATCTGCGGCCCATTTAACATACTTGTAGACTTGATGTCTCCAGTAGCTCTCCCATCTTTTCTCATTAATTTTTATTCCTAACATCAAAGCAAGAGATCTTCCCTCGTTCCAAGCATTGATTTCTTCTCTAATAATATCAATTTTGCTTAGCTGGGTTGTCCCTTTTTTGCTAGTGTGGGGATAAAGTTGTTCAAAGTTTTCACGCTTTCTTATTATAAGGTGTCCTGCTTCATGTAGCAAGCAAAAAAGTTGTATTTCCTTATCATGGTTCGTATTGACCCCGATACAGTCTGCATCGTAGTAGTAAGCGTCTACTTCATCTTTGCCAAACACAACGTCAACATCATATTCAATCATTAGATAGGATTCTAAAAATTCAAGATCTTCCACATTGTGTTCCCCCTATAATAATTAGAGAGTCAGGTTATGTTATTCTTCAAATGGGAACCTGATAACATTGTCAGGCTCTTTATTGTCTGACGATTGAGGTGTTTGCTCTTGTGCTACTTCTTCTTTTAGGTGTTTATAAATATTTGATACTAAAACCTTTTCATTATAAATTTCTTCTATAAGTTCCATAGCCATCAAATCTAATTTTTTAAGTGCTCTTGCATGAATGTTTAAGATCTTAATTATATCTTGTTCGTTAAATTCCATCATCCTCTCTCATACTAGTATAAGATTTCTTGAGAATGTCTGCCACTCTTTCTATCTCACCAGACCTTCTAAGAATTTTATAAGCTAAATTTTCAATGGAAAATTCTCCGCTTTCATCTAATCCACTTTTTCTAAAGTTGCGAAGTTTTGTTTTCATAGCTAAAGATAAATTGTATGCTTCTTCATAATTTCCACTGTCCTGCAAGTTCTGCAGCTCATCAATCTGCTTAACTTTTTCTTTTACCTTTTTGACAACACCTTCGTAATCAATCGAAACGTCTTCTTTGCTAGGCTCTAAAATCCACCCATCTCTCATAAGAGAGTAGGTCGGAGATGGAACAGGGTCATCTCCTATGTCCTCTGCGTAAACCTCAACATCATGACCACCTATTGTAACCCTGTAGTTCCTATTCCACTTTGACTTCGCAAGGAAGAAATACTTTCTAAGGAGTTCGGGGTCTGTGCTTATCTCCCCAAAGTCTAGAACAATATGCAGATCAATGTCAGAATGCTCGGAGTAATTATACCCTGCCATTGAGCCAACAAGAAGTATATCTTTTATTTCTATATCAAGCCCTAGACTATCTACAAAGTCATTGGCAATACTAATGAGCTTCATCTTGTGGCGTGAATCTATTTCTTTACCGTCCCACAAAACAGGAGACAAAGTGTCCTGAGGCTTGAGACTGGAAACGTCCAGTCCATCTATTACTTCTTCAGTGAGACTTTCAAATCTTAAACTGCTAGTGCCAAATCTCTGTAAGTCACCAGAGTAGGGAGCACCAGAAGCCTTGTTTTTGATACCACCATTTCTAGTATAAATGTCGTTTTTATACCTTAGCTTCTTGTACCTTTTTTGAGCCTTACTCTTAAACGGAGTAGGTTCCTTAGCTTCAGTCATCACATTAACATAACTTTTCCAAGCCCAGTCGTCAAACATATTTATTCCTCTTTAAAATAAATCTATTCCGATCTAATATACTAATTAGTACTAGGATGGGAAGAACATAATGAAGTTTTTAAAAGATTGGAAAGATTACTCTGACGACTACGAAACTTGTACTTGTGGACATCATTACGATAACTTTCTCCTTGAAAATACCGGCAAGATTATACAACTTCATGAATTTGTAAATGGTATAAAGTACAATCAACTTGTCTCTCGCAACAATAGTGTGATTAACAGCCGTGGCGGCACTGCTGTAAGAGGCGCTGGTTACGGACAGAACATCGAGAACCCACCACGCTCAGGCAAGATTGATATGGTCTATGGTGCGGGACAAGGCGAAGCTAGAACTAGAAGATTTATATACAAGGTGCCCTCCGACGACTGGCCGAATTCCAAAGAAGGTCCGTACACGGTTACCGTTCAGTTTAGCAAAGACGGTCCAAGAGCAGAACAACTTGCAGAACTACCTGCATCTGAGCGTCTAAAGCAACTAGATGTGATGGTAAAATGCAACTGCCCCTTTTTCATTTGGAACGGCCCCGAGTATAACGCCGAGAGACTTAACTATCTCTATCCTGCTGGCCAGGGCAGAAGCAACCCTCCGGGCTACAATCCAAGAAAGGCAAGGTGGAACCCGAACATGACGTCTCCCTCAGGAACACCGGGATACTGGGCAGGTGACTACGCGAACACCTCTGCGGACCAAGGCATCAGAGACCCAAACAGAGAGTATTATATCTGCAAGCACGTAGCAGCAGTATTTAATATTGTTGATTCATTCCTACGACTACCAGTATCTTACTACAGAGCCGCAGAGACAGATGATCTGCCTGACCCTGGGTACCCTGGTTCTAGGCGAGCCCCAGAGCAGCCAGTAGATCAGCTTAGCTTTGTCTTCCCGTCAGACCAAGAACAAGAACAAGAAGGCTAGAATTCTTCCTGCCTTCCATCTGACCAAGTAATAATTGTTTTATTGTTCGGATGAGGGTTTATATGCACTCTCTTAAAATCTTCTAGACTTTCAAAGATAGCGATACTGCCCTTTGGGAACGGGGTAAGCCAGTGGAGTACCACTTGTCCTGTAGCGTACTCAACGCCCTCGATCACAACTCCGGTACCCGACACACCTGACTCGTCTGCTTGCCTACAGATTGTAAATGTCTCGATACCACGAGGAGCAAGCTTTGCAGATGGTTTTGGCTTAAGCACTTCAGCATCAGTTTTCGGAGTTTCTACAGGTTCACCGACAAGAAGTTTGAGAGTGTGCTCATAATCATCTACATCTTCGTAGGTGTCATTATCATTTAACTCTTTCAGAACTGGATAATCATTGCCGCCCGGTTGCATCTTATCTCCAAAGAAGTGAATAGAACAGTCTGGGTGCCATTCTCTAAGATAAGAGACGGAGCGTGACTTGTCATAGCCAGTAGGGCTGATGTCAATACTGATCTGTCCGCCAATGTTGAAACTCAGATCGTTGTACCTTTTGCGGAGAACAGAGACAATCTTTTCTCTTTCTTTGTTTTCTTTGTCCCACATGGAATATTCTTCTCTCTCTTCTTGGCTGCAAGCGCGGCCAATTGTACTGAAGTTTATCATACCTGTTCTATGCTCAATATGCTCGCCAGTCTTCTTTGGACAGTCAGAGCTCTCAAGGAAAAGGCCAAGGTCACTAAGCAATGCCTCAGAGGGCTCAAAATCAGCCCTGTAGGACGCGTCTTCAACAAACACATCATCTACGTCGAGAGACCAGTAAGAGTTCCCAGAACAGGTGAATACGCCCGCACAAGAGTGCAGTATGTTCTCAGGCACCTGCTCTACAACTTTGCTCCAGTCAGAACCTGTCGAAAGATAAACAGTGTTCTCTTCACAAAAGTCTAGAAAGAACTTAGCGAAACCTTCAGACATAGGTTGACGAGGCGGTGTTAGCGTCCCGTCAATGTCGAATAAGTAAACTCTCATTAAGCGTCTCCAATTGGTTTCAAGCTCTTAAGATACTGTTCTTCAATGGCTTCTTGTAGCATAGCTTCAATTGCCTGTCCAACAGCTTTCTCAGAATTGCTTTTCTCCTCTAGCATCTGCCATAAGTATGTGTTCTCTTCTTCTAGTTCTAAAACTTTTTTCTTTAGCATGTCGTTTTCTTTGATCAAAGACTCTACATTTTCATTAATCAACGACTTTGTTTCTTCTTTCATGTCTTCTCCTTCTCTCTACATAGAGCTTAATATACTGTCTATATCTAGCTCTCTAATCGGAGATACGAGAACTATATTTTGCACTAGCTGGGGTTGTCCTAAATAGCCTACGCCAATGTCAATAGCAGAGACTACTCCAACTAACCTCCCTCGCGAATCTAACACGACCGAACCGGAAGAGCCACCCCAAGCGTAGGAATGCAAAACTATGCGTCCAGCTGTCTGCCCACTAACCACCCCATTGATTGTTAGGTATTCGTAGCTGTTCGGGAAACCAGTGTAGAAAACTTTGTCACCTATTCTTGGCAGAGTAGTTTTCCAGACCAGTGGCTTCCTAGTGACCATGCCTGCGACTCTTAGCACTGCCACATCCGAGGCTTCCTCAGCGTAGATAACCTCAGCAAGAATCTTTTCTTTGCCAGAAATGATTAGGGCCTTACTAGAATACTTTACAACATGAGTCGCGGTCAAGATAAAGTGGCTGTTCTTGTGTACTACATAAGCACCAGAGCCCGAAATCTGTCTTCCCATATCATCGTATGAAAAAATCTGAACTGTCGAGTTCCTGCTCTTCGCTATAACATTAGTAGACAAGACAGAAAGATAACCCACCCCTTCCGTATCGTCGGTATTAATTAGCGTCTCGGTGTTTCCACAAGAAGCTAGAAAGATAAATGCTAATATTATTCTTACGATTGTTTCCATAGTTTAATACCCCCTAAGAGTAAATAGGAGCTAATAAACCATTTTTATGTTTTCATGGCTCTCATGATAACTTCATAGTACATTTTGCCAATTCGGAGCTTGTATTCTTCCATTTCCTGTGGCGAAACCCACTTGTAGCTCTTGTGCTCGTGCGACAGAGTCACATCACCCTCCCAAGATTCACAAATATAAAAATGAGTGTGCTTCCCAGCATTAGACTCTTCATGGATCTTGGAGAGTGACCCTGGAGTGATACTGATCTCTTCCATTACCTCTCTATAAGCCCCTTCTTCAGGGGTTTCGCCAGGTTCCATATGGCCACCCGGCAGATCCCAAGTCCATGGGGATCTCAAAGAGGGGACCTGCGCTCTCTTTAAGATGAGAACTTCCCCTTCTCTGATGAATAAGACTTTAGAAACTATATGTTTTTTTATCTTTATAATCATAGAAATGTTTTCTCCGGATAGAACTCTTTACCTTTACCATTATTAAATAGTACAAGCATTTGTTGCACGGTCGATATTAATATCTCTACATCAAATTTAGCAGAGTGCCAGCCGTCAGAGTTTATCTTCAAAGCTGCAGCCACATTACCCAGCTTAAGAGACATCCTCTTTTTCTTTTTCTGAAGGGCTTTCCTGACCCTTCTCATCTCGACTATGTGGTTCTTTTCATCTTCTGCCAGCCACCGATGCTTAAACCTTTTAGATTCAGTCGCAACATAAGCTGTGAAGTAAGTCTTCATAACTTTCAGGGTATCAAGAACTTCATAGTCGTCATAAGGATTCTTATTTCTGCAGTAGCAGTTGTGCCTTCCGTTTAGGTATCTCATATCAAAAGAAGAGTTGTGTGCCACTAGTATAGGATCATCATACCCATCAATAAAATCAAGAACCCCGCTGAGCATGTCTTTCTCATCGATGTAGGTTCGGTTGTTTAAGGGTTCTCCGTAGTTAGTCATCTTGAGGAGGTCTTGGTAAGATAGACCTTTCCCCCTGTATGGCCTCATCATACGCAACCTAGTCAAGGACAAGAGCTTGGCCTTTTCATGATATAGGCCTACTTCTTCGATACCCTTGTCTGTAAACCGGACAGCCTTCGCGGCTACCTCGGTCATCTGGTGCTTGTCGGGATTGAACCCTAACGTCTCAGTGTCTAGAAAGATCCAGATCCTGTCAGAGTTGGCTTGAACATATTCTAGGAATTCATCCGTCTTGATGACGTCGCTCATTCATCCCCCGGCTATACATACTTAAGACCGTTGGATGTAGCCGTCAACTAATTTTTAGGCGCACGATCCAAAGAGTTCCAGTTAATCATTTTGACTGTTGCTCCCGGAACACCTCTTACTTCCATTTCGCTGTTTATCTGGTTAACAAGCACATTATAAACGTACTGCTTGAGAGGAACGCCTTTAGTGAGAAACTTTACAACGATGTCGCATAAGTAAAAAGTACCCATATCAGCAACAGCTTTTTCCTGTCGGAGAGTTGTAACTCCGTTGATTCCTCGAATCTGGTTGAACACGTCAGTAATATCTGTGTCTGCTTTTTTCTTAACTTTTACTTGCAAGTTAATTCTGTGATAAGCTTCTTTTTCTCTTTTCTCAAGCAACTGCTCTAATGGTTTTTTAATTTTAACCCTAATAGACATAAAAGCTTCTCCGCACTGTACTAAATAGTGCGGGAAGCCTTAAATGGTAACATTGTTTTTGTCACTCTCGACCGTAGTCATCCTCTGTCCTGACTACATCACCTAGCTCTGGTGTACTCACTTCCATAAGTCTGACGTCTGTGCCATGCTCAGACGCTACAAAACGGTGGATAACTCCAGTTTCAATACGATAGCTCTCACCCGGAGACAGAATTAGGATCTGCTCTCCGCCATTGATCTCAAGCTGTAGGTCGCCACTCAAAACATAAATAGTTTCGTCTTTTACTCTATGAAATTGCTCAGATAAACGACGACCTTTGAAGATATGAAGAACTTTTCCAACGTACTTGTCGGTATGTGCCCAAATCTCTTCGTATCCCCATGGCTTATCAATTCTTTTTCCGCTCATGCCTCACCCATATCTGAAGTTAATACCAATAATAAAAGTGCTTCGCAAAAATCGTAATTCTCATAAATTGTTAACAATTTAAGAAGAAATAGATCTATGTCTCTATCTTCAAGTTTTATACATTTGTTAACTTTAAACATAAGAATGCCCCCCATTTATAAATAGGTGGCCAACAAGCTTCTAGCCTTTTAGTAGTTGTGTTCTTGCCATACTAATCTTAGACGCAAGAGATTCTGGAGATCCAACAACGGTGATGTCGCTCATATGACTAGAATGATCTAATACTAGCCTTGAAAACTGCACATCCTTGTGAAGTGTGCTCCGAACATTCTCAACTAATTCAGGAGGAGCCGTAGGCTTAATGTATACAATATAGTCGGTGTTAATAAGAACTCTTTCGAGGCTTCCTGCTCCATGTGTTCCAGTGCCATATTGCACTCTAGTCAATTCCACAATCATTTGATCTCCAAAAGTTTTATATCTCTTTTTTTAGCTATCCAAACGTCACCGCCATATTCAATCTCACAACACTCAGGACGAGAGTTAATCAAGTCCTGAATGTATAAAGCTTTTTTTGGAACGGTTGTTTGGTAAAGTAAAAGGCCTTGACCTGGGATAGTTTTTCTCAGGTTGACGTTCGCTGGGACATGTACAACATCACCCATCTTCATTGGCGGGTTCCTGTTCGTCCTCAACTTCGCCGTTCTGCAAAGAAACATACCCAGCTAGTATTCTATCAATCTCTGCCAGCCGGACTTCAGCATTACCTAAAGCTCTGCGAGCCTCAAAGATGGACTCTCTTGCTTTAATGAAGTTTCCATCCGACAAGCATCTAATAATATCTGCACACTTTGACATAACCTCCTGACCTTGATGATCAACAAGTCTAGAAAGCTCTGCTGGTACTTTCTCAAAATCAACAGAAAAACTAATGTTTGCTCGCATCAGTCCTCCACAATGGCATAGCCACTAGTTATGAGAGCCCCAACTGCTGAGCAAGCATTCTGCAATGCTGTTCTAGTAACCTTCACAGGATCAATAACGCCTTGTTCAAGCATATCTACAACCTTACTATCGTTAAAGTCCCACCCTTTAGAGCCTTTAAGTTTCTTGACTCTGTCTAGGACTACGTCTGGGCTTTCACCAGCATTGAAGGCCATCTGCCTAATCGGCTCGCATATAGCATCGTAAACAACAGCCTGAGCACCAGTGAGTTTGCCCTTAGGGACGGTACGGACAAGAGCAACACCGCCACCGGGAACAATGCCTTCATCTCTAGCAGCCTTGACTGCTTCTAAGGCATCTTCAATACGATGTTTCTTTTCTATCATCTCGACTTCAGTGGCAGCGCCTACTCGGATGATAGCAATACCAGCAGCAAGTCTAGTGATTCTCTGCTGAATTCTTTCAGCTTCATTCATCGAATCGGTCTGTGCAGCTTCGATCTTGAGGGCTTCGATTTTTCTATCGACCTCGGCGTAGTCTCCTTTGCCTCCCACAATTGTAGTAACTGCCTTTGTTATATCAATTTTCTTAGCCATACCTAGATGCTCTAGAGTTACCTCTTTTAGCTTGAGGCCACTAGATCTAGTGACATAAGTAGCACCAGTGGTCAAACAAAGGTCGTTCAAGATACCTCTTCTCTCTTCGCCATAGCCGGGAGCCTTAACAGCAGCTACCTTCATTGTTCCACGCATACTATTCATAATCAAAGCAGCTAGTGCCTGCCCTTCAATATCTGAAGCGACGATCACCAAAGGTCGTCCCTCCCTCGCTATAACTTCCAAGACAGGTAGAATGTCGTCTACCTTATCAATCTTAGCATCAGCAACTAAAACAAATACATCTTCGTATACGACAGCCCCACGACGCTCATCAGTGATAAAGGAACTAGAAGCATAGCCAGAGCCAAGCCTAAAGCCCTCTACCAAGTCTAGGCTAGTCTGAAGAGAGCGTGCTTCTTCGACAGTGATAGAGCCATCCTTGCCAACACTTTCAACTGCTTTTGCAATTAGTTCACCTATCTCAGGATCATTGTTGGCTGAGATAGTAGCAATATGACGGATGTCTTCAATAGAAGAAATAGGACTTGCAAGCTCCGAAAGACTCTCTACAACTTCAGAAACAGTCTTATCCATCTCGCGCTTGATCTGAATAGGAGCATGACCAGAAGAAATATACTTTCTGGCGTTCCGGTACATCGCCCTAGCCAAGACCGTGGCTGTAGTAGTGCCATCGCCAGCTTCTGCGTTAGTAACTCTCGAAGCCTGCTTGATGACTTGAGCACCTAGATTCTCAAACGGATCTTCAAGCTCTACAAACTCGGCTACTGTGACTCCGTCTTTTGTTACGATTGGATTAGAATCCTTTTTCTGAAGGATAACGTTCCTTCCTCTTGGGCCAAGGGTAGAGGCCACATTATCTGCCAACTTATTGATCCCGCTGGCGATTCTACTTTCTAGTTCTTGATTAGAGCAATATTTCTTAGACACTGTACCTCCTAGCACACTTCGTCTGCGATTCCAAGTTCGACTGCTTCTTCAGCAGACAGGTAAACATTTATCTTCTTCTTCAATAGGTCTCTTAGATATTCTTCTGTCATATTAGTCTCGGAAACTAGAGCACTTATGTAGTTATCCTGGATCTTCTTGACCTCTGAAAACTCATTCTCTAGCTGATGCATAGGCCCTGTGGACCCTCCGATAACAGAATGTATCATGACTCTGCAATGTTTGCCAACTCTTCTCTTTCCCTTGGTCCCTGCTGCAAGAAGTAAAACCCCTGCAGACATAACTTTTCCAAGTCCATAAGTACAAACCGAGGTCACGTCTCTACTTTTGATAAGACGCATGACATCATAGATAGCAAACATCTCGTCTGCCGAGCCACCGTTTGTAGAAATATAAAAATTAATATCTGGCTTCTCTGGCTCTTCAACATCTTCTTCCGCTTGCGAAACTGCAAGGGCGGTGTAGTAGTCCAACTCTTGTTTCTCTTTCATCATGAGTAGAGAAAAGATAAGCTCGTTCGACGTCTCTTCGGTAACATCGCCAATAAGGCCTATAGTATTCAAAGCACCAGGATCTGCCAAAACCAAGGATTCCGTAACCTCCTGTGGCAGATCAACTTCTTCAGACATTTAAACTCCAAGTCTATTTATAATTAAACACTTTTTAACTTTATGTCAAGAAAAAAAAAGCTGTGCCTAAGCACAGCTTTTTAAAACTTGTAATCTACTGTTCACTTCTTTGAAGCAAGAATGGAACGAAGTCTATCAGCAACTCTGCGAGTGACTTCCTGAACTAGCTCGTCCTCATCAATAAGCTCAACCTCGTCAAGCTCGTCTTTCATGCCGTGCATGCCTTCTTCCATGTCATCTTTCATGGCGTGCATCGCCTCTTCCATGTCGTCTTTCATGGCGTGCATGGCCTCTTCGATCTCGCCCTCCATCATTGGCTCTTCTTCGGCGTCCATCTTAGCAGGCATGTCCATGTCCATGTCCATCGCCTTAGCAGCACTAGCAATCTTCTCAAGAACAGGGATAGCGGCTGCTAGAGCAGCGCGGTCGTCTTCAGTGATCTCGACCTCGTCCATCTCTTCCTCTTCCATGTCAAGCTCAGGCTCAGCATCCATATCGACAACAGGATCCTCATCCTCGTCTTCCATGTCCATGTCTTTCATGTCCTTGTCTTTCATGTCGTCTTCCATGCCATGCATGGCTTCATCCATGTCGTCTTTCATACCGTGCATGTCTTCGTCCATGTCATCTTTCATGCCGTACATGCCTTCGTCCATGTCGTCTTTCATACCGTACATACCTTTGCCCATCTCGGTCAAAAACTCGTTAGACATTGCCTGCATGTCTGCTAGTTTCATGAAACGACGGATGGTTGACTCATTAAGAAGCTTGTCCTTGCTCATAGTAAAAATCTCCTGTAAACAGATTACATGTATAAATAGTAGTTTTAATTTTAAAAAACCATTTTTTATGCTAGAGGTCTGGATGTTCTTGTTCTAGCATATCGAATATGTTTTCTAGTTCTTCTTCGTTGATTCCAAATTTAGAAATCATTTTATCTCCCTTTTTCAAAGAAGACTCTTGGATCTTTCTTTTTCGCTTAGAGTATTTCTTCTCTTTCTCTCTCCAATCATACAGGAAAGATATAATCCGTTGATCTTTGTTTATATAGCCGGTGATCATGGCACGGAAAAAATCAGACTGGCCGAGGTCGTCGCTCTGCAGTCTGATCTTAAGGTCCGCATGTCTTTTGTCTGTGTCAGTAAAAACTATGTTTTTTTCGTTAAAACCATAGTCAGCCATGCTTGGACCAACAAGAAGGGCAAAACAAGTCTACAATTTCTTCTTTTTCTCTCACAGCAACGCTCCAAGTCATAGCCATGTCTTTGTCCTTTTTATCAAAAGGTTTCCCACAAGCCACACAACTGTCAGGCAACTTGCCAAACAGGGCCATCTTTGTATCAATTGCTTCAGAAGACTTCTGCTTCTTTGCTGCTCTTCTTTGTTTGCGGTTCATTGGCCAGTGCTCCCTAGAGCACCATCACCACGTTCAGAGATGGCAATTGGGTACCAATAAGGATCATCGATTGATGTTTCCATAAACCGAACAGGCACTACTGGGATAACGACACCCTGTGCAATCTTATCACCGGGATTGATGATCTGCTTCATAGTACCCATGTTATGAAGGTTTACAAATACCTCACCATCATAACCAGCGTCTACGACGCAAGCACCAACCATGAGTGAGCGCTTAGCTGCGTTGCCGCTACGGTTCATGATCTGGAGCATGTACCCGTGTGGGATGCCAAACTTTAAACCAGTTGCAAGAACCACAGATTCTCCGGGTCGGAGAACAGTTTGTGCTCCGTCCTTTGGGTTGAAACAAAGGTCAAGACCAGCATCTGATGGATTTGCTCTTGTAGGAGAATGCTTGCAATGTGAGAGTGCAACGTACTCTAAAATCATTTATTGCCTCCGCGAAGAGAATCGTAGATCTTGACGAGCTCATCGATATCAACCTCAGACTTCATCATACGGTAGGCCTTAACTGTGAGACTAATCTCGTCACCAGTAAGCCAGCCCTGCTCCTTGAAGTCCTTACGGAGTTCACGCTTCTGCTCTTTGTAAGGCTCCATAGCATCCTCAATTGCCTTGAGGCTACGAATGTACTCGATCATCTTCTCAGTCTTTTCATCCATGACAGTATCTTCCTTCTCTTCGTTGTTGTATTCGTAAACGCTAAACATTTTTCCTCCTCATCGGTGTAATTCCAGCCATTTAATGACTGCAAGTTCTTTGTGCTTTGCTTCTATCATACAATCTATTTCATGTCCATAAGTTTCTATGTAATCGTACACATAATCTGAATGTGCTTGTGGTTTAATCTTTGGGTCTCCCTGCTCTTTTGGCCTACTTTCTGAGTAGTGGATAACAGGAACCACGTCTCCCCATGTGGATGCTGCTAGGGATATGGCCTCTTCTTGAGAAAGTCCTCCATCACAAAAACCATGGTGATGAATATCGTGAACAATGGGTATACCAATTCTCGAAAAAATAAGCTCATACAATTCTTTGGTCGAGTAGAGGGAGGCTTTATCATCATTTTCAACTGTTAGTCTGCTTTTTACTGAGTCTGGGAGTCTCTCAAAGTTGCGACAAAAGTTATCGCAAGCTTTTTGCTTGTCACCATAACTAGCACCAACATGAATATTTATCTTAGCCCAAGGAGTTCTTGGTAGCCCCATCTGGTCAAATGTCCAGCCATGGATGCTAAGATCCTTAATTGTGTTGCCGATGATCCTCTCATCGCCACTGGTCAGTTTGTTGAACGGTCCTGGGTGTGCTGTGATCCTGTGTCCGTGCTTCTTGGCAAAATCTCCCGATCTGCCAAGCCATTCGCAAATAGACTCAATGTTTGGTAATTGATCCCAGTTATATTCCGAGGCCCAAGGAAAAAGGTTAGAAGATAATCTAAAGAAGTTAAAACCATTTTCTTCGTTCCACTGTAGAATCTTGTACAAGTCTTTAACATTTTGCAATCCCAACTCAGAGGCATAACTAGTGCCCTCAGCCAAAAAGGTTCTCTTGATCATAGATCTATTTGTAGTAATCTTTTTGGTGCCGCGTGGAGCACCACCATACTCTTTAGGGTTGGAGAGTTGCATGTTGATACAAGCGTAACCGATTCTTCTTGGCAGCATATGACCTCCTGCCTACAAGCTAACTGAGGTCTTTTGATTAGGCAAGCATCTTCCAATTCACGGCAACCTTACCTCGGGTAGAGAATCCCCATTCTGGACTGTGGCTGGGCTTTACTATGTAGGGAGCGTTCACAACAATCTTATCACCCTTGCTAACGTCGATGCCCCAACATCGAACTTTGGTGATAACAGAGTTGCTATCCGTAGCCTCAATCTCAAAATAATCCTTACCCTTTCTGGTTGTCTTCTTCTTCACTGAACGAGGAACAAGCCATACTACCATGATCTCAGGGTCGTACTCGGAGATCGGAGGAATACAGTTTCTCTTCAGGCTCTCAAGAACATCCTCAGACATAATCCTTTCAAAAGGGAATCTTCCCGTCAAAGTAACAATGTTCTGGATCTCTTGCTCTAGAGTAAAATCTTTTTCCGGAGCATAAGTCTCAATATTGATATTGAACTTCTTCCTGTTTCGTGGCCGGTCAACAGCGACTGCAGACCAGAAATGCTTACGGCCAGTGAAGCGCTCATCCATAAACAGATCTAGTGCCTCTGCCCTAACGAGAGCATCCAAACACTTCTTGTTAAGCTTTGAGTATACAATGTTTTCATTAAACAAGAAGTCCTCAATATCACTGAAGGGTCTGTTGGCCAGGATCTGCTGAATAGCGGCAGCCCCCAATCCCTTGATAGCACTAAGCGGCTGGATAAGAGTTTTGCCATTTGGAGAGATTCCCCATACGTCTCCCGAAGTATTGATATTGATAGGCTCAATATCAAAGCCAAAAGACTTGGCAGTGCTAAGTGCTTGTTCTTTTCTCGTCTCTGGCTCCTTATCCAAGAAGGCTGCCATCCATTCAGACGGGTAGTAGTTCAGAAGCCAAGCACACTGGTACGATAGGATCGAGTAAGACACAGCGTGAGACTTGTTGAAGCCATACCCAGAGAAGTACTCAAACGTCTCCCACATACGGTTAGCAGCCTTGGCGGTAATCCCTTTCTCAACACAACCGTCTACAAACTTTTTATGTAGCTTGTTCTTTACTTCCGCTTCTTTACCAGTTCCCTTCTTGGTCAAGACCTTACGAAGCTTATTTCCTTCGTCAAGAGTAAGGTCTTTTCCAAGCTTGTGGGCAAGGAGAGCAATCTGCTCTTGGAAAATAAGGAAGCCATAAGTCTCTTGCGTAATGTCCTTGTGCATATCGTTAAAGTAGTTAACGAACTGCGGTTGCTCCTTGGCCTTCAAGTATTCCTTATCGACATCTGCTGCGAGAGGTCCGGGACGATAAATAGACGTGATAGCAGCAATATCAATGATGCTTGTTGGCTTGACCTGGACACAGAAGTTCTGAGCACCTGACTCTGTGAACTGAAAGACACCCGCCCATTTGCCAGTATGGAAGATATTTTTGTATACTTCTTGGTCTGCCAAATCCATTGTGTCGGGGTGTAGATTCTTATCGTAGTAATCCTTCACATCCTTGAACGTAGGGTTCTCGATATTGTAATGCCTCTTCAAGATATGTCGGACTGCGCCCTCAATCATTCTCAAGGTAGAAAGACCAAGAAGGTCAAACTTAATAAAGCCCATTGGTTCCAAGTGACGGACGTTCTGGCCCTCTGACCATGGAGTCTGCCTGACGTTCTTCGAGGAGATGAGAGGCATGTGGTAGTCCAAGTCCTCTGCAATCACAACACCACCTGCATGACGTGAACAGGAGCGCACCTGTCCGTAGAGAGCATTAATATGCTCGGCAACATGAGGATAAGTAAGCAAGAACTTCTGAAGTGTGGGAGAGAACTCAAGCACCTCCTCAAAGGTAGGGTTGTAAACTCCAGACTTAATACCGTGCTTTTCCTTCGCTGGGCCTGTGGCTTCTACCATCATCTTACCGGTAACGTTGTTCACCTCGGTAAATGGAATCTCATAGAGCTTAGAAATGTCTTTTACAAGGGACTTAAGTTGTAGAGTATTCCAGTTCGAGATTGGAGCGACAACGTTGTCGCCCCAACGATCAATAAGAATATCTTTAAGCTCCATCGGCTCTGCCACATCGTAGTCAATGTCCGGATAGTCTGTGGCGTCTGAGCGTAGGAAACGGGAGAAGAGCAGGCCGTACTCAATAGGATCAACCTGTGTGATGTCTAGAGCGTAAGCAACTAGAGCTCCAGCAGCCGACCCTCGGCCCGGACCCGTAAGCATCTCTTCGTTAGCAATATCGGTTACCTCCTTCATTGTAAGGAAGTATTTCGAGAAGCCACGGTCTCTGATGACTTCAAGCTCATGCTTAAGTCGATTGATATAATCTTCTCTTGTGTGGAGACCCTTAGTTCTTAGTCCTTCTAGACAAAATTTTTCCAATGCCGTATCCGCTGTTTCTCCGGGCGGAATAACAAAATCGGGTAGTCGGACGGTATTGTCAGGGAAAAAGTCTTCAATCCTGTTGTACGCAATATCGCATGTCTCCAAGATAGAACGCAGCACAAGCCTATCATCGTAGGTTGTTCCACACTCTTCGGAATACTTTTTGTATGATGCCCACATTTGGTCACCATTCTTGGGGTATAGTTCGTATCCGATTTCATCAACAGAGATGGGTAGATCTCCATCTTCTGCCCAAGAAGGTCGTCCCTTGCCTAGCCAACCCAATCGCTTGTAGAGCTCTCGGTCTTTCCAAGCATTTGGGTCGGGATAGTGAGAATCCGCCGTAGAAATGAGTTTAATCCCATATTCCTTGTGCATTTGGATAATGTACCTATTGAGGTCATGTTGCTCGGGTACATTGTTCCATTGAAGTTCGCCATACCAACGATCACCAAAGATGGAAATAAAGCGCTCGGTGATGCCACGCATAGCCTTTAGGACAGCCTCCTCGCCCTCCTCACGGTGCTCCCACATGCACCCGGCATAGACACCACCCAAGCAAGCGGAAGCTGCCACAATGCCCTCTGAGTACTTCTCTAGAAGGTCGAAGTCGATCCGGGGGTAGCGGTAGAAGTTTTCTGGTCGGTAAGACTCGGAAACCAACTTGAAGAGGTTGTTGAGGCCCTTTTGGTTTTGGGCAAGTAGAACAAGGTGGCGACGACGGTTAAGAATGTTTTTGGAACTCTTCTTGGACTCGGATTCATCCTCAACGGTAGCTCCACTCGTGTCTCCCTTCTTAATCGCACGGGCTTTCTTCTTATCTTTGAGGTTTGCCTCGTATTCCTCACGCCACTCCGCGATAGATGGCACAAAGTAGGCTTCCACACCGTAAATAGGCTTAAAGTCCTTGCCCTCCTTCTTCATCTTCTTACCGTGAAGGACTTGATGCGAAAGCCCATTCATATTTCCGTGGTCCGTGAGAGCGAGCGCCTTGCAACCATTCTCGTAGGCGAAGTTCATGTGATCTTGTGGAAAACCAAGGCCATCAAAGATTGACCCGGCTACCGAGTGTCCATGCAAGTTAACAAAATCAATTCTACTCGTCTTCATCGTTATCCACCCCTATTCTGTTCCACTCTCTGTACGAGAGAAAAAGTTTACTTGGCCTTTTAATCAAGCCTTGATGTGTTGACCCTATATAGTTAGCCCACTCGTCCCATGTGTCAATAGGATAGTGCCAAGGAAGGTCTACGACAGTGCTGTTTTCCACGTCCGTAGACCTAAATATCTTCTCTAACGAAAAAAACTGGGCGGAATATCTTTCTTCTTTGGGATACTTCTCCCTCGGCATCTGGCCCTCTTCCGGAGACTTGTATAGACCCACGCCCTCTTGCCTGACCACCCGTCTGTACCTAATAAAATCGTCTTTGTTGAACGTAAAGCCTAGTTTTTCACCATCTTTAATTGTTTTGCCTTCATATGAAAGACAAAAACCTTTTTTATTAGAGATCTCGGCTCTGTGTTTCCTTAAAATCTGAGGATCGTAGACTGAGTAAGGAAAAGCAACGTAATATCTGCTTGGAACTAGCCATCTACTCATCTTAATGGCTATCTTAAACACCGACAAGGACCCATATATGATACTCCAACCAAGCGAGTCTATCTTATCTCTATGCTTTGCATGGGTTGGGACGTAAAAAATTGGGATCGGTTTTCTTGACTCTGAAGGGTACGGATCCAAAGCTCGAAGCCACACAGGATCTTGAACCAACTCTCCTACTCGGTGCTTAATCACCGGGGATATATCATCGTTGCAAATGATCCAGATAGTCTCGCACCCAGCCCAAGCACATTCCATCACTGCTCGCTCGACGGCTGTTAGGTTTTCCCCAATCGGCATAAGAGAGTCAGGCCACTCAAAATTAAAAGAGAGGTCGTTCTTCTGCACTGGGATTATGCCTGCTAAATGAAATTTACTCACAACATCTCCGCCACCTTCTTAGTATACCCGGAGCTATTATCCTCCAGCATGTATATATCGTCAAACGACATATAATTAAAATCTATATTACTTATCTTTGGATAGATATTCTGGACTCTAGGTGTCACTACTCGACTAGCAGACTCTATATCAAGCGCATAGTGCTTATAATGTCCAGTCCTCTTTGGGTCTCTTCCGTTTCGAGTACCCCTAATACCCAGCTCCTCATAAACGCTAAGCATCTTGAACTTGACGTATGTTTCAGAGTTTGAGAAATCATAAATTTCTTCATCCTCCAAATAAGAAACAGTCACGAAATCTTTAATTTGTGACTTGCTTCTCTTTGTTTTGTAGAAGAACACATTCTTTACAAAGTCTGCATCAAACTGCAAAAAGTCGTATTCATGCTGCTCGCAAGAGTTTACGTTAAACCAATCATAAACAACGTTCTTCTTTTTAATTTGATTGATCGCTGGAGGGAGACCGTAAACATTGTGATCATCAAACACGGTAAGCTTGTCAAAAGAGAGATCTCTTCTCTTTGCTCCCTCACATCCCACGCTTAACGAGTTTGAATCTACCGTGGCAGAACGGGATTGGTTACCGAATAAAACTTTTCCGCTAAGATGGAGAACAAACAGTAGCTTTTGCCATATCTTTTGCTTTTGTGCTCCAACCCGTATTGTGTCACCACTAGTATTTAGCTGATCTGTATCGCTAATCTTCAGGAAATCAAAAGTCTGATTTTCTTCACTATAGTCGAACTCAAACGGGATTTCATGATTCAGCATCAAGATGTAGCTATCTGTCTTGAAAGCATACAACAATGCTTCAACGGACGAACCAATAACTATACGACTAAAATTCAATCTTTAAATGCTTGTACGCAAAGAGGTAATTTCTTGCTTCAAGAGACGAATCTCTTCTTTTAGTAGAAAAACCTCCATTCTTCCATTTAAGATTGATTCTTCTAGATCCGTACATCCTCCAATCAACTTATCGCCAAGGTAAATGATTGGAACAGTCTTGATTCCCGTTTCACCAATAAGCTCGTTTCTTAAGGTTGGTCTGTCAGTAACGTCTTCAATTGACACAGAAAGCTTAAGATTATTTAAAATAAGATCTTTTGCCTTCTCGCAAAAGGGGCAAGTCGGCTTTGCATACATTTTAAATTGTGGTTCTAGCATTGTTACTCCATAAAAGTGTCTTTACTCTTTGCTACTTCTAGGCGAACTCTCAGACGAATATTTGACACCCATGATAGTACCTATAATACTAAATGAGTTTGTTAGCAAGATTCCAAATAGATTTGACCAAGTATTTCCAATAAGTGTTGTATCGACACCAGTATACATAGACACTACGAAAAGACCGGTTGTTGTAAGGCCGACGCCCATAATGATCCAAAGGGCAACCGTTACGATCTGACCGATAAGTTCAAACTGTGTTTTCTTTTGAAGAACATCAAGGTCATTCTCAGCTTCTACCTTGGCGTCCTCTGCTTGCTGAAGGGCTTCGCGAAGTTCTTCCATAAGAACATCTTTTTCTTCTTGTGTCTCCAGCAACTCTTTATTCTGCTGTTGGACTTGTTTGGTCATCTCCAGACGCTTGCGACGGGTAACCTTGTCTTGCTGAAGGGCGTCTTGGACATAAGCCTCAAACTCGGCATCGCCGTCAGTATCTATGACTTTGAGAATGTTGCCTTCAAGGTAAATGTTTCTTTCTTTCGCAAGCTTTATAAGGTCATCCTTGACCCTTTCAGTCATTACAATCATTGTTATCTATAAACCTTGAACTGTGCTGTTCTGTCTTTGTAAGCAGGGTAATCCTTGTGGAATGCTTCAAGCCTTGGCTCAATGTCATCTGACTTTACAATCCAGAACTGTGCCCCTGCTTGGACTGCTTTGGCGATTTCAGTATCGTCCGCAGACGAAGAAATAATACCAATAACAACACCGTTGCCGTATTCAAAGTTGATCTTTCTGGTTAGTTCAATACCGTCAAAGGAAGAACCAACAATGTTGAGATCAACAAAAACACATTCAGGCTTTTTGTCTGGCTGGGTTTGCCATTCCTTGAATAACCTTGCTGCCTCGTCAGAAGAAGAAATGCTTTCCAAGTTCAGGGTAATGTCTAACAGAGAACAAGCGTCCTCAAATACAAGATGAAATAGGTTTTCATCATCAACTAATAAAATAGAGTTTATCATCCTTCTTCTCCTTTTCTAGATTTCATTTCTTCTTCGTACTGTTCTTTGGTATAGCGTTTGCCATCTAGGAACCATTCCTTTGAGCCGTCTGCCATAGGTCCGACGCCGTCGGGCCTCTCAATGGCAGGGCCGTCTTCACGATGAAGAAGGCCGTTTAGGTACCAGATCTTTGTGCCGTTGGCCATCTCAATGGCAGGACCATCTTCACGGTGTTGTTGGCCGTTTAAATGCCATTCCTTTGAGCCATCTGGATATATAATAGCGGGGCCGTCTTCGCGATGAAGAGCTCTGTCCTGATACCACTTCTTTGTGCCGTCAGCCTGCTCCCTATGGTAAAGTTTGCCCCTCAGGTGCCATTCCTTTCTGCCATCGGCTCTCTCAATGGCAGGGCCGTCTACACGGTGAAGAAAGTTTTTTAAGTACCACTTTTTTTCTGTGGCATTGGACAGAGCAGGGCCGTCTTCACGATGAAGAAGGCCGTTTAGGTACCACGCTTCTGAAACCCCTGGTACGACAATAGCAGGGCCGTCTACACGGTGGCGTTGGCCCCTCAGCCACCATTCCTGTATGCCGACTCGGGTTGTTTTGGCAGGACCATCTTCACGGTGGAGTTTGCCGTTTAGATACCATGCTTCAGCGCCATCGGGGTCTTCAACGGCAGGACCCCCCACACGGTGTTGTTTGCCGTTTAGGTACCATTCTTTATAACCTTCAGGCGACTCAAGAGCAGGACCGTCTTCACGGTGAAATTTGCCGTTTAGATACCAGAGCTTATGGCCCGTAAAATCAACAATTATTTCCTTACCATCACCCAGAGAGATATATTCTATCTCATCTATGATATTTAAGACCTTTTTTGGTAAGTATTTATTACCCTTCAACAAACTAGCAAGACGAACAGCGCGTTCTTGTCCGATATCTTCATCGTTTACATCCATGAATTGATGACTTCCAAAATGCACTTGTACATCTTTTTTAGAATCAGTCTTGCTTTTAAAAATAATTAAAGGATCGTCTTCTTTGTGATAATGTTCATAATAATGCAGTCCCGGCGCAGCAGTACACCATTCCGTCCCTTTACCTAGTTCGCAAGCTGCCCCTTTATTGGTTGGAATGAAAACTTTATATTCGTCATTTTCAAAGATTTTTAGTTTGCCTTGTTCAGCGTCTAAGTAATCCTTTTTTTCCATATGCTTTTTATAAGGCTCTCTAGCAGCATCTACGACTTTACCTAACTCGGAAACAGACTCCATTCTAGACAAACTTCTTTTGTCAAGAAATCTAGCTAGATTTTGCTTCTTAATTTGGAAGAAAAGTTCAAGATCACCAGTTACTTTTGAGCGAGATATGGGCCTTCCTTCCGGATCAACAAACACTTGTTTAGGATCTTTTACAAAAAGGCTGATCAGCCAGTTAAGTGCCCCAGCCTTATCTTTTTCGGTAATGTCTTTAGGTATACGAGCAAGTAGCTGTTCTTTTGCATAGTCAGGGGAAACTTCGTAACGCTTAACAGCCTTTGAAAACTTCTTTGAATCAAATCTTTTCTCAACATCTTCGAGAGAGAGTTCGTTCAAAAGTTCTTCGTTTACATATTGACGCCATCTTTCAAGTAGGAGTTTCATTTTACTTTTATCCTCATTATGGTTCCGCCTTCTTCTCGCTTCTCAGCAGAGAGTTCAAAGCCGTGTTCTTTACAAATCGCAACTGTAATGTTCAGACCCAAGCCAGTGCCTTCTTCTTTTTGTCCCTCTCTCCGGAAGTAAGGCTTGCTTAGTCTCTGGTATTCTTCCTGAGACATCCCTCGTCCGTTGTCTATGATGCCCAGTGTGTCGTCATCAACCATCATTACTTTTACATACTTGGTTTTAGAGTCGTTGTATTTCAGGCCGTTTCTAATCATATTATCTACGGCAGTACAGAACAGAGCTTCATTTACAAGAAGTGTTGGAAGATCAGGGCACAGGATAACTTGGTCTGCATAGGAAGTAGATTGAAGATACTCATCCAGTATCTCTCTGATGTTGTGTTCCTCTTTACTAAGAGTGGTATCTTCCCTTACCAAGTTAGTAAACTCATAGACGCCCTTATAAACTTTCTGAGTGTGGACAAGTCCGTCTTCAATAAGTTTCATAGGCATTTGAAGACGCTTTTCTTTTATTGTTTCGTCGTCCAGACGGCGTTTCAGAGACGAGATGCCCCGTGGAAGGTAGGTATTAATACCAGAGTGCATGTCGTGACGCAGGATCTTCGCAGCGTGTTCCAAATACGCTGTCTTTTGGCTAACTATCTCCTCCACTAAATGTGCGGTTGTTACGTCAGTTGCGATCTTCAAGACCCTATCGTAAGTACCAAACTTATTCTTAATCGGAGTATAGTTGCCGTAGAGCCATCGCTTCGAGCCATCCTTCGCAACCCTTTCAAACTTGCCTGTGATGCTGCGGCCTTTTCGTAAGTTTGCCCAGAAGTGAGCATACTCGTCACTCTCAGAGTATTCAGGAGTGACCATCTTTCTGTGAGGCTGCATAATAACATAGCCTTCGTCACAGCCCATAAGTTCACAAAAGTTAGGGTTGGCCTTTAGTATATGGCCGTCCATAGTCAAGGTCACAACTAAGTTTGAACTATTGATACCTTCGAGCTGCGAGTTGACCAGTTCCTCTTTTCGTCGCATGTTTTCAAGGAACTCTGAAATAACAACAGCACACGGAGGCATAAAAGCCATAAGGCAAAAGAGACCAAGCACTGAGATGTGATAAGTTGCAGCGATGATCTCAAATACAACCAACACTTCCATCGTAAAGAAGAGAGCCATAATGAGGGCAGAAATAAAAAGACTTATCTGTGATTGTATACTGATGCCGTTTAGCATACAGTAAATAGTTTATTTATCTCATTTGTCTGAAAACTCCGACAACAAATACTCTTTTGCGTCTCGGGCTTCCGCACCATAGTTAGCCCACTTAGCAATCTCGTCAAGAATCTCGCTGTGGTCAGCAATAGCAACAGCCTTATCAAGATAAAGTTCAATTGTTGCTTGTGCCTTAGCTTCCTTTGCTTCCAGCTCCATAATAACTGCTTTCAACATTTTGTTTCTCATTTGTCCTTCCTATTATCAATAATCATTCCAACTGCGAGGCCAATCTTGTTTTCAAGATACCATTCTCTGGGGCGGCCCTCTGCAATCTTGTCATACTCAATGTTCTTTTCTGCGTACTCAAAGACTGCTTGCTTTGATTTAAATCTCTTTATTTTCTTGCCCTTGATATAGTGGCCGTCCCACTGCCAAAGTTCCCACATTATTCATTCTCCACAAGTTCAACATCATCAAAATAATCTTCGCTTGTATATTCCGTTACGGCAAATGGGTTACCATCTGGGATCTTATCGTCCCATCTTATGACAACATAATAGAACCCTTTAGGTGCTCTATCAATCGGATGGACTTCAGTGACAGTTCCTATCCCTCTATGAAATTCATCATCAAGATGGAAAAGGCAGTCACGAACCCTATCACCGACTTTCATTCTTTAGTTTCCTTATCTAAAGGTTTTAAATGCTCTGGGAGAGCAAAACTTTCTACGATCCTACCAGTGGGCAGTTCATAACGAACATAGAAAGCCTTCCTGACAATCACGCCTTTCGCCCCCTCTATACCATATTCAGTATACTGCACCTTATCACCGATTTTCATTCTTCGCTCTCCTCTTTCTTTTTTTCGTGTAATGTCCAGTATCTTCCCGAGTCAGGTCTTGCGTGCCTATACCACCAAAGGTATTTGCCCTCGTTTACTGTAATAATACGAACCAAGTACCATCCCTGTGGATAAGCATACACAACTTGCCCAAGCTCAGGCCATGTGCCATCGGGGCGTTGTGTCAGAGGCCCGCCTCGTGTAAGATAATCGCCCTTTTTGAATTTACGATTAGGCTCTTTTGGTTCAAGAAATTGATCAGTTTCCACCCAGTATTTACATTTTCCAAACCACCAGACCAAATATTTTCCCGGTTCTATAACATCAGCAATAAAACCATCAACGTGATCTCCTTGATCAGCCGCAGGAAGGTTAAGATAGACTAGATCGTGAACTTTAAATTTACTCATTCTTCGCTCTCCTTTTTAATAGCAAGGCATCTGGGCTTCTAGATCATTAAGCTGTTCTTGCAAAATGGAAATGTCATCCGAAAGTTTAGTATAGCCGATGGATATAGCCACTCGGATTGCCATCTCTTCTTCTTCGGTAAGATCGACGTGCTTTTTGAAAATCACTGTGGCGTTCTCCATGAATGTAATCTCTTCATCCATCTTGTTGTAGTGACAGAAATCAGAAATTGTCTCAACGTCTGTCCGCACATCTTGAATAATCTTTTCTGCGATCTGTGTTGTCATCTTCATTCTTCGTTCTCCCCCACAACAACAGGGAAAAGTTCGTCACCTTTAAGAACCCAATGTCGCCTAGCAACAATTGTGTCTTGTCCAGACACATTTAAATTTGCTAAGGGTTCTTGTAGATAATCAGGCATCGAACTCCACGGAATATAGCCGATGGTGGCGAAAAGAGAACTTGGATCTCTGTCTCCTATCATATCTACATCTTGGGGTGTTAGCAAGGCATTCATAACTTCTGCCATGTGATGCGGGCATTCATAGTCCATCTCTTTGTTATTAAAAGAAATAAACTGATTGTAAAGTGTAGTTCCAACAAGGGAGCCTTCATTTGGTCTGGATTCGATCCAAATCGGTCCTTCAATTTTCATTCTTCGCTCTCCTCGTAATAAAAGACAAATGCTGACGGCGCTGTCATAGGCTGTACTGACACGATCTCATCGGCTGTTAGAGGCTTTTTCTTCCAAGGCCAGTCTCTATGAACCTTGACGCCAACGAAATCATATGGCGGGTAGAAGTAGCCCCAGATTCCCGAACGAATTAAAATCTTACGAAGCAATTTCATTCTTCGCTCTCCATTCTAACACAAATCCTTTCAGATTCACGGATTGATCTTTGAGCGTCCTGATCATCCATTCCAAATCTGGGCTCATAGCCCATCCGAACCCAAGTTACACTATCTTGCCTGCCGTCTGTATGTGTGACTTCAACAGTGTAAGATTCTGTGAGTGTATCATAAGAGCACACAGCAGTAAAGTCACCATTAGTTTCTTTCCACTCAATCATTCTTCGCTCTCCCTATGCAGGCAGCACTTGGCGTCCCGAAAAAAATACCAGCCAGCAAAAAACCCAAAACTAAAGGATGTAACAACTACCTCAATCATTCTTCGCTCTCCGATAAGCACCAACCGCAACAGGCCACAGCCCCTCAGCGATTTCTAGGCAGGCTTCAGCAACTTTTACTATCTCCCATTGTGCCCCTTCGTGTGTGCGAAGGTCAATGAACTTCATAAGGTTAGAAAGGTTTACAGTTCCGTAATACTCTGTATAAAGGTTCTGCGGCAGGACACCACGGGCTTGCTCTCGGCAAACGCCTGCTTCGATAAGTCTGTTGAAGAGCCCAAGAGAATCTGCGTGATGCATTCTGATAACTTTACTGACAGGGTGAAAGTAAGGAGCACCATGGTTGTAGGGGTCTTGTCCACTAATGATTTCTGGGTCGATCAACTCGTCAGCGTTGCTGGCTTGTCGGTTAGACTCGTGCTGCGTTCTGAACCCTTGTGGCTCGTAGAACTTGATGTTTACGTCAGTATAGCGACGAGAGATTTCGTTATAAGACCAAGTACGATGACGATGATGCTGAGAACGAACGTAGAGGGGGACAACAAACCGAAAGGTAGCAACATTATGCTCAAACGTAGAAGTGTGCCTATGCTTGACCAGATAGTTGATAAGTCTTTTATCTTTTGCATCTAGTTCTTCCTTATGCTTTCCAAAACTGACGCGAGCACTGTTAACGATAGTAAGATCGTTGCCCATCCACTCCACCAGATCAACTCTACCAATTCCATCTCCATAAAGCTCAATGCTCCTGTTCATCTTATCCTCTTCTGTTATGCTAGGTTCGGCTCCCCAATATCGAGGAATTCATAAATACTATTAAAGTGAGCCCTTGCAACCTCCCACTGCCCTTCTTCAGTAGCGAGGTACTTGGCGTCATCGATATTAACGTAAAAGCCGTTCTCTGTCAACAATGAAGGCATAGAAGTTTTTCGAAGAACATAAAAAGATTGGTTCTCCACAATCTTGCGTGGGCGCAACTCAGTAGCCTTATACTGAGTCATAAGGTTAGAAGCAATTGTACCAACGTCACCACTGTTGCGGTAGACAAAAACTGATGCTCCACGAGCTTTCTGAGAAGGTCCGGTGTTAGAACGACCAATAGCATTTGCATGAACAGAGAGGAACAAAGTTTTGCCTCTCTTATTTTCTTTATTTGCTCGTGACACTCTAGTAGACAGAGGAACATCGGATTGTTCTAGCTCTTCCCAAGTACGGTCCTCGGTAATATAGCAGCCTTCAACTGGATCATAGACTTCGATACCCTGCTTCAGGAGCATAGTCATAAGCTTGCTTGCTACTCCTCTATTAAAAACACCCTCGTAGAAAGAAAATTCTTCTGGCTCAGTGAAGTGATACTGCTTACCTGCAGTCTGGTATTTGCCATCGATCATACCACCATGGCCATAATCCAATATAACTCTGTCAAATTTCATTTTATTTCTCCAAGTTGTTTATATGTCTCTCAATATACCACTTTGCTTTTTTCAGATCTTCAGTGGTATTAAAGCTCTTCTTACCTGCTCGCAAGACATACTTAATTACATTTCCAAGAGAAAAATTTAGGTCATATGCTTCAATAATTTTGATAGCTTCATATGTATTTTCTCTCCCGCCATAATGGTCAGGATGGTCAACAGCCTCTTTTGGCATGTCATAAATATCTACATGTTTGTGTGTCATTATATCCTCAAAAGTTAAAAGCCCCGGCAGAACCGGGGCTTCGTTCGTTAGCCAATCAATTTAAAGAATCCTTGATAAGCTAAACAATCAACAATTGATCCTCCTGAGCCTTCCGGAACAGTAAGCGTCGGGTCGCCTCTAACAGACTGAAGAGAATATGTAAGGATCTCTTCAAACCGGCTAGGGGCCATCTCTGCATGTAGCTGCTCGTCTTCGAGACAAATTCCAACAAACAGATCTAGAAGTGCTTGATCACCGCCCAAACCAATCTCCTCAAGCGCCGCAGAAAGAAAAGGAGCCAACATAGATGCCGTGATTGCTCCGTCCTCTTGGTGGTCTTCCGAGCCTACAAAAGCCTCATAGAAATCTCGGGTCAACATAATATCAAAACCGCCATCCTCTGAGCGGATTAGTCTCCCAACTCCAACCATATCTGACATATTTACCTCCTTATGCAGATGCGTAGTCATCTAGAAGCTTCTTAAACTTCTCTTTTAAAAATTCATTGATACCCTCAGGGGCATCAACTAAAACAGGTATAGCACCTATTCCTTCTTCCGTCCACTTTTTAGCTAGTTCTTTGCATTGATGAACACAATCGTCAAAGTGAATATGTATTTTATTTTTCTCTAATGTGCCAACTTTACTTCTATTTGAAGTATAGAACACTTTTCTTACTGGTAGTTTCAATTGAAACACTAACTCTTCTGGTGCAGGAGAGTTATCATGTTCGGGTAGTCTGACACCTCTTATCCTGGCTGTAGTGATATAAATTTCACAGCCCTGATCATACAAGTCCCTCATGATTTTAATATTTTCATGATGAGGCTCAGTGTAAACTGCGTCTACAGCGTACCCAGCTTCATTGTATAAGTACTCATATCTAATAAGTGTGTTATCGTAGTCAAAAGAAATCTTAGGCGCGTTCACTATCCCCCCAATAGCTATGTTTATCTTAGCTCTGCCATTACGTGGCTGGACTCAATCAAGTAGAAATCACCCTCATCTGTCACAATCTGCCTAATAACATGGGTTGGAACAACAAGTTTACTACCTTTGGTAAACTTTTCTGTATCTGTCAATACGGTCACAACCTTATAAGGGTTCTCAGCAGCCTTATAATCATCAGGCAGAAGAACGAAAGAATCACTTTCTTCTTTTACTTCCATAGATACATGGACAAATCCATTTACAGGTACAACATTCATCTTAAACTCCAAACCTATCTAAAACTTTTTCATGTGTTCTGTATTCCCTATCGCTCAGGAACACTGTTGTCAACTTATTACAGTTTTTACATCTGAACCGGATTGCGACATGCCCAATAGTCGCCTCAATGTGACTAGTGGGCATATAAGAGTGCTGCTTTTCACCTACACATTTGGTTAAAAGCTCGTGTTTTGGCAATAAATGATTAAAATTCATCTCCTCACCTCCAGAAAAAATATAATCTAGAAGTGAGGAGATGTCAAGCTAGTTTAAGTAAGCTCGCAAGCTCCGCCTGCGCACGCCAATTCACCAGAGAGGTCGGTATCGTCCTGAGTCTCAATAATGTTTCTCAGATCAACCCCAGCTAGACTCTTCATCAGCATATTATAGGTTTCTTCGTCACAATCCTCAAATGGAGCTTGCTTATAGCTGTGTTCAGAATGAGGCAACACAGAAAGTCCGTTGTAATGGTCACGGTTTTCCCACATCCATTCGCCTACTAGAGCCCACTCTTCTTCTCGGATGGTAACAGTGGCACTCACATTGTGAGTATTTTGGCCCTTACGGTGCCCTGTCCGAATCCACTCCACGCTAACCCTCTTGACTCGCTCAAGCATCTCTAGAGCCGTCTCAGAGCGTGTGATGGCACCTTCTGGAGCCTTCTGCGGTGCAGAGATGACAGCAGTGTCATGTGGACGGAAGAACTCATCCTCGATTAATTCCGGGTGGTACTCCGAGAGGTAGCCATAGATGGCCTCGTTCTTTCCAACTCGTACACGACGAATATAGTAGTCGTTGTGCCAAGCGTGAATGCCTGAGGACGTTCCAAGCGTTAGAGAAGTTGTGCCTGCTGGTTTGACGCAAGTTGTGCGAGCAGCTGGTCTAATCCCTAACATGGCTGCTACCCTTGCGTTCTCCTGATTGACAACTTCAGCAGCGGCCTTCATATCAAGCCCAAGAACAGCTCCGGAAGCGATACCAGTCATGGAGACTCCAATAAGAGCATCCTTCTCAGTATTTCGCTGCCAAACAGGACGTAGGTAATGGAAGTCAGTGTAGCTTGCCTGAAGTGTTCCAATGAACGCTGCTGCTCGTACACGCTCCTCTAAATCCGCCTGATCCTTGACATTAGAAACATTCACCTCTGTCAAATTACAAAATTGGTAAGGTCGGAGAGCAATCTCGCAGCATGGGTTGGTTCCCCAATCCTTGTCGTATGTGAAGTAGAAACCTGGCTCGCCAGCGCCAGATGCCTTAACACGATCCCAAAGATCCATAAAGAATTCCTTTGTGACCTTGTGACGCATGAGGACAACAGAGTTGTTTGCACGACCACGCTGTGGGTTGGTCTCCCACCAGTTGCCAGATTTGGCAGCAATCATCTCATCGTCGTCAGCAGAGAACAAAGAGATAAGAGCAGCACGGCGGATACCGCCTGCTAGAACTGCATCGGCAATGTGACAGACAATATCATGGACTTCAATAGGAGTTAGCTTCTCGCCATTCTCTTTTCGGTCGAGGATACCCTCAACCTTGACTAAGCATTCCTTAAGAGGCTGTGGGCCGGGTGCCTTTCCACCTGATGTTACAAGTCGCGCACCTTTGGGCCTGATGTCCGAGAAATCGAAACGCAGCTTTGAAGTACCGTTAAAGTAAGAAAGAATAAGTACCTTTACAGCATCTGCCCAACCTTCGATAGAATCCCCAATGAGGTAACGACGAGTTCGCTTAGGATTTGGACGACTAATCTCTGGAAGCTTATCGACGTGATGCGACTGCACCGAGAACCCGACTCCAGTACCGCCAAGCAGCAAAAACATAGCCTCAGAGAAGGCGCGAGGGTCATCAATCGGCATGTAAGCACAGTTGAAAACTCGGTTAGGAGCCACTTCAATTGGCTTTCCACCAAACTGCATTGAACGCATAGAGGGTAGAACCATCTTGTCATAAACAAAACTGTATGCGTGCTCAATCTGGTCTTCCCAAACAGGGAACTTCTTGATGTGCATCGCCTTGTTTCTGTCTACGATTTCTTTAAACGTCTCGCGACGAAGAAGGTCTTCTCGGTACTTTGCGTACTTCATGTGAACAGTGATATCTGATAGTATCTGTGATGAAATTTCCATTTTATGCATTCTCCCTTTGCTGCTGTCTAAATTTCTTGTATTTCTCTTTCAGGACATCTGCCTGACTCTTAACACTAACTTCTTCTGCCTCTTCATCGCTTGGCGGAAGAACTCTAATTTTTACATTGCTAGTATCCATAAAGATGGGATAGACGAGACCGTCAGGCCCATTTCTATTTTTAGCGACATAAACTCTACCAGAATTAGAAGTCTTGTCGTCAGCAGTTCTAGATACCGTGTAAATAAAATCTGCGACGAAACACTTACTAAATGCTTCTGAAATTGATTCCATGGTAATGACCTCTGCATTCAAACCAGAACGGTTTGTCTGAGATGCAGTCCAAACTGGGCAGTTGTAATCCTGAGCGATACCGCGAAGTTCTTCGTAGATTGACTCTAACTCAGTTCTTTTCTCTTTTCTGTTTACAACAGGCCTCAAGAGGTCCCCGTAGTCTACGATGATAAGGCCGGGATCTATACCACGGTTAGAAAGCTTTTCCAAATGGTTTCTAATGGTTCTGGTTGAAGCGGACTTGGTTGGGTACTCTTTTACAATAAGTGTGCCCTTTACCTTCTCTACTCTTTCATAAATCAGTTCTTTGAACGATCTCAAGTCGTTCAGTGGCACCCCTGTGATGCAAGAATCGTATCTTGATGCAATCGTGGTGTCACTAAGCTCAAGCGTATAGTGAACAACGTTAACGCCGTTAATCAAAGCTTGAGAGCCCAAGTGAGTAAGGTGCATAGACTTTCCAGCACCGGTCGGAGCAATCACGACACCTAGCTCACCAACACCAAGACCACTTTGACAGATAGCGTCCATCTCAGACCATCCTGTAGATACAGGACTGCGGGCCTTCAGCTCAAACCTCTTCTCAAAGTCTTTTAAGTAATCGTAGCCAAAATTAGAATCACTTCCCAAAATAAGAGCGTCATTAATGATCTTAGAAATCTCATCAAAGGAAGATGATTGAAGTAGGTCTACTGACTTTAGCATCGCACCCTTAAGCTTCTGCTTCCGGCAGAAATCAAGAGACTTATCTTTTACAAAGTCTGTCTCTCGCACAGAGTCCATGATCTGAATTCTTGCAAAGTAATCTCTGACTTGTTTCTGAAGCATGTCATTTTCTTTCTCCAAGTCAGACTTGAGAATAGTCATCATGATCTTGGTGGTTGGATGAACGCTGTACTTCTCTCTGTAGTCCATGATCTTGCTCACGAAGAGACGAAGATATGATAGCTCTAGAAAGGTAATGTCAAATACTTCAAATATCTGATCTGCGAACGGCCTGTCTTCAAGAATGAGGTAACAAAGTACCTCTTGGAAGTTCTTACCAAAATGACTAAAGTTTGTTTTTTCCATGATTCCCCCTCTCTACTATTAACCTACTGTTTTTCGTTGGCAACTATCTTTCTCATGGCGATTGTGAGGTCCGTGTTATCCCACTCGCCAAACCCATCTTCTAGCATCATTTTCCTAAGCTCAGTTAAATTAAATTCTATGTCTGCATTTTCTAGTATGTAGTTGATCTTTGATTTAACAGTAGGAGATAACGATGGACTATAGAGTTGCATCAACCTATAGTTGTTCTGTATCAAACTGACGTTTTCCAGAATTCTATTATGTACTACTAACTTCTTCTCTTCTTCTTTGCATGCCTTTACGATATCTTCTATTAAGTAGTCTTCGTTTTCTATCATGAAAGGAAATCTTTTAGATATCGTTTTCAGCCCAGCGCCTTTAACACCCTTTAAGTTGTCTGAAGGGTCACCGGCAATGGCTCTGGCAAGAGCAAAGTTTACAGGATGAATGCCGTGTTGTTCAATAATCGAGTACTTGTTTAAGACTTCTTTTTGAGTTGGCCTATAAATGACCGTCTTATCGTCGCACAATTGGTAAAAGTCTTTGTCACTAGAGATGATAATCTTTTGCCAGTCTGCCAGTCTTTTGTTTTGCACCAGATATGAAATAATATCGTCAGCTTCTACGTCTTCGATACAATACTGAATTACAGCAAGTTGATTTAGATACTCAGAAAGCCTGATCTGTTGCCATATCTTGTTGTCTTGTTCTTCCCTCAGAGTCATGTTCCTTACTTCTCTGTTGAGTCGAACAGGGGACCTACCAGCTTTATAGTTCTTGTTAAGAGTCTTTCGCTTTCTTGACCCTCCGCCACAGTCCCAAGCAATTATAACCTTATCAGGCTTTATCTCTCTACAAAGTTTCTGGAGTGTTTTCAGAAAACCTTTAAAGCCACCAATTGGGTGGCCATTTGTAGAGAGACTTGGGTCTACTATATATGACCGCAGATATATATTCATGCAGTCTATTATCATTGCCCTTTTCATTTTTCCCCCAGAAAAAACGGTGAGGGTGGGATTCGAACCCACGGAGGGCGTTAACCCTCACCGGTTTTCAAGACCGGATCCTTAAGCCACTCGGACACCTCACCTAATACTATTAGTCAGGAAGATGAGCGTCAACATCTTCAAATGCTGTGATATCGCCCTTTCTATCCTTATACTTTCCAATAACTTCAAGATCCATCAACTCCTCAACTCTGCTTCGGAATTTTGGATCTTCTAGAAGTTTCATCCACTTTGTAGCTTGGAATCTCTGTTCGTCGCCATTGTCGTAAACAAGAGTGTACCAAGCTCCGCTTTGCTTAATGTATTCTGATCCTTTGATAGCCTCAAACCAAGATTCCTCGTCCATGATTCTAACTTCATCATCTCCCCAAGTAATCTGGAAAGTGCACTGGCGGCGTTCAGTGCCGAACCGAGACTTCTTAAGAGTAGCCTTAACTTCCGAACCAATCGTAAATCCATTGTCGTCAAGAACAAAAGAAGCCTTAGACTTACGCTTAGTTAACCAAATACGGAGAGAAGACGCATAAACAACAGACTTACCTCCCGGCGTGGTCAGAGGCTCAGACATGGCTTCCATTCTTTCGGCGTGGGTGGAAGCAATCTTTTGCTTTAACTGGTTTAGACAAAGCAATGTACATTTTGCATTCGCAAGAGGAATAGTAAGCTTTTGAAATGCCAAAGAAAGAGTTCTTGCTTTTTTGCCAACCGAGGCATTTGGATTGAAGCTACCCTCTTTATCAGAGTCCGTTGGGGTGTTTGCAATCGAGTCCCAGATGAAAACCATAGGCTGATCCATCCCAATAAACTCTTCGACCATCTCCAAAACTTGCTCTACAGTAATAGCTTGAACATACATAAAGTATTCAGGACTAGTATCTATACCAGCTTTGGATAGGAACGAAGGATCAATCGCACTCTCTGAGTCGAAGTAAACAACATACTGGCCCATCTTCTGAGCGTTTGCTGCAATGCAAGCGGCCATGTAACTCTTGCCAGTTGCGGAAAGTCCAGCAATCTCAGTAATCTTGCCCATAGGGATTCCTGCTTTCTTGCCTTTGCAAATGATCGAATCTAGCCATCGTGAACCAGTTGGGATCCATCCCTTAACCTCTGTTGGGTTCTCTTGTGTCAGATCATGGGCTACCTGCATTCCGTATCGCTTATTCATTCTCTTCATCATATCGCCTACGGATACGGAACCAGTCTTTTGCTTCTTCGCCACGTTACCTCCATAAAATAAAAAGACAGGACACCTATATTAGATGCCCTGCCGTGTGTCAATCAGTTTTCAGTGTTTTCTGAGACAATCTCTAGTGTGTCTTCATCCTGGGTAGGAGGGGTAACACTTACTGTTGGCACGGTGGTTGGTGCATGAGTTGTTGCAGCTACATCTGCTCTCGATGTATCGCAGTCAGCAAGGATAAGGGCAATGAAGAAAAGCCCTACAGCTGCTAGACCAACCTGGACTCTACGATCTTGTAGAGCCGACATGATGTTAATGTTTATCATTTTATTTTTCCTTTATCAAAAAAATTAGGCACCTGTTAAAGAAGCTTGGGATCGCTTCTCAGCCCGTGCCTACCTGCGGCGGGGGGAATCAAATGGTTGCGCTACTATTTAGTAGTTCGTTTAGCTTATCGTCCACACTATTGAAGGAATTGGACTCTTTTTTAGCAGAATTATCGCCATAACGCTCTGTCTCTCCACCATCAGACTCGCTTGCAAGCCACTCGTCTAGCATTTGGCCAACCTCGTCTGGGGTCTTGCGAGACTCTGCGAATGCCTTGTCGAAGTCTGGTACAGTATGAACCCAATCAGCCATCTGATCTTCGTTACTGCTCAAGGGAGACGGACGACGACGCGGTGTAAGGCTTGTCTGTGGGTAGGAAGCTCCAGGAGGCTTGCCGTACTTGAGAACGAGGTCAGTGCCTGTCTCAGGGTCTGTAATGTCCCCATAGTCCTCGTTCATGACAAGGTCGAGAAGATCCTTGTATGCTGTCTTGCCATAGCCCCAGAGACGAACACCCTTCTCTTCCTCACCGCGAACAATAACTGCGGAGAAGAATCGCTGGCGTGCCATGAGGTTCTTGGCCATCTTGACAGAGTCATCAGTGCCTTCGTTAAAAAGCTTACGGACAAAATCATCGAGTGGGTCTGCCTCGCCGTAGTTACGCTTTGGCGAAAGGAATCCACGATTGTTGCCAAGGTTGTAGTGGAACCAGAACTCCTTGAAGGGGTCGCCGTCCGCTACCGGAAGAATACGGATGGTCTGCTCGCCATCGGTAGGCTTCCAAAAAATGCTCTCCTTGCGAGCGTTCTTGCCCTCAAGTCGATCCAACTTTGCTCTCATCTTATCTAGATTGATACCCATTTTGGTACTCCTATTGTTATGTGGGTGGTTACCCTATAGTTACGCAAGAGGTATTCTTACGCACTAACTATTTAAATTAACTTTCCTTCATCATAATTCACTTCGACAATATTGCCAACAAGTGTATTATAATTTACAACTCTAAATGCGTTCTTTTCCAAATCCCAGACAAGCTCTCGACCCTCAGACAGAGTCTTTTGCTTTCCGGTGCCGGTTAGTTTACCATTAACGAAAGAAGATGGCAAGTCTTTTATTTTCGAAAAGATCATTTGCCTGATTGAACCATCAGACTTACGAAAAGAAACCATATACGCTTTCACCTACTCCCCCTGTACCTTAGATGTTCTGTACATCACATACCCATAGTCTGTCTCGTACTCGGTGGAGTATATCCTATACGATATTTTTGTCAACCAGGTTTCTGTTTTTTCTTCCATATGGCCTTCAATGGTAGGTATAACCTTTGATTCACTCATGAGCACACTGTTTCTAAGAGCGTACTGGTAGTCCTTTTCGCGAATAAGGTCAAGATCAAAGAGCATTTGTTCTTTAGATGTCTCCGGATTCAGTATACCGATTGTTGTTATTGCACACACATCATCTTTGTCTTCTAAGACGCCGTAAACATGTTCTGTTCTGTTGAAAATATTTATGAAGTGTAGAGTAGATACTATGAGCTCGTTAATCTTCCTGTAGTATCCGATTACTGGTAAGTCCCCTACGATCTCCGCAACTTTTTCATTGCTAACAATAACAACTTCTTCCAGAAGCCCGGATCTAGCATACTCTTGAAGAATACCAAAGGTTGCTCTTTCTAGAAGCTTTTTCTTCCCTGTTAAGGTCTTCTTGTTTGGGCTAATATACAGAATTGTTATTCTCTTGTTCTTTATTTGCTCTAGGACTCTGAGAGCCATCCCGGAGATATTGCCTGATCCTGCTATGATGAACAGTACCTCGTCACCAAAACCAGAAAAGAAATCGTTCATAACCGGAACATTAGATTCGTAATCCTCAGCATTTCTTTGCTGACCTACAGAAAAACAGCGATCTCCTTCAATACCCACATCAATCTTATGGACTGTGTACTGTGGGTATCTCGAAAAATGATCCGCAATATTACATGCTGCTGTGCCAAGTCCTACTACATCCATTCGAAATTCCTCATAAAAATTGGTGTGCCCTCTCCCATGTATGAGCAAACAACATTGAATTCCATCCACTCTACTGCGTCATGGTAAGACATTCCCTGCGTTATGAGTATATCCACGCACTTATCGTAGTCGTAGATAACTACAGGGTTCTTTGGATACTGATTCCCGTAGCCAATTATAGCATCACCTAGCCCATCTGCTATTAGTGCTTCCTCGTTGATAGATGCAATCTCTTCTGGTGTTGGCTTCATTTTCTGGTCTCCATGTTTCCAAAGTTAGCCCCGACTGACATATTGGTCAAGAACTCTGTGCCCCTATAAGTAGAGAACTGTTTCTTAAGTTCCGGCAATAGATGTGCATCGTCGTATGACATGTCGATCACTACAGAATCGTGAATTGTAAAGGCAATGTGTGACTTAACCTCAGTTAACATTTTGTGCAGCTTTACCATCTGCCTCAAGACTATATCAGCGGCAGTGCTCTGGATTAGGTACGACAAGGCATGGAACTTATCAGCCTCTATCGATCTTCCGAAAGGATTGATAATTCTTTGGCCATCCCAGTACCTGTCAATGATTTCCTGCCTGTTATATGCACGCTCGGATAAATGATCGTCAGACTCTAAGTTGTAAAGCCAAGAAAAGATTCTTGTTTTAGCTTCGTCTCTGCTGCCAGCCCCTCGATAAACATTTTGAATATTCCACTCATGGATATCGATGTTGGGCTGCTCTTTATCCATAAGATAGAGTAGAACTCTTAGTTCAAAAGCATTGTAGTCAAGCTCTACGAAGAAATCATTAGTAGGCCGGATAGCACTCCGAAACTCCTTATTGATGTTCAGGATCGGAAAACTGTTTGGCCTAGTAGTGAGCCTCCCTGTCCTAGAGCCAAAGATATTATACCTGACGTAGGGTGCCGACCTCTTGACACTACGAAGCTTACTACGAGATGGCTTAGAGAGATCCGCTAATCTAATGCTATCTTCGAAGTCTAAATTTAGTTTCCTATTAGAAATCTCTTGTGTTAGTTCGTGCAGTTGCTTTAAAAACTTATACTCTTTTGGCTTCTTGAAGTTCTCAAATACATGTGCTGCAACCTTGTTTTTGATTTCACAAAATCTCTTCAGAAAACTCTCGGGCACCAAATCGTAGAAGCAGTGCTGATTCAGGTCTAGCTGTGCTTCCATCATCGAGAGTGTGTAGGCACGCAGCAAGTCTAAACATTCGGTCAGCTCCTTGGTCAGGTGCTCAGGACAAACATCCTTCAAGCTTGACTTCGCGTAAAGGTAAGCGTACTCGATATCGTATCCCTGCAAATAAGCAGGTGCAGTCCAGCTGTGTGTCATAGAATCACGGTAAGACTCGACAAACTCACCATCTTCGTAGAACGCAACACACTCGTTTTTATCGTCTAACGTTTGGAACAGCACACTAACTCCGCTAGTAAATCGTCTTTCTAGACTCTGCTACCGAACGGTCTAGCACTTCCTGCAAGTCCTGTCCAGAAGCTTGTGCGTTTTCTAGCTCCAACTCTGAGGCAATATTGAGACTGTTGTACGCCCCTCTGTCGTTTAAAAACCCTTTGAACTGCTGATCTATGTACGACATCGCTGACTGCATTCCTAGAGAGTCAAGATATCCCATAGCATTGTTCTTTATTTTATTTATTAAGGCTTTTTTATACCGACTATTGGTCTCTCTATTTCTTAAATCAATATATAAATTTAATCTAAATTTATTATCATACTTAAAGTCTAGTTCTTCTTTAGTCAACTTCTTTCTTCGAGTGACATATCTATGTATATTAAAGCCATCTACTTTTTCATTCTGAATAAAAGGTCTAAATGTAACAAATCTATTATAAAAAGATAATAGATAATTCATCATATATTCTATATCTCTATTGTACGATACATCATAGTAATCGTTGAAGACTTTGTCTTTGTTAGAATCGTACTTCGCCATGTAGCTTTCCATTTCTAGTGAGCCGATGTTAGCACAGACTCTCCATGGGACGTTAACATCAATTAAAAATCCATGCTTAGCACAATTCTTTATAAAGAAAGTATAACTTGGTTTATCAATAAGTTCTGTTATTTTTTCTTGATCCTTTCCGTAGTCTAGATTAGACATCTCAACGAATAAGCCAGTCATGGATAGGGGAGAAAGTTTACTAGAAACAAATCCAGTAAGAGTAAATGGATTATTAGTATAATTTTCAAAGAGCATCTCCATAAACAGATCAACAAAAGATTCAAAATCATGAATTTGTTTTTCTTTTTGAATTAAAATAGGATGGATAGTATCTCTTAATAATCTCACATTCTTTTCATAGTCGAATAAAACATTTGTATAACCTTTTACAGGTACCAAAGAAGATAAAATCTGATCTTGTCTAGATATCTTCCCGTTGCTCAAGGCTTGGTCATAGCTTTTGAGGAAACCATTTATAGCGTCAGCAACAAAGTCAAGAACAAATAAACTTTCACCACCATCTAGTTGAACAGTTTTTATTTTAGACTCTTTTGGAATCATAAACTCGTGCAATCTGTTTATTTTACCGTAATACATATTTTCAATAAACCAAAAGTCCCTAAAAACTCCTGGATACTCTGCTTGAAGTCTTTTACTGATTGCTTCGTTTCTATATTTTGCTCTTTCATTAAACAAAATTCTAGAATTGCTCAAACTATTGCTGCCTATGAACTTTCTTATAGACATTACTTGTCCTCCCCAGTATTAAGTAATGCATCATTTAATTGTTCTTTCGCTTTTGCAAAGAAATTATCTTCGCAGGACTTGTTAACAAGCTCTGGTGGAGTCGGGCTCTTAACCAGATTTTTAGGTCGGCCATCTCCACTTTTAAAAAATAGAGCAGACACTTTAGTGTTAAATCCGGAGGTGTTTATTGTATTATCAATTCTTTTGATCTGGTGGTAACCACCAATTCCAAGAATGTTCGATGGAGACGGAGTCTGATTATCAGAGGGGTCTCCCAAGAGGTCTGACCCTAGACCTCTTGTGTTCAGGTAGATATAGCTTCCTGGCCAAAATAAAGCATTCCCATACATCTCGGCAGTAATTTCGAAATAATTTGCTAGTTGAAGGTCCGGTAACTCTCTGTTTTGTTGTACACGAGTAGCTCTCAAATATTTAGAGGTATTACTAGCCTTACTAAATGACACACTTTTCAACAGTCCACGATCTAAGCCACTAGTTACATGGTAAACTCCTTGTGCAGCATCTCTACGGAACCTAGTCTCACCTTCGCTCGGCGGTCCCAAATCTGGGTCTTCAGTATTGGCATAGATTACAAGGTAAGTATATCTATCTCTTAGGCTCTTTTGGTTTCTTGTATCAAAAATGAATGTACTATTATCTGGGTTGTCAAAATCGATCTTAAATTGGTCAATGTCTAACAATCCCGAACCATTTTTTGAATTCATCTCTACGTTTTGGGAAGAATCTTTTGATTTTCTATCTTTTTTACGACCATCAACAGACCCCTTTACGTTGTATTTTGAATCTAGTTGATCTGTCCCTCCACTCCCAGAATCAACTCCCATAATATCAGTTGCTAAGACAACATTTTTTCTGTCTAATCCAAAATTACATTCAGGCCCAAACGCTTCAAACGCTAAGTCTTTTACAACGTCTCTTGTAAACAGATAGAGAGGATAAGCTGTTCCTGATTCTATCCCTGTTGGCATTTTTTTAGCCATGAAATCTACAAACAGGTCAACCGATATGGGAATATCCGCTATATTTATTGTTATGTCTTGCCCATTATTATCCCGGAAAGTAACCGGTCCCATAATATATTTAACATTTCCAAGATAAATATCTTTGTCTTCGCCTTCAAAAACATTATCCAAAGCTACAGCAAGCAAATCTCCTAAGAAGAAATACTGAACCATGCGTGTCTCTGGGTTTAATAGCAAGTCTCTGTCATTTTTCAGTCTTTCATCATTAAAGGGATCATTTAAAACTTCTACTACTTGATTCTTTTTAAACTCAAGCATGAGCCTCGCTAAATCTAAACTGCCTGCAAGCTCCCCTGTTAGCGAGCTGGCTGTTTGTGTAGCTATAGCATTAATCTGCTCTTTGACCTCTTCGTCTGTTGGTGTGCGTAATATTAGCGAGTAAATAAGATTAGATTCTTGTAATTTTCTTAAGAGTGTGGATTGAGAATTTTGTATATCTCTGCGGACATCCTTGTCATAAGAAGCTTTCAGTTCTCTTGTCTGTTCCGCAGAAAGACACCTTTCACTGCCTCCATCAGGCTTTTCAGGGTCTACAAGTTTTTCACTTCTTACTAATTTATCAAAGATGTTTTTTCTTTGTTTTCTTTTTTTTCTTGTTGCTTCATCGGCAAGAACATCTGAGCCCCGAGCAAGAGTGACTGCTTCTAATCTTGGATAAAAATCTAGTACCACCCTGACAGAGCCGCCTTGATCATCTTGAATGTCAATATCATAGTCTCCTACAGAAACAATCGTTGTGAGTTGCATTTCTTTTATCGCACTTACTAACGCTGGTTCTAAAATACCTCCGCCTCCACTAGCGCCCCATCCAACAACTATTTTTAAGGAATAATTATTTGGATCGTTTATTCTACCCGCAGTTCCTAAAGATTGCAGGAGAAGGTCTATGATTCTATATCCTCCCTCAAATTCTACGCCGTCTTGATCAAAGCCTCTCCTTGTTTTAAAAAGTTCGTTAAAGTTTTGAGCATAAATAGCTAATTTTCCAATTACCTGCTTTTTTGCTACGTCTGGGTTAGGACCTATTAGACTATATTGAAGATACTCAATTCCAACTCCTACACCTCTTTGTTCTCTACTATTAAGCATGTCTTGTAAATCAGTTATTGGATCTACAAAAGAATTAAATTTGATTTCCACCTCTCTCGGTGGTTTATTTTTACCTTGCGGGTATTGCTTATAGATTCTAATAGTGGGAACAAGCTGAGAAAGTTGCCAATGCCTAATGCCCAAGAACTCTAGGGCACCCCTGGTCATCCGCAATCTGTTCATCATTGTGGCAGGGTCTGTTGTAGTTATTTTGTGTATCCTGTTGTACCTTATCTGATCCCTACTCAATGACTCGTCTGCCGATCCCATAAAGAAAGATGGATATTTATCTCCTTTTGGAGCACTGCTTTCTTTAAGAATCTGCCTTAAGTTTGATATAACGATACATTGATCGTTCAGATCTACTACTTCATTTGCTGCTTCTGCGTCTTTATCAGTTGCACCTCCATCTTTTGAGGTTGAACTTTCTTCCTCGCCCTTTTTTCCTTTTAGCTGTTCAAGAGTTTTCTCATCTAAAACAAACTGCTCCAATCCGGGACAGTCGTAGCTTTCAGAATTACCAACTGTTTTATTTTGTACACCTTTTTCATCTAAGAGCCTGTTGAACGCAGCCTGGGTCTCGCAGCGCCAAATGCCATCAACACCAAAGTCTGGGAGTACATCACTTGGCTGATTCGTTCTACCTTTAGAATCTAGCTCGTTAATCATTAAGATTTGAAGATCTCTGACTCTCGGATCTCCAAACTCGCCATCTACTGGGTTATTGTTTATAGCAAACCCTGTTTCTTTATCGTAAATGATCGAAGGATGTTGGGGGTCGTCACGTCCTGTACCAAACCCAAAAGGCTCAGAGACGTCAATATCATATAGACTAAGATCAAGCCCCTGTGGGACTTGCGTAACTTCAGATTGTTGTTCGTTCGGCACCTGCTGTCTTGGGTCTACCGATTCTCTGTCTGACATCCTAAACTCCTAGATATATTAACACTTGTTCTAGAGGGTGTGGTATATAGATTATATCACCGTATTTTACGTGACTTTCAGTTGGAGTTCTGTTGTACCAAGCTATCACCCACCACTTAGTAGAATCGCCATAGTGATCGTGAGCAAGCTTAAAAAACCTATCTCCTGTTTTCCAAACATGGCTTATGACAGTCAGAGAAGCAATTTGATCTTTTGTTATGTGCTTCAAGTTTGGTGTTGTATACTGCTGAATGCCTTCTACTCCACGTTCTTGGAACGTATCTTCATACATTCTTTTGTTGTTAAAAAATTTAGTTCTACCAAAATATCTAGACATTAGTCATTTCCCCCTAAAACTTCATCATTTGCTTGTTCTATTGTAGGGTTATCGCCAACAGTGTTTGTGCCAATTATAGTATTTGCTCTCTGCAACCCTGCTGACCACGGGAAAAGAGCAGCATCTGAGCCCCATTCGGGCGCTGCGTTTGAAGCATTCGCTTCTCTTCTTTCGTTGACTTTGTTTACATCTCGTTTTCTTTCCTTACCGTTTCTCCTTCTTTCCGAAAGCTGGACGGCTTCTGCCTTTTCCCAACCAAGAGTATGTTGATGTAGGACATTAAAGTTTATAGAAAGTGTAATAGCTTTGGGGAAAAGATTTTTTCCAGGGTCAAAGAATCCCTCGTCTATAATAGGGTTCCAAGCATAAGAAGTTATCACTCCCAATAGACCAGATGTTCGTACATCTCCAGCTGGGCCTCTGGAGGCATCAAAGATTAAGTTAGCAAATTTAATCTTTATTAATGGACCTTTTGACATAGTTGAGGCGTTGTCAATTTTAGAATACTCGGGATATAACATTCTAGCTAATGTAGAAGTTTTAACTAAGTTTGCTTCTGCGTCTTGTAGATCAAAGGCCGGGACTACCCACCCAAGTTGTATCGACCTGCTGGTTCCACGAAATGTCTGAATGGGATCAGGACGACCAAGTGTTTGGGACTGGGTCCAAGCACTGTTAAAGGTCTCAGAATAATTCTTTAGAAAAGCCTTAAAAGCAACATTAGCACCAGAAAAAGTTTGATAAAATTCTAAAACTTGACCTTTTGATTCTAGGACATCAGATGGATCTGTGCTAAATGCAACCATTACTACATACCTCCAGTGCTAAATTCTGCGGCTATCTGTTGTGCCAACTGGCTTCTGTCTAGATAAACATGGACCTGTATATTAGAAATAGAGTCTACAAGAGCTTTTTTCATCTCTTCTCTTTCTGCTTCTATGATTCGAGTAAGCTGTGCGTTTACATCAACACCCGTAAGACTATCTACTTTGTCTGTCAGAGTCGTGATTGGATTTTTTCCTGCCTTCTGTAAGATTTTTTGTACAGCTTCATTTGTTTTTACAGCCTCTAAACTTATCGCTCCCATCGTTTCTCTGAGTGTCGCTGCTCCTGTGATAGCTTTATCGAAAGTTACATCTTCAAGTATTGATATTTGCTCTGCCACGCCGTCCACAGAAAGCCCTAGTCTTCCCATAGCTGTCGCCATAGCCCCAGGATCAGTGCCCTTCCTAATACTGTCAAGAAGCTCAGTGTCTGTTTTAGCAGCTTGCATTCCCAGTTCTTCAAGAGCATCAGTGCTGCCTCTGGCAAAAGAGATAAACCCTGTGATATCATTTCCAAAACCAAGGATGTCTGCCAAAACTCTCTTCATACCTCCGCCAAGGTTTTCTACGTCAAAGCCACCAAGAGCTTCTTGTAGCAGAGCCACAGCTTCTGCAGGATCTTCCATTGCTGCTGCAACAAGATCGGTCGGCAAAAGCCCAATATCTCCAAGTAATTGATTAAGTTGTCCAATTGTACCTGTAGCCCCTTCAAAGGTTGTGAACTTCTCACTGATCCCAACTAGCTTATTAAGTTCCAATCCTGTGCCTTTTGATTGTATTTGCAGCCTTCTAAATGCACTAACTGCATTATCTCCAAACGCTCCAAATAATGGAATTTGAGCTGCGAAGTTGGACATAACTGTCCCAACATCTACATTTATTGTATCCGCCAGAGCTTCAAATTCTCTCAAAGACATATCTATTTGAGCATCTGATTGAGAAAAACCTTTTCTAAGGCCTTGAACAATTGTAGTTTGGTCTTCTATGGATGCGCCCAACTTTCCAAGTATAGTTACAGTTTTTGCTATACGTTCTTCTGCTGGGCCAATCCCCCCAAGAGTAAAGTCAGTAAACCCTTTAGATAGTTGCTGGGTTGCTTGACTTACATCCTGAGCATCGACTGGAAACCCTTTTAAGCTTTCTCTCAAAGAAAAAATAGCATCATCAAACTCACCACCAAAACCAGTAGCAGCATTAAATTGTATTGCTGCTTCCTTTGCTTGTTGCCCCACTGCAAAAAATGGATCTGACAAAGCATTAAGATCCGTACTCAGCGCTTTACTGGCAACCGATAACCCCAACATACCTTCAGTTAGTTCGACTGCACCTGTACCCAGACCCTTAAAAAGGTTTAAGTTTTGCTCTAACAGTTCAGGTTTAAGATTATCAATTAGGTCTTGAGCATCTTGCACTCCTCCCACGACTTTTCGGACGGCATCAGGGTTAGACCTTGCAACCTCTGCGAAGCCGTCTTTTATTGCCTCTTTAACTTGATCTATCAGAACTTGTTCTATCATATTAAGACGCCCCCATCACTATAAATAGTATAGAATACAATATTATGCTTCTTGTTTATCCTGGGGCATTTCTTGCTTCTTTTGCTTTATAAGTCGCTTAACAAACCAATCTCGGATCGGGATAGGGAGATTATAGGCTTCCATGAAAGACCATCCTCCATGGTAAGACAGGAAGAAAAACTGCTCATAGACTTGCTCTATGTAATTATTAGACAGGCCAAAAAAAGCTAAGACCCAACGGCACCTCAAGAGCCGTTGTAGTGCCGCAAGAGGGGCATTCGTAATCTTGCTTTGTGTCTATGTCAGGAGATACGGAGGAGTATACTTTTCTTAGATGTAAGGAGTCACCGGCTGGTAGTCCATTAATAAAAGAGTTGATCATAGTTTTACTTGTTTCTCCATCAATAGAAACAACAACCATTTTCAAAAAGTCAGTTCTAGCAGTTTCTGGTAAATTATTCTTTCTTCTTGCTTCTGCATTCTTAGTTAAGTATTCTTGCTCTCTCATACTCAAACACTTGATCTCTAGCTCTCTACCAGATCTTGGTAGCTTTACAAGGAATGTTCCGTTCTCTGTGAGTCGGATATCTTCTGGTATCTCTCTAAGTGTAAAAGTATTTAAATCTACTTCAGATTCATTCTTTGCACCACATGAGGGGCATGTTATGATAGTAGGATATTCAGAGCCATAGGCCGTGATTCTAGCCGCTAGGAAGATGGCATTTCTGTCCCCAGTCAAGAGGGTATCGACATCGACATCATCGACCAGAAGGGCCTCTAAGAGCCTGTCAAGTACCACTCCTCTTGTAATGAGTGCCTGTGAAGAAAGAATGTCTTCATGCTTTGCTGTCATGAATCTTATTTCTACTTCCTCTCTCAGATAGAAAGGATGGCCAGGAGGATATAGTTTGCCACCGGTAGGCAAAGCCACAAACTCTGTGGGATTTGCCATGTCTATCTGTGGCTTCGGGCCAGCATCGGCCACGAATGGGGCAGGAGAGCTTGTCCTAGCCCGGTTATTTCTTCTAGTCAAAAAACACCTCTTCTAATTAGCTTGACTGTCCAGGCATCCAGTATCTGCTGGAAGCCTCACCAAGGAGTGGGCCAGCCTCAGATGCGATTAGCTGTCTCAATAGAAGCCCAATCGTATTTGAATATGATTGTGACGTCAGTCAGATCATCTGAGCCGTATGCCAAGATCGCCTCCATAGTTGACATCTAGAATGAAAGCATTGTTAAGTGTCCATGTCTCGACTGGCTCACCCTCAGAGTCAATCTGGGTGATAACAACAGCACCAAGAGCCTCTACAGCGTTCTTTTTAGATATTGTAGTAGTATCGTTAACGTCCACAGGAGGGCGGTAACCCGACTCTCGTATAATTCTAGAGAGGTTTGCAGCAGCATCAGGGCTAACTGGGTCGACAAGAGTAACTGTAATGTCGTTCCAAGTCACACTTCCAGGGTATTTGAAAGTGTGGTTCAAAAACTTGTGATCGACAGAGTTAATGCTCACTTTTGGCTTGTTAACACTTTTCGTGTACCACGTAGCTCCATTAGGCATGTTACCAATGGTAAGCAAAAACCTAAACTTTCTTTTTGGTGAAACATCTGTGGATGTCCAGAAACCTGATGCCATGAGTTGTTGTCTCCCTTATCTAATGTAATTAGTTTAAAATTTATTTTTAGTCGTCAAAAGAAGCACCAGACCTTGTGATGACAAAGTCAATTGCGATGAACTCAATAGATCTTGCAGGCTTGAGGAAAATCTTAGCGTACAAAATGTTTCTATCTACTAAATCTGGTGTTGTAGTTGTCTCGTCAAGAAGAACTCTGAACTCTGAAAGGCCGAGTCTTGCTTGGACAGAGCCGAGGAACTTGTCAGCCTCAGCCTTGAATCTAGTCCAAGTTGTTCTAACATTCTGGTCGAACAAGATCGATGCAGCGATTCTTGAAATTCTCTTCTTGAGGAAGATGAGAAGTCTACGAACATTGATTCTGTCAAGAGCAGAAGGAGTTACCTGAAGTGTCTTCTGGCCAAAGACCACGATACCCTCTGATGGGAATGTAGCAATTGGGTTGACATTGACTTCGTATAGATCATCTCTGTCTTCTCTTCTCAATCTCTCTGTTGTGGAGAGTACAGGGAAGCCACCCGCTCCAGTGCTCAAGCCACCTCTTGTGAATCCAGCTGGAGCAAACCATAGCTCTGCTCTTGCCTCGGAGGAAGCAAATGTACCAATCGCGATGACTGAAGGAGGTACCCAAAGTGAAGCATTAGAAATGTCGTCTCTAATTCTAACCCATGGGTAGAATGTACAGCCGTAGCTTGAGTTAATTCTTCTCTGCTCTAGAGAGGAGACGGCACTTGAAACTGATCCAACTCTATCTGCAAAAGTATTTGTAGACTCTGTTGAAGGGTCGTAAACATTCTGAATGTCGATAACTGCTAGACAGTCTGCTCGACCTTCAGCAACTGAAAGAACATGATCTGTAACAATAGGCTGTGTTACGCCTGGAACAGAAAGAATGTTAGCCTCTACAAACTCTGGGTCTGCAACGGTATCAATTGCTCTCTTAACAGTGTTGTAAGCATAGCTTGTATCTTGATTAGCAGTGCTACCGATAGCCACATTGTTAAATGGCTCCTGCTCACTGATATCAACACCATCGTGACCACCCCATAGTGGCATTGTGAATCTGTTGTAGCCGCTATCAAGAGTGTTCTTATGGGAGCTATTAACGGCTGAGATAGAAGTTCCTGCCAATCTGGAGCCTGAGACATACTCACCGCCGCTCTTAACATCATCAAGAGTAAACACGAATGAGTACTCGAAGGAAGAGCCAGTAGTGAAGACGCCAGCGGAGCCAGGAGCACCTCTTACATAATCAGCGTATCCAGGGTCAAATCTAATTGAGTCTTTTGTAATTGTTGTCTGAATACCAAAATATGCTCTTGTTGGATCTGACATTCCACCATCAGAAGCCTTTTCGCGAAGAGAAAGACTTGGGAATGCAAATGAAGCAGTAAACTCATTTCCTGACCCGTCTGCGATCTGCTGCATGAACGCACCACCAACTGCTGGTGAAGAAACTCCATATCCGCCTGTCACTGCAAAAGTGCCGGTCGCAAAAGTCGTTATTTTTGTACTTGTCGTGTTAACTCCAGCACCACTCAAGAATGTGTGAACACTTCCAGAGAAGACAGAGAAGTTCTTAGGCTTAACTGGGCCGAAGAAGCCAAATGGTACCAAGGACTGAGGTGCCAAACCATCAGCAACTAGCTGATTCATTTCTATATAAACGTATTTAGACTGGTTATTAAACTCGCCTCTCTGAACTAGCCTACGCTCTGACTCTCTCCACTCTAGGTACTTATCACCAATTTTCTTAGCAATGTAGTCTTCTGACGCAGGGTTCAAGTTACAACCGGTGAATTGTTCGATTATCTCTGGGACATTATCGCTATCGCCTGCCATTCTAACTTCAACAGTGAAGGTGCCGTATCCATCAATATCATTCCTAGCAGCTCTAATGTCAGAGATAGACACCTTAAGATTCTTTGAGGCCCACTCAGCATGATTAAGCGCTTTTATCTTGAAGAGGGGTTGAGTTCTACTCACTGCGTCAAACCCAGTGGAAGTAGTTGAGGTATCTTGTGAAAAAACAAATCCTGTTTGACCGTCTTCAAATCCTCTTCTCTTGTATCCGAAGTTATCAGCCTCAGAAGTTGTCTTGCCGAGAGGAACGATTATTCCATACACTTTACCAGCACTAGTGTTGGCGATATTACCGCCTTCGGTAGTGCTTAAAGTTGCAAATCTCTCAAAAGTTTCTCCAAGGAAATACTTATCAGCTAAGTTTCTAATGTCAGAAGCTTTTGTGTGAGTTGCTCCTCTCCCACTTTGCACCAATTGCGGATTGGTATTAAAAACTTTTCTAATGTACTTGGAAGAGTTTCTATCAAAGTTAAATGACGTCTTATATTGGGTATTGTCACTCCCTGACACAGCTGCGGTGAATTCTAGGCCATCACCGGAAGATTCGATGAGACCTAATACGCCTTCGTCGGAAGCGGTACCTCCATTCTTTCCAACAAGGCCAACAGTAGCTCCATTAGTGTAAAATACAGCAGCCAGATTACCAGTGCCAATATCATTATCGTACATGGTAGCTGAGGAAGAGTTGAATAAGAAGAGCCCTAGTGCTGTTTTATTAGTAGCCATCTCATTAGAGGCTCCGCCACCAGTGCCCCAACCTGCTTGTCCGTTGCCAGTTGCAGTTGCAGTATCAGCACCCAATAGTCTAACGTAGTTTACAGGACCAACACCTGCTCTGAGGTAAGCCATAGCTGCGTAAGCACCGTATGTAGGGCCTACATAGTTTCCATCTCTCCAAACGTCATCGCCACGACCACCGGCAATTGGGTTACCGTAGAATTCAACGAACTCTGAAGGTGAGTTAATTCTGATTGGACGCATCGCAGGGCCGTACTCTGCTCGTCCGATGATGATAGGTCCAACATCAGGTAAATCGTTTGGAAGTTGTGAGTTATCAACCTCGTTAATAAAAATTCCTGGTGACACAAATCTAAACTTTTTTTCAGCCATAGGGTATGATCTCCTAAATAGATATATTCACGTAATAAATAGTATTTTAAAAGCCCAAAGCCCTAAATTACTCTTTATAAAACAATGGAATAGACATTGTCGCGTCAAAGTCCGGTATGTCGCCAACAATTACTCTTTCTCTAGGGATTTTTACTTCGACAGCGTTCTCTCTGACTGTTAACTTTGGACGCTCCCTATTCGGACCCTCGCCTATTAAGTAGCCCAGTACTTTAACGGAGACAGAAGTTTCATACATTCTTTCTTGATCATTCATCTGCGCTACGTTACTTGCTTGAGTAAAATTGCCACCAATAAAGGCTTCGTACTTATGGCCTTCGTGTTTTAGGTCAATTGCTCTTACTTGACCTGTTCTAGTGATGAAGGGTGTAATAAGATCATTTATCTGCTGCTGATACTCGGTTCTAATAGTTATGTCGTAGTTTACCGCAACATATGTCGGTACAGGGATAGAGATTGTTTCGTAAACAACTTTGGCTGTTGCTGAAGATGGAAAGTTTTGTTGGCCTGTACCTACATTTGGATCCGTCATTGATCCTCTTAGTTTTGCGGAGTCTGCATTTATAAAATTTGATGTTTTCTCTTGGTTTATTCTTCTCGCAACAACAAGAGCACCGCCTTTTTCATCGTTAAATTCTGGAATATGTGACCACGCAACTCCCTTGAAATTAGGATCTTTCTCCATACTCTTTCTTTCGACAGTTATAATGGGGAGCTTCAGAACTCCGTTAGAGTCTCTTAGTCCCTTATCCCTCTTGATCTGAAAAGACCTCTCAGCTGAGACCCATAGAACTGGCACCTTTTCTGACCCTTTGTTTGTTGTGGTAAAAAGATTTAGATCTTCATCAACAAACCTAAACATAGCCCTATCAATCGTCTCTACGGTGGATGGCATAAAAGAGACGTCTTTCAGCAGGCTATCAGCGTTTGGTATTCTGGTGTACTTCCTATCAGGTGCCATCGAATAGTCCCTCTCTTGCTCTTATGCATTTAGCTGAAATTTCTAACTTATGATCGATCTGTCCGTAGAGCAGCTTCGGCTCAGACAGCGTAACGATCTCATAAAAAGAATCACCGTACAAAACAAAGTCTCCTTCTCGAACAAAAAGATTTTGATCTTCTGTCAGTCTTCTTTTATGGAAGTGAACAGTAATGCTCTGTGTCTTGTCCAAACCAATGTTCTTAGAATATTCTGTTGTTAGCCCGCCAAACTCAACCAAAGCTTTGACTGCTACAGGTGGTAAGAAAGTTTTTTGTATTGCTTCACCATATAAATCATGAAACTTAGTTGCCTCTAAATCAATCGGATAGTACCCAATTGTTTGTCCTACAACTCTCTCAATGATTTCGTCATTTATTTGTTTGACAAGGTCACGCTCCTTGGCTCCTGTGAAGAGAGGAGGAGGAGGGGCATCAGGTTGTGTCCACTTTTTAGCCATTTAGTTATCCTACAAATATGGGTGAAGGAACTTTCTTATTGACGTTACTGGCTGCTTCCATGATCTCTGCGTCGTTCTTCGCCAACTGCAGATAAGTTGTTTCATCTAGAATCTTCTTAATTTCATCAATCAAAGAAGTTTTCTCTGCGGCTGCTTGCGATAGAAGAGCACCAGCATTAAGAGTAACATTGTCACCAGGAATAGGGACTGCTCCTCCAAACTTACCTCTGATCTGTCCTAGCATTTCTTTGCACAGAGCTAAAGCATATCTTCTGATCCAATGTTTGCCAATGGCGTTGATGCTCGAATAAGCAATATTATCAAAAGGCAAAGAGTTGATATTATTAATGCCAGCAATGCCAGAATCAATATCGCCATCCTCTTCCCACGCATTTCTCTCAACAGTGAACTTGACAAAGAATCTATCCGGACTAGTGTTGCTAGGTGGAGGATAAAGGGTAAGCTTATTGTTGATGACCTCATATGAGTAATGCGACACTCTAGTGTAAATATGATCTTCGTATGCCATAGCCTGCATCTTGTTTTGCCAAGCTGGGATGATCTCAAACGTAGAGTCATCGGCAAATTGACCATAAGTCATCATGTTTCCAATAACATTAATACCGCCGTAGTAGCCAAAAAATCTCCACATGGCCAAAGGTGTCTTGTAATAAACTCTAGTAATACGAACTTTATTATTTCCCACTAGACCACTGAAATCTACAGGGTCGCCCGTCCCTTGATCAAGACCAGTAGCTGACGCCCCCGATATAATCGTTTGTAAATCATAAGTTGAAAGACTGGCTGTAGTATTGAACGAAGCAGAATACTCGGTAAGACTACCTCCAAATCCAGCGTACTCCGAAACACCATCTCCAACTTTTCTAGCATAGTCAAAACGGAACCTTGGGTATTTAAGATTAACTTTAGAACCATAGCTTGCGCTGGCATCTCCACCAGTCATCTGTCCGTCATGGTCAAACGAAGCTGTTGCTTGGCCTAGTACATTAGGAAGCGCGTTCTTTGACTGATGTAAATTGATCTGATAAGAATATTCTAAAACTGCTTCTTCGTAGGCAGAGTAAACATTCGCTGGTGTTATTTCAATATCAAGAACATCACCACCAAGCTTTTTAAATACGAAAGCAACTTGGTCCGCAGCTCCAGAAACAAAGTTTTCGTCAAAGAGATCACCTCCGGTAGTATAAATGCCAAGAGGATAATTAGAAGCATTACCGGCACCATCTGCCGTAACAATCGTACTTCCTGTGGAAGGAAGTATTACCTTGCTTGAGTTGCTTTTAGGGGTGAAGGTTGGAAGAGCCATTGGGGGTTTCTCCTAATACATAGTAATTAGTTTGATTATGTTAAAACCCCCTATGGCTACTATTATTCTGCCTACTCAGTCTTCTTGGGGGCTCTTGTTTTTCTAGGCTTACGCTTAGCTGTTGGGGCTTTCTTTGCTCGTGGCTTTCGCTTAACCGCTGGCTCTGGCTTAGGAGGAATAGGTTCTTTTTCATCAGACTCAAGAACAACTTCCTTTTCTTCCATTGCTGCTTCTTGTTCTGCCTCTGGGGCTTCTTCCAAGACACGCAGTCGCTCTACTTCAACCTCTAATTTATTTATTTCAGCTGCCTCTTGCTCGGTTACAATGCCATCTGCCATTGCATCTTCTTTAGTCTTTTCCAGCTTAGCAGCAATTAAGCTTCTTACCTTAGCATACTTTTTAGCATATCTCGCCATGGTTAGGCGCTTTTTTCTCTTGCCCATAATAACTCCTTTTGGACATAATAATTAGTTCTATAAATAAAAAACCCCCAACCGGATGGTTGGGGGTTTGTTAAGATGGTGACTAACGAGCTTTAGTCAACATCGGAGAATATTGCAGCGCCAGTTCCGTCAGCGTCGGAGGTGATCACGACACCACTCACTAGCCATTGAGTTGCGGAGACTCTTAAGCACTCTATGCGTGTTCCAGGCTGGCCGCCTCCATCGGTTAAGTTGGCGTCTAAGGTGATTTTGTTGTCGTCCGCACCTGGTACGATCAAAGAAATATTATCGGTACCGTCGCCATCGCCAGCAGCAGCGTTGTCGCCGTATGTCACGCCACCAATAAACATGTCGCCAGTACTGTCAGTCGTGTCAGCAGTGGTAATCGTGTAAGCGTTGTTGTTGGCAGTTATAACTACAAAGCGATAGAACGTACCCACTGGGGCAGTGGCTACATCAGGAAGGGTAACAGCCAAGGCCGAGGTAGAATTAAGAAGAATTGTCTTACCAGTGTCGGTAAACGCAAGCGTCTTATCGGCGGTCAACTCTAGAATGTTTTTTCTTGCGCCCTCTCTGGCCGCTCTTGCTACTTTAGACATATTTAATAATCTCCTGTTATATACTCTAACCGGGTTTATACCCTGTTCACACTTATAAATAGTGTCTTCATATTCTAAAAGAAAAAAAAGCCCTGCCTTTTTAGGGGCAGGGCCAGTCTTTATAGACTAGTTTTTAGATCAGCTACCTTCCTCACCGAGGAGGCCGCGACATACAACAAGTCCGTACATATCAGGACGTACCATCTTCTTAGCGTAGCGTGTCATCACGCCCTTGCGAGGTACGAAGTCCTCGACACCGAAGATTGTAGGTGTGACCTGTAGTGGGACGTATGGAGCGTAGACGTAGCCGCTCTCAAGGAAGCTACCACCCTTACGGCCAACAAGAACAACGTTCCGTGGGAAGTATGGATCGACGTACACGTCGAACTTCTTGGAGAGTGAACCAACGTTAACAGCACCAACAGTGCCACGATCAGAGTCGTGAGTCACATTAGCACGGAAACCGGCAGTGAACTCAAGGATGTTGGCAACCTCAGGAGACGTAACGAGGAAGTTTGCACCGCCACGTAGTGTCTTTCTGTGGATCTGAGCCGACACATCGTTGATGGTCTCGATCAGAGTCTCGTACCACTCGCTAACCGTACCAGTGAAGTCTGGAGCAGCCGAAGTTGCGCCAAGCTCAGCACCGGTAACGCGGTTCACGAAGAGACCTGGGGAGCGTGACCAGTAGAATGTACCAGCAGTAGCACCCTGAATAAGATCAGCTACGATCTCGCGGTCAATCTCAAGAGCAATCTGCTCAGAAAGGATCGACGTAAGCTCAACCTCAGCATCAAGGTTGTGGTACGCATTTAGATCCTGCCCAAGCTCAGGTGACCACTTAGCCTTGAGCTTTTTGGTAACCGCTGTGACAGCGATGCTGTCTACCTTAATGTCAATCTCAGGGATGACATCAATTAGCGCTCCAGCCTCAGCAGCTGTATCAGTTGCAAGCTCAAGTGGGAACTGGGAACCCTTTACACCGCCAATCGCGTCAGCAGTAGCAAAGCTATCCTTGAATGGGAAGCTCAAGGTCAAGGGGGTTGTAGCATCCTGACCAGCAGCCGTGATACCCGTTCCTACCATGTAGAATGTGATAGCAACGTGAGCAGACTCAGGATTGGCATTCGACAAAGTGACACCATCAGTTCCCTTGGTTCCAAGGTGCGTGAGACGGCGTAACAAGGTAGCACTGTTAGGGAGCGTACCAAGGTCAAATGCGCCCATGTTTCTGAAATCCATCTTATCAGCTTCAGCCTTAGACACGCGAACGATTAACTCAACAACATCATCAGTCGTCAATTTATTCGGGCCGCCTGCAAGCAGATCAGGATCGTAACGAAGAGCAGTCTTTTGAGCTTCCGAAAGAGCATCAATCTGAACTTCTGAGCCGTTGAATGCACTAATCGCGGTTGCAACAGTACTGTAATCATCAGCCGTGATGTTGGCGAAGCCAGCCGCTGATGTATCAGCATCGATAGAGAGTGATCCGGTACCTTGCGAATAAGCGTTAGCAAGGTTGTAGAAACCACCACCTGCTTCTGTGACGTCCGTCACACCACCAGTCAACTGACTAGCAACAACGCCACCACCATACAACGAGCCATCAGCAGCAAGGCCACCGCGTGCAGTGTTGTATGTAAAGTCGAGGAAGAAAATGAGACCTGATGGAAGGCTCATTGGCTGAACGCTAACGAGATCGTTGGCGAGAAGGCCACCGAAAACGCGACGAACGATTGGGAAAGCAACAGCAGCGAAACCCTCGACGTCGCCAGCTGCCATGGTGGAGACCTCACGTAGAAGCTCCTTTGCTTGGTTCTCGAGAAGACGTGACATAGAAGCGCGCTCACGATCATCTGTGAGGCCCTCTAGTAGGCCAGTCTTCTCCCACTTGGACTGAAGTGCAGCTCCCTCTTTTGCGAGGTCGCGGCTAACAATGCCTTCAGTCAATTTATTCAAAATAGACATGTTAAAATCCTCCTAATAGTTATTTTTTATTGATACCTGCCAAGAGTCTCATTCTTTCCGAAAACGGATTGAAATCACTTTGGACTGTTCTTCTCGGTATAGTAGATGAAGGTCTAGATACTGCTTCGCTTAGTGATTGTGGTGCGCTCTTGCGAGTCGAACCCACCGTGCTTTGAAGGGTCTCAAAAATTACCTTCGCCTCGTTTACCGAACCTGCATTAGAGAGAGCTTCGACAATCGTCTCCTTTTGTCGCTCATTCAGGGAGGACTTTCTCAAAATACGGTTCGTATAAAGTAGTTTAGCGTTGGAGAGGTTAGTCTCATTGAGCTTCTGCTCAAGAGTCTCAACGGTTTCCATTAGCTTAGTATTAGCATTCTGGAACTTCTCGTTGGACTCAGCTAGCTCTCTACCAACTTTTAAAAGTTCATCTCTTTCTTCTTTGTACTCGTCAGACTGTGCCATTGCAGCTGCAAGCTTCTCATTGTGCTTCATGACAGACTCTGGTGTGCCTGCCCAACCGCTTTTCTGTGGCATAATGTCTACGACAAGCCTCTCAAGAAGGCCATCTAGATCGCCCATGTTAGGATTGTCTAGCAATTGATCATCTTGAATATCACGGATAAGATCAAGAACTTCAGGATCATCTTCCAATCCAAGCTCTTGTGCGGCAACCTCTGGCTCCATGCCATCAACCTTAGCTCTCATCATCAATCTGTTAAGCAGCTTCTGCATTGCGCTGCCTTCGTCATCATGCTTTGGCTCTGTGGTGTCAAGGACATCCTCGTCGGAGAGCTCATCTGGGTCAGCGTCTTCTTTCGCTTCCTCGATGACTTCTTCGGTAGTCTCGGTTACTTCCTCAGACTCAAAAAGAGCAATAATTTCTTCATCAATCTCAATACCCTCTTCGATGACCTCAGAGGTCTCGTCCTCAGACTCAACCTCTTTAAGTACCGACTCCATCATAGAGCGAAGCTCACCAGCACTAAGATCGAAATCAATTTCCTGATCCTCATCGTCCATCATAGCTGCCTGAACTAGTTCCTCGGGGAGATCTTCTTCCTTTTGGTCAGAGAAGACATCACCTGTCTCTTCCTCAGCGCCCTCTGGTGCTGGCTCTCCCATAGCAGCGAGAGGATCCATCTCGTCCTGCTCTAGCATTTGCTCAACTGCTTCTTGTATTTTAGGCGCATAAGCCTCTAGTAGAGAAGCTTCAGCACTCTTAAGAACTGCTTCTCTAAGAGCTTTAGCGTCTACGATAGCCTCATCAAGTAAAGATGACATAAAAAAATCCTCACAATAGTCGTTCATCAGTAAATAGTACAATAAAAGAGTAAATTCCTATTTTACATTACTGTATTAAGATTGAGTCTTTGCACGCAACTTTCTCATAGTCGCATCTCTTTGTTTCCTCTTCTTTCGTCTCTTTACAGAAGGCTTTTCAAAGAATCTTCTTTTCTTCAAAATGTCCCCGATACCCGACTTTTTAACTTTTCGTAAAAATCTTTTTATTGTTCGGTCCACATGCTCTCCCTCTTTTGGAAGAGTTGTGACGTTGCTTGGTCTCTTGGAAGAAATTTGATGTCTGTTACTATTTCTTTCCCGAGATCTATTATTTCGGTATGCCATTAATTCCTCTAGCTTGTCTTATCTACGCCGACAGTGTTCTCCCAAGAACCTGAAGGAACTCTTGCTGCTTTAATGTTAGTGATACCAGCAATCACTGAAACTTTTGGTTGTGTAGACGTATCACTCATTACATAAAGCTTTGAGATCCTATAGTCTGCACTGAAGGATGAACTTGGGTTGATCAAAATGTAGTTGTAATTATTCATACCGCCTGATGCGAAAGCTAAACGAACTTTTGAATCAGCGATTGTGTCATGCTCTTCGTTTCTAACCACAATAAACTTTGTAGCTCCCGGAAAATCAAAAGCTAGGCCTCCGGCTGAAGCTGAGGCTGGCACTTCCACAGACGCGGTTGCAAAAGGTCTGCAACTTACTTGGTAACTGCCGACATGATTAAATCCTGGCTCATGGTAGCCAAATATAGGCTGTCCTGTTTTGCTGTCTGTATTACTGGCCATTTAACATCTCCAATTAACTACTTTAAATAGTTCCAAATTTACTTTAATCCTCAAAACCATTAGCAACTGTTTTTCCGCCTGTGGTCGATACAATGCTTTTGGCAGAAAAGCCTCTTGATCTTGCGCCCTTTGTTCTTCTTTTTCTTCTTCTGTTTCTCTTCTGTAGTTTAGATACACCAGTGGTATAAGAAATAAAAGGTCGAAAGTTGGCGTCCGAAAAGCCAGCAAAATACATACCGGCCCTGTGATTTATGGTTGTGCCGGGGTCTGAGTTGCTAAAATCGTATGTAGAGTTCACAATGGCTATCTTCAACGTACTTTGAGTTTGTATCGCGGCGCGACAAGCAAGGTTTAGGGGAATCTCGTTATACTGGCCTACTTGCCAACTAAGGTTTTCTGCTGAATACTTAGTTGTTGTAACTTTACTATAATCTCCTACAACAAAGTTTGAAGAAGTATTTCCTGTCGCACTATCATCAACTTTTATAATAACAACATCTGAACTTGCTAACTGGAAGCCGTAAATCTTTAGGGTCGCAGATGCTGGAACTTGACTGATGCCGCTTACATCAAAAGCCATCATCGTTCGGTTAATAGTGTACTCCGACCCGTCGAATCCAACACGGACAGCAATGTTTGCTCGGTCAGAGCCAAAGAAGGGGGCAGCATCTGGGACTGCCGTATTTGCCGACGAGGCACCACGAGCAGCAGACCAAGTGGAATGCTCAGTCGCGATCAAAGTTGTATCTGTAGCAGCGGCATTAATGTTCGGCATTATTCTTCCACAAATGAGGTAAAGGTTGCGTCGCCACCGTGGGAAGCTATATAAGCACTGTCTGTTAGTGGCTCTTCAAATCTGTCTTTCTCTGCTTGTGACCAAGTGCTAATCTTTGTTCCAACCAGAGCAGCGTTCAGAACCTTGAAATCATCGGCAGAAATCTCCTTAGTGTGCTCAGGAGCGTAGATATATCTAATGATATCTACATGACTGTCAGTCCAAGTAAACGTTGCTCTGAAGGTTCTTGTCATTTAATTAGATCCTTCCATTTATTGCCGCCTACAGCCATGATACCTGCGATGTCAATTCCAGAGTCATTAGGGTCCATACCACCCAGAGGGCTACCGGCTTGTGCTTCAGGTGATCTTGCTGCTGGTGCAGGAATTGTTCCCTCGAAAAGGTCGATGCCATTATATGCATCTCCTCCAATTGCAGACATCAGCTTCTTTCTGTGTTCTGCAATCCTCTCATTGACCGAAGGTGCTTGGACTTGTGCCTCTACAGGAGCAGGCGTCTGTGCAGCCTTCTGCTCTACAACAATCTTTGAACTAAGTCCCTTAGTCACCTCAGAAATGATCCCAGATAAAATTCCTTCTTCTAGAATGCTTTCTTTAATACACTCTTTTACTAGAGGCTTAAGTATCTTTTTTAATTCTGACTTCTTCATCTTACTTCCTTAGAATCTCATTCATCAAAGAGTGCAGGTTTCGAGTTTTGTTTTCTCCCAAGCTAATACCTATAGCTGGCTTGCTCTGTAGTGAAATCCCGTCCATTGGTTTGATAAAGGCACCCGGAGCAGAAGGGTCAGATACTACGTCAAAGCAAATTAGGTTAAAATCGTCTTCTACGACAACGTGTTTGCCACGTTGCTTCACTGACCCTAACCCTCTAGAGGAAATACCGATACCACACGCAGACTCTGCAAGAGCTCTAAGTGTTCTACCGGATGGTGTGTTGAGCACTTCAATCTTGCCCATCACGTTGTTACCTTCCCACCAGACCTCTGTAATCAAATGAGAACAATTCTTCAATTCGACTACAGAGGAATCTGGATGGTCAAGTTCGCCCAAGGCACGACGTGTGTCTATGAGCTTTTGGTAGTTTTCCATTTCTCTAGCAAGAACATGTTTTGGGTAAACTCTTCCATTACCATTAAGAGCGTCAGCTTCCTGGATCTTGCCGGTCATATAGAAGGATACTCCTTCGGACATTCTTCTTTTTTCACCCTCAGTCAGATAGTCGGGACAAACTCCACCGTCGCAAAGAGCAAAATATTCTGTTAGTAGTTGTTTAGACATAATGAAAAACCTTTACTTGTTAAATGCGGGCGCTACCCGCTTGAGTTACGAACCGGAACAGCAGCGTGCGACAGGTCGTAAGTACCAATTACGACCGCGAGTGTTGCACAATTGTGGCATATCTCACCCCCTCATCTTGTATTATTTGGCTCAACATATAAGAAGTCCCTGAACCTACACACCCACAAATTAAAAAATTCGCAAGAGTGTAGTCAAAAGTAAATAGTTCTGTCCACCTGTTTATGACAAACAAAAACCATCCTGCATGAAATCCAAAGCACAAAGTGCAGTGGAAAAGTTTACCAAACCCCCAGAGCCATTCTTTTGAGGGTCTAATTCTGTTAAAAATACTAGCATATACAACAAGATAAGTCAGCCCGTAACAGGCTAATACAAACCAAAGTAAGTCCATAATCACTCCTGATTTTCTAAAATATAGCTCATCCAGTAGGGGCTTCTGTAATAGCCCGGAACGATAGAACCCTTCTGGGTACCTTGGGGCACTTCACCAAGCTCTGTTGACTCTTCAGCGTCTGGACTTGTCAGGCGCTCATCTTGCATATCTTCGTATTCTTCAGCGTATTCGAAGTATGGCCTTTCAGTCTCTATCCATCGCGATATACATAGAAGAGCTATCTTAATAGGAATCTTGACGTTTGTTTTTAATATAGTTGCCTCATATGAGTCTGCCACATTACCACCTTGGACAGACTCAAGGCTGATCACGCCTTTGTCGGCCAAGTAATTAAAGAGTCTGTCAGAAGCACCATAAGCAATATTCCCAGTGGTCTCTTCTTTTTTGAAGGTTGTGATCTTCTTTAGTTCTGGCCTAACCACAATATCGATATCATGATGATCATAAACTATAATATTTCCATCCAAACTCTTCTTTGCTTTGAGAGAAAAAGTTTTTAGAACCTGATCTTCGTCATAGACTTTGACCTTTAGTTTCTTTTGAGATGGGAGAAATTTTATATTTAGTTTAGGCATATCAAATCTCCGATACAAGACCTTGTATCTTTAAAATCTTTTTAATCATATTATCGTTGATCTGTTGGCTACTGAAGTCTGATAGTATTTCAAGGATTTCTAGATTCTTGTGAACCAAGGAGCCATCTTTCTTTGCTTCTTCGGTAAGATGAAAGGCACTAAGCTTCTCTTTTAATCTACCTATCTCTTCACTAACGTACATCTTAAACTCAGTTGCACTCTCTGGAGATAGGACAACGTACCTACTGATCAGATCTTTCTGGGACTCGTTTAGAGTAGTGCCATACTTCTCGTTGAACTTTTTAACGAATACGTTGTAAGTTAAGTTATCGATTGGCTTGAGTACATCAGTCTTTTCTCTAGAGGCACACATCGAATCGATTATATTTTGCTCTAACAAGACTCTATTAGGGATAGGTGTCTTCGGATTAAACAACTGTGATATAGAAGCAAGTGTTTTATAGTTGGATACGAAGTTCTTAAAAACGCTCTTTGATAGATCGGTGTTTATTTTCTTAACTACTTCTGTCTGCTCATCAAAAATGTCCTGCTCTCCGAGAGTGTGGTACACTCTCTTTACCTCTACAAGAATCTTTTCTGCAACAATCTTCTCGACTTCTGAGATCTCACAAAGTGTTTTGTAGAGTGTTAGCTCTTTCTGTAGCACCGAATTTGTGTGAAAGTGTTCTCTTAGGATAGATACGATAGCGTGCTTTGTTTTAGTGTCGGATCGCAAAGTTGCTTTAGTTAACTCCTTAACCAAGCACTCAAACAGAAAAGCTGTATTTCTTTTTTTATTATGTTTCATCATTGCTCTCCAGTTTTTCTAAATTTTCAATTAGTTTTCTAGTCTGATGATCAATGGCAAAAATTCTTTGCTCTTGAAAAATCTCTTCAGTATCATAATTAGTTTCTTTTTCTGTAACTAAACGACTTAACGTATCTAAACTGTCATGACCCTTAAATCCAGGGAAAGTTGATCTAGCAGTGCCGACCTCCGGGAGAGCTGCACTTCTTATATTTTTTGACCTTCCTGCAGTCTTTCTGCCGTCTTTGTTATTGTCCCTATTTCCGGGCGTTGCCAAGAGAACATCATCTGCTGGTGCCTCTGCACCAGCTTCTGCTCCAGTTTCTGCCTCAGGCGCAGGCTCTGGTGGTAGACCTGTTTCTGCAGGAGGTAGTCCAAAGTCTGTTTCGATACCAGTAGGCAGCTCGTCCCCCGGTGGTAGTCCAAGCGCCCCTCCAGCTGTGGCAGCTGCAACTTCTGCGGCAACCTCGCCAACAGCATTGAGCTCAGCCTCGTACTTGCGATCAGTGTACATCTCTCTCTTGTTTCTAAGGAACTGTTCCTCAGACATACCAAAGATATTCTCGGAGATCCATCTTCTGCTGAAGTATCCCTCGGAAGCGTTTGTTGCGATTGTGAACTTCTGGTTCCAGTGCTCTAGCTCTTGGATCTCTGCGATCTTGGAAGGGTTGTTCAAAGATAGCTTGAACTTGACAAGGTCTTCACCTCTAAAACCTAGAGTGTGCAAGTGAACAATACCAACTTTCTCTAGCTCAGAAATAAGTGGTCTCTGTAGACGCTGTACCGTTCTAGCAAAACGAACATCTTTCATTGCCAAGGTAGTTTTATCTTCAGTACCACCCTCTCCTTGAGTTAAATAGGAGGCAGGTATCTTTAGAGCAGAGAACAACTTATCTCTAAGGTACTTCACGTCATCGATATCGTGGTTTCTATTTTGTCCACCGATCTCCTGGATATCAGCAAACTTGTTTCCGCCTCGTGTTGGAATATAATAGTCCTCCTCAACGCTCATCGGGTTGTATCTAAGGTCTACACGCCCAGTATCTTGATTCACAACTTGATTACGCTTCATCGCAGTGATCACTCTTTGCATGTACTGCTCAACATCCTGCGGAGGAATGTTACCAACATCAACATAAAAAGCTTTTCTAGCTGGGGCTCTGACGATACGGTACGCCATCATAGCATCTTCCATTAAAGTCAGCTGACGCCAAATACGACGAGCAGGCTCTAGAACAGAGGAGCCATACGGGTGATATTTGTCATTTCCAAGGATGCGAAAGTGAGCAACTTGCCAGTTCTCGAAGGTCATACCTGCTGCATTCCATTGGAATTGAACGTAGTTAGGATTGGTCTTGTCCTCGCCCTCTAATCTTTCCATCTCATTTGGAGGCAGACCAATTGCATGCTTGACGCCGTAAGTCTCATCAATGTCAAGATATAAAAAGAAGTCTCCATACTTGCACATTGTTCGTGCCCAGCCAAATAGGTTGAATCGAACATTTAAGATATCGTTGTATAGAGAGTCTAGTATTCCTTTAATCTCTTCGTTTGGGCACTTAATGTGTAACATATCGACCAAGCCAGAAGAAGTTGTCATCTCGTCTGCGTAAATGTCAAGGGCGGAAGCAATCTCAGGCATGTACTCCATTTGATCCGAATCCACATAGCGCTCAGTTCTATTCTGGCTTGCCATGTAGTTCGAGTTCATAGACTCAAAAGGATTATAGTGAGATCTCTTAAATTCTTGCCCACTAGCAGAGCGGAACATGCTAGAGTACTTATCTAACTGTTGCTTCCTGATTCTTCTGCCGTGTTGTGTTCTGCGGCTCACAATCGGACCAGAGAAGAGCTTTGTCAATCTCTTGTACAGGTCTGATGATGGGTTCCTTGGATTTTTCTTATCGTCTTCTTCAGCCATTTGTCACCCCTTTAAAAGCCACATATACTGTTGTATTTCTTGCATTGCATTTTCAGTTTTGTTTTCAAAGCTATTATGTCCTAACATGCCAGATATGGTCGTGTCAAACTTTTTATTTGCTGTGACGAGAGAACTAAAAAATGCTTCTCTATACTCAGATTCTTTTTGGTTAACTGTCATGGCAGTGTCTCTAACCCAACATGAAATAGCCAAGGACATTGTTAAATCGTCGTTGTAGCCTCGCATGGATTGAGCTTTGCCATTATACCAAATAAAAGTCTCCATTTCCTTACATAGTCTGTTAGAGCGTACAATAACTAGTTTATTTCTAATAAACTCTTCCATTTTGGCCACTATAAGTGGTCTTGTCTTAGTTGTCGTAGAGAAGCCAGGTACCGAGTTTTCACTGGTGTACGCAACTTGCTGCTCAACAAACTCGTGTGTACCCTTCATAGAGAAATATAAATTTGAATAACCAAGAAGTTCAAGCTTCTCTAAAACAGAAATTCCAATACCAATATTCTCTACTACTAGGAGTGCATTTCCGTACTCTTTGCCAACATTACATAAAATATTCGAATACATGTCTAGTGTTGGTTTTCCTTGGTATTCGGCCACCTGCTCCATTGTAGAGATCTTAAATACATGAAAAGCTGAGTGGTCTTTACCATCACCTCGGGCAACGTCTGCGATAAGCATATACTCTTCGCCCTGTACAAACCCTTCCCAAATCCAGTAGTTTCTATCAAAGCCTGTTCGATACTTTGGCTCTTGAACAGTTGATTTGATAAACTCAATATCGTCCGGATGGATCACCGTCTCACCAGAAGTGTTGAAGTTGCACTCTAGCTCCTGCGCAATCTGTCTTCTGGACATGTTTCTTGTTTCTTTCTGGAACCAAGCTTTATCTCTTTCTGGATGGACATCCCATGGCAAATTAGACGGGAAGAAGTCGTTATCTTCAAGCTCGGCATCCACATATGTTTTGTGGAACCAGTTACCTACACCATTTGGAGTTGACAAAGCAATGCAACGACCACCTGTTGATAGCGTAGGATACAGGCCTGTCCAAAGTTCAGCGAGCCCATCAATGTGAGCGGCCTCGTCCAATACCAAAAGAGAAAGAGCCTCTGAACGTCCTGCGTCACCGGAAGTTGAGGCTGCTTTAATTTGTGAACCGTTATTAAGCTCGAAAGAAGAGCGGTTATCGATTTTTATTTCTGCGATACGAACCCAGTCAGGAAGGTTCTTCATAATGTTCTTTACTTTCTTTACCAAGTTAGTTGCAGTTGCAAACTTGGTTGCCATAACTAATACATTCTTGTCTCTGTGAAACAAGAGCATCCATACAACATAGGCAGCGACAATTGTAGATAGACCAAGCTGACGTGCTTTCAGAACAATATTAAAACGGTGGTCATTAAAGTTCTTAAGCATCTCATCCTGGTAAGGATAAGTCCTAAAAGGTATCAAGCCTTCAATAGGATGTGAGATCCTACAGTAGTTGTTAATAAAATACTCTGGATCCTTGCCAGACTTGATAACCTCTTTTAGGATTTGCTTTTTGCTCAGCTCAAAAGACATGCTGAACTACTCTGCTTTTCTTGAATCGTTCTCTGGTCTTTCGCCTGCAAACCCGCCCCGACCTAGGAAGCTTCTAAACTGGACATCCATACGGTCTTCGGAAGGAGATTTAACGCCCTCTACTTCGCTCAGAACACCAATTTTGTAGAATCTATGGGCCTGACACCAAGTGCGAACTCTAGAAGTATTCTGTACCATGACTTCTACATCGCCGTCAGCAGTCAGAGTTAGAGAGTCACCAGTAATATCTCTGTACTCTCTTTTTAGGAAGTTAGAAATTTCATTGATCATGCTCTCTACTTCGCTCTCAAATCCGCCCCTATAGACCTCTTTGAGTTGAACTTCCGCGTGGTAGTTGATCTTCAACATATCCCCATGGAAAGAGACACCAAAGCCATCCATAACTCTTTTATCAGTTATTGGATTACCCTCTTCTCTCTTGAGCCCTATCTTGCGAGCCTTACCATCGGCGGAATACTCCTCCATGTGTGCTCCATCATAGGCGTTAGCAGCAGCTTGTGAAATACCTCTAATAATCTCTAAAGTGGTTGCCATTATCTGTCTCCCTTTGGTGGTCGCCAGCCTGTTTCCCATCTCTCTTCTCTTCCGTCAACCCACTCTAAATAACAATTATAACAACAATCGTACTTTAACATGTAGGCGTCATCTCGCAGACTAAAAGAAAAAGTTTCACAAACTGGACAATCTCTCCTTATTACTTCTCTAGTAAGTAGTTTTTTAGAAATTAAAACGCCATTCACTTCTTCTTTCTGTTGGCTTTCTTCATAAGATCGCTCTCTTTCGGCAATCTTCTTCAATTGTTCCTTGAAATCTTCCTCTTTTTCATCGTTCCAGTGCTTGCGAGGATTTTCAATGGCTTCGTGTCCGTATTTTTTGGAGATGGCTTTTTCAAATCTTGCAATACGATTTGGATCTTTCACTTCTCCCCCATCTTCTCATAAAGAGTAGAAACCAGTCTAGATGCATCGTGCTCTAATAAAAAAGGGAAAATAGCGTGGATAAAACAAACCACACTTCCATACATCATTACGAAAGAGAAACCAAATGCTCTAACCATATGTGCGAAATAACTCATCCCAATACTGTTTGGATGCTCACTGAAAAGCTCTATCAATCGCATATGCTGACCCCACTCCTACTGCTATTCCGGCAGCGATACTACCTGCTATAATTAGAGGAAGATTAACCTTCCTGTCTTTTTTAATTAGGTCCCTGAGGTCCTTAATTTCTTCGTCCCTCAGTCTAATTTTCTCTTCATATCTAATCGTAGCCTCATCAAACTTAATTTGATTAGTTTTAAGCTCCAAGGAAAGTTTCTCTCTTTGCAGATCTAGTTCAAATTTTAATCTATTATCAAACTCTATTTTTTGAAACTCTTTCCAAGCCAAAAGCTTTGCGGTAGCCACGTCATCAAAGCAAGTGGCTTGAAACGAAACTCTGCCACCCCGTGGAACAAGAGTAAATTTACCATCGTTACCATACGCTGGGGTACTCCACAACGACAAAACTAGACCCAGGAATAGTGTAATTTTATTTAACATATTCAAATCCAAATGCTTCTTCTATTTGAGTCGCAAGCTTTTTAGGGTCATCGCTCCTTAGTCTCACGATCTCCCCAACTCTAGAATCTTGTACATCTTGAAGTTCATCTTGAACAGCTGCGTAGTCTCTCTCTATCTCAGACACTTTCTTCTGATATTCTTTGAGAACTTTCTCTTGCCTCTCGACTTCCCGAGCATGACTTTCCTTTACAGTTGCCAACTCTTTTTCGTAGCGTTCCGTAGCCTTGTCAAACGATTTGATAAGAGAAGATCTATCAGAATACCATGAGGCAGCAGCGGTTGAAAGCAATAATATAATTAAAGTTTCTCTCCAGTATTTTAGCGCAAAGCCCAAAAAAGGGTCCATCATAACCTCTCATGTTCTTAATAATTAGTCTAACAGTTAACAAAAGCATACCCGTCCTTCTGTTCTATACTTATCTGCTTGTCTACGCAATCTTTTAGAGCCTCAAGATGAGAGATAAGTAATACGGTCTTAAAATGGCTCTTAATCATTTCAAGCATCCGAGTAAAGCCTTCCATATTTTCCTCGTCAAGGGCAGTCCCTGGTTCGTCTAATATAAAAATATCCCCTTTGGGCAAATTAGAAACAGATAGAAGTGCCAATCTGATAGCCATAGCAGCAATCGTCTTTTCTGCTCCGGAGCCCATCTCAAGAGGCCTTGGATCTTGTTCTGGATGCTGGATATAGATGTTCAGCTTTTTACCTTCGTCTTCGAAGTAGACATCAAACTCTACAATATTCATAAGGAACTTAGTGATCTCTTCGTTGATAGCCGGAAGCTTACTCTTGATAATGTCGTATGCAATTCCGTTACTGTGCATGCACTTCGAGTAAAGGTCGTATGCAGAATATTCTTCTTGCAGTCTTGTTAGTTCTGTCTGTTGCTCGCGGAGGTTTTCAATCTTCTGCTCCAGCGAGCCTATCTTTCTATTGACAATCTTAGAGCGGCTGTCTAGGTTTCTCTTTTCTGCTTCAAAATCCCTTAACGTCTTCGCAAGCTTAGCTTTGTCAGACAGAAGAGTGTTTAAATTATCGATAGCCTCTTTGTTCACCGTGTACTGCTTCTCTCTTTCTTCCAGAGAGGAGATCTCAGATACCAAAGTTACGGCAATCGCTTTGTTTTTTTCAAGCGTCAACTTGATTTTATCAAGAGACGTCACATATTCCCTGTGCTTGTCAACCAAAGCTTGGTGCTTGTCGAGCTGTTCTTGGGCTTCTCCTGGTGCGAGTGCTTCTTTCTTCTCTTCTAGAATCGCAGAATCACTATTATACTTATCCAATTCCTTCTGGTCTTGGGGAATATTCGCTTTTGCCACGTAAGCATCTTTAATAAACTTACAAGTTGGGTAAGAGGTGCCGCAAGGGATGTCGTCCAAAATCTTAGCTTGCCTCTCATTCTCCCTCTTGGAACGCGTGCGCTCATTTACTTTAGTCTTGATCTCTGCCAACAAGCCATCGATCTTCGAGCATGTATCAATCCTATACTCATAAGGTGTGCCATCAAACTCTTCTATATACCCCACAAGAGTCTGACGAATCTCTTCGTATCTAACTGACTTATCTTCGAGCTCTCCTGTGTTGGAATTCACAGATACCAGTTGGTTCTTTTTATCTTTTAGTTCTCTTCGCAAAGCTACTATGTCAATCAACTCAGTGGGCGTAGCTTTGATCTTTACCTCAAGGTCAGTCAAACTCTTTTGGCTAGAGTCAATAAGTGTGCCGTTTTCTTTTATTTCTTTCTGAGCTTCTTCGCTATCTAGCACACACTGCTCTAGCTCATATAGGGCCTCATCTATGTCGGAAGCATAGTTTTTACCCTCTAGGCGCTTGAGAGCACCACGTAAATCAGAAGCCTCGACTTTAGCAAGCTTGTACTTTTTATCGAAAAGTTCAAGGTCCAAGAACTTAGCAAAGATTTCTTTACGCTTGGTAGACCCTTCGCGAATGAACGACAATGAGTCTAGCTGTGACGACATCGAGGTTAGCAAGAAGTCATCTACAGTTCCAAAAACCTTTCTAATCTCTTTGTCAGTATCATTCCTTGTCAGACCATTTCTCTCTTCAGTCGTACCGTCAATAAGAGTAGAGGTAAAATTTAGATCGGTCTTTGCTTCGGTGACCAATTTGCCTCTAGACTTCTTTGTGTACTTGTCTGTTTGCCTATTGATGTTCCAAACAGTTCCGTCTTCGGTCATCAACTCAAGGTGCCCAGAGGCATACTCCTTATCGAAGTTGATCACATTTAGATTTTTCCTCTCGTTCTTGGAAGTTGTATTGAACAGGGTGAAAAGCAAGCTGTCGATTACGCTTGATTTGCCAGAGTAGTTCTTTCCAAAGATTCCAATAATTCCGTTGAGAGCCGCAAAGTTAATCTCATTATCCTCTCCGTAGTTAAACAAGTTATCAAACTTAAGCTTACGAATCTTCCAGTTAACATTACGAAGAACTTCTTCACTCTCCTCAGCCATGAGATTGTACTTGTCATTTAGCTCTAAGATCTTATCCATAACGGCAGCGCTGAGTTGGTAATCCGAAAGAAACTCCTTGATCAATCTCCTCTGGACAACAATATCGCGCAGGTCATCGTGTCTAATATGGTCTGCCGTGTTAGCGTTTAGGCTGTTCTGGCTGATATTTCTATTCAAGAAGGTAATGCTCTCTGGCTTGAACCGATGCTGAGCTACGTCCACTGCTTTCTTCATGTTCTCTAATGTGATACTCTCATTAGAAAGCAAACGAACACGAGCACCCTTCTCTAGTTCTACGCTTGGTAGTTTGCCATCTATAAGCTCGACCGTTACGAATGGCTTGGGATTTTGGAAAGTCACCCTTTTGACTTCAAAGTTATCACGATCTTGAATATCCCAAACAAGAATACCCTTGTCTTCTGACTCTCCAAACCCTTGCTGTACCGTGGACCCAGCGTATCGGATTCTACCAGCTTTATCCATTGCTTGTGGTTTGTGGATATCGCCCAGGAAAGCGTAGTCGAACTCTTCAAAAATACTTATGTCATGCTCGCCCTTTTCCATGACCCAGCCACTATCTGTCTGACAGTTAGAGATGGAGCCATGGTACAGAGCAATATTAACGTTGTCGTAGTTAGATGGATCATCCCAGTTGCTTTCATCGAACACAGACAGCACATTAAGCGCAAAACCGTCCCTTAGGTAGACTTCTTGAGCGTTCTTGAGCAAATGTAGGTCCGGATGCTCAAGGGCCTCTACAATAGGCGTTAAGGCGTCGAGACGGCCTGTGTTCTTGAGGTTACCATCGTGGTTGCCCAGAATCACATACGTGGGAGCAATATCTGCTAGATTGCTTAGAAAATCTGAGCACATATCCACGAACTCTGGAGAGATCTGTGTCTTAGTGTGAGCGATGTCTCCACAATGAATAATGTAATCGACATTCTCTTGCCGAATAGATTCATATAACTGCCTGAACACTTCTTTGTACTCTTTGTGGTACTTTAGATTCCGGATGTGAGTGTCAGCAATATGGGCAAAACGCATTTAGATGTTCCTTATAAGTTCGTACAAGCGATTATTGGGATTTATTATCTTAGCTGTTTCTTTTCTTTCTTGCAAGATATCGTGCGGCATTTCTGCCACATCTTCGTATCCCGAGGTGTCGATATCGTAGACTTCAATGCCGTACTTATTAAGACTTGAAGCAACTTTCATTGCTTTCTTTTTGGCATCGTCATCGAGAGCCAGGAAAACTCTTGAATCATTCCTGACTATGTTTTGGAATAGTTTTGACTCTACCCTAAGAGTCGAACCCAAAAGTGGAATCGGAGACCCAATATTGTGGGCTCTGATCGCATCGAAGATGCCCTCCACTAAGACAACATCTCTACCCCAATCCATATATAGTTCATTGAATATTATATTTCTGTTGACCTTTGGATTCTTGTATCTCATCCAATCGCCTGAGTAAGAACGGGCAACAAAAAAGTTTGCTTTGCCGGTCATTCCGAAAGAGGGAACAATAATTCTGTTTTTATATTCTCCGTCATCACAAAAGCCGATCTTCCATCGAAGAATATCTTTATCTGTCACCCCTCTACCCCTAAGGTAATTCAGAGCGTTCTGAGCTGCGATTGTGTTCGTGTTCGCAAGGGACCGGAACTCAGGCGGAAGATCTAAGATCTCTTCTTTTTCTTCTTCTGGTCCGTCGAACATTCCGTCGAACTCAGAAAGTTCAACCATGTTTGTAAGGACTCTCCACTCTTGAATGTCGCGGAAAGTTCCATAACGCTTAATGACTTTATATATGTCCTTGCCGCGCTGGTCACAAACCCAGCACTTATACATATTCTTCTCAATATTCACTGAGAACTTGAGCTTGTGGTGCCCACAGTAAGGACAAGTAAAAAGGTACTCCTGGCCCGAAGAACGGTAGCGACCAAGAATACCTTTGAGAATGTTTAGTTTTTCAGGCATGCCACTGTAGTAGCACTGCCTAATTTGGGTGTCAAGAGACTAGCCCTTAATGATTTTCTTCCAACGGTTTAGGATAGATTCGTTCACTAGGCTTGGTGGTCCCTCTATCTCTGGACTCACTGAAATAGGAAGCTTGGCTGACGCTTCTTTATAAGCTTTAAGAGCCTTGTGTGTCTTAGGCCCATACTTACCATCTATATCTTTGCCAGTAAACCCAAGAACATCTCTCTGGAGGACGGTCACGGCATTTCTTGTCTCACGACCATACTTGCCATCTGCGCCGTACTTGGGAAGAATATCTTCTCTCCCCGTATCAGCAAAAATGCCAGCGATCATTGTTTGCATCGCTTTAATACCATCGCCCATTTGTCCAGGCAGCATTACCTCACCTTTGGCTACATCATCTAGAGTTGTAGCGACTTGCCTAAGGCCTTTCTTTTTCCCACGCTCGTAAGATCTTAATACTGCCTGTGTTATCGCCTCTCTGTCTTCGAGGTCTTGCTTTTTCCCACGCTCATAGGAACTTAGTGTAGCCTGTCTTATGGCTTCTTTATCCTCTGCTGCTGTAGCTATTAGTCTGGCAATCTCTTCCTCAGACACTTCTTGTCCGTCAGGGTCAAAGTATCTTTCTTTTTGACCAGCAGGCATCATTAAGCGAGTATACCCTTCGTCCTCAAGAGCAGGAAGGGGGGCAAGGTATAGTTTTTTATAAGCAATATCTACAAGGTTTTTCGAAACCTTTCTACCATTTTTTCTATAAATTGGTGCGAAAGGACCCTCAGCCACCTCAACAGTAAAGCCTTCATCTTCAAGCCCGACAACAGGAACAGGATCTTTGTATTCTGGGGCGTCGTCTTCTATCTCAGGAGTGACTGGTGTTTTGAGAAGAGGCTCATCTAGATCTTCTTTATCAAACCCCTCTCTTAAAGATCTCTGGGGCAAAGGTATGCCAGCTTCGGCGTCCTCTTCGCCATAATCTGGATAAACTTTGTTAAATGCGTCAATAGCTTCTTCATTAGTACCAGTAGTAAAGCCTGCCCTCCTCACAAAATCGATTTTAGATTCGCCATCTTTGGGTGCAATACCGCCAACACGTTGAGCTTGCTGCTCAGGTTTGGCTGGTTGCGGCTTTTTATCTTTGACCTCAGGCTTTTCTTTCGTACTGACAAAGACTGGGATCTTTGTTGGGCCACTAGTAGTTGGCAAATCTTTTACTGATGTTTTAAAATCTAAAGTTTTTTTCGATTTTATATCAACAGACCCTTTCCCATCTTCTCCTGGTCTGTAGAGCATGCTGTACGCTACGCCTGTGCCTGCCATTGCTGCCATGGTATACAATATGTTTTGTACGACTGGGCTGGTAGCTCGTGCTGCCGCCTCAAAAAGCTCGGCTTCCGCCATCATAAGATCTAGGGCATCACCTTCCAAGCTAAGATCTATGATTCTACGCTCAAGTGCTTTCCTGCTACCCATAGCTATCCGCAAGTCTTCTCCAAATGCTCCTAGAAAATCATTTACCCCTTCTAGGGCTGACTCTGGCAACTCGCCTAAAAGAGCTTGTTCATCGACCGCGTCCCTAACCTGCCGGAAAATAGAAAGAATCTCTTTGTCATCTTCCTGATCTACAAGGTTTTGAAGTTTAAGTTTTTTTAATATACCTCGTTTAAATTGCATTCTTTTAGTTCTAAGCTGATCTAGGAGTTGTTTGTGATAGTCAAATGGACTATCTCTTAGCATTTTAAACAATTCTAACATGTCTTCATTATATAAAACTTTAAGGTCCGGGTCTCCCTCCAAAGCTCTCAGCACCAATTTACTTCTTGGGCCAGCGTCCGCTTTAAGTCTCTTTTTTAACGACTCCAGCGAAGAAATCTTTTCTACCCCTATGCCAAGGAAATCAAAAAACTGACCTAACAGTTTCCCAGAGGTTTTAGTTTCTATTTCATTAATCGCTGCGACTGTTTCTTCTAGTATGATACTTTCGAGTTTATTGTCGTTGATCTTCATCAGTTGCCCTCATTTGTAGCTTATTGTCTTGCTTTCTCTATAATTTGTTTTACCTGCTGCGGAGTTCTTACGATATCACTATCTGCGTGAAAGAAACCTCTTTCTTTCGACGTATAAATGTAATCATTATAAAGCTGCTCTACTTCGTCCCCAAAGATAGAGCCGACAGGGTCCGCTAAAAATTGTTCAACGTTAGCTTTATTAATTCTAGTAGCATCGAGTTGAAAGCCCTTGTACGGATCTTTTATTCCTAGAAACAACTCTGCTACGCTACCGTACCCCCACTTTTGGGCTAGTTCCTCGAAGCCCATCAAAGGAGTCTTCTCTCCTGTGACTGTTTTAAGGGCTGCAAACTTTTCGAGTCTCTTGCTTTTCAAGTCTAGTGGCTCTGCGTCTTTTGTAAGGCCTATAACAACCTCTGGAGCCATTCCCATCGCATCACACAGCATTTTGTCAACCGGCTGCTCCATTAGCCACATTATATACCCATCAGGGCCTCTTTTTTTGTATTCAGCGGGTCCGAGATAGAATAAAAGATTTAGTATAGAAATCATTGACTGAAAAAATCTATTTTGTAATTTAAACGCAGTGTCTATCAGCCAACCAGCTTCTGTATTAGTATTATACAAAATCTGACGGGCAAAATTACTAACTTTTGGTAGGCCAAATTCTTGAAGAGCCTCTTCAAATTCGTCAATATCTACATCAATTAGTCCTTGAAGTTTGTCTCTGATGCTGCGAGAGTTTTTACTCATCATTTCTATTGATTGTTTATAGTCTTTAAGGTCTTTAGAAAATTCATTCATAATATTCTTTAGTTGTTTATGAACTAGTTTTCTAGATGCTAGGTCCGTGCCGCCTTTCCTTATGGATTTCAGCATTAGCTTCACTCCTCCCGGCACTGTACCGAACCCAGGAAATGCCTGAAGAAATCCTACTAACATATCCACACACTGGCCTCGGCAACCTGATCTCAGTGCCTCTATGAGGTCAGCAACATCGCCAATCCCAGGGAATAATATTCCAAAAAGAGTAATCACGATATCGTAGCCAAATCGAACATGCGTGCCGAAATAGTCCATTGTAGCATCTATGGCTCTAGATGCACCACAAAGTCCACCACCACCCTCAGCAGCTGCTCTAGTAACATCTTCATAGAAGCCTTCGCTCATTAAAAACTTTACTTGTTCTTCGAACAGTATACTTTTAGTCTCTTCTTCAATGATTTGTTGGATGTAAGCTTCTGTTAGGACCGTGGCTTTCATATTGGGGTTTCCTCTATTCCATGGATAATTTATAGCAAGCTCTAGCTATTACCAAGCTGTCTGCTCTATCGTAAGAAGTGGGCTTTGGATTTCCTCTCGAAGTATATTCGATAATAAAATCCTTTTCGCTCCCCAATAAATAGTTCAAAACGACTTCTTTTGCCTTTTCTCCTCTAGAAACTTTTATGCCATTAAGCTTCCTTGCTCTAGCTGGCGGGATGTGTTCTGGAGTAACCCCCACTACGTCTAAACATAACCAAGATACGATGCCATTGAACGCTTGAAGCTTGGCCATTGTCTTAGCTGTTGAGCCTCCTGATTTGAAGAAAGTAAATGCTTCCTCTATACATATATGTTTTATATTATAACTGTGTTTTATCGCTTCAAGCTCAAACTTAATGAACTTAGCTTTTGTCCATAGATCAGGGAACTTATTTTTATTTCTTAAGTCCCAAGCTTCACAGATTATTATATTTGCTTCCTCATCAAGAATAGTATATCCTATTACTGATGTACTAACATCCAACCCTAGTATCATATATCCAACTTCATTTTAAAACTAAATTCTCTGTCCTCTGTTTTTTTAACTGGTTTTGCAACAGTTGTCACGGCAATTAAATTTTTATCTTTATCATAAATACCAATTTTTGAGATATAAGTTTCTTTTGCAAAGCTTGCTGTTGGACTTGAGAAAGAAGAACTAACAATATTAGCTGTCGGGAGATCCGGCTCTCTGTAAGAGATCGAACTTGTTAGCGCATCATAGTAGCCTGTTGTGGCACTATGACTCAAGTAGGTTGGGTTGTTAGAGAAGTTCAACTGGCCCTTCGGAGCGTGAGCAAACATCGTCATCACTGGGACTTCATGCGAGCCGGAGAAGTGTAGTCCGTAGCTTGCTGAAGCTCTTGTGTCTGCGCCTTCGCCGTCATTTGGGATTCCGTCATTAGCACCAGCAGCGTAAAATAGCCACGACGAGGTCACGGCAGTACCAGTATTTTTATAATTTAGTTGCGCTTCAGCAGAAGGCCCAGTAGTTTGCAGATCCCAGCTTCCTGTCAGAATCACAAACCCCTCTTTATAAAGGACCATTCCTGCAACACTTCCAGACCCAGTGCTCCCTTCGGGACCTACTTGTACAAGTTCTCCGTTTCTATTAACATCCCTAAGTTCTCCGATAAGAGTTCCCGTTAAGAAATATTTCAAGTTTACAGTGCCTTTCTCTAAGGAATTTCCGTAAAATATGCTTGGGATACTAACTAGGTTAACTGGGACGACATCTAGGTCTCTTTCGTAACCAGTGCTGAAAGAGGCGGAGTATTTAAAGTGTGGACTCATTGTAGAGTAATGGTTTATTGTACCCTTCAACGCATTGATGTGAGAACCCTTGATATTGTCTCTTATATATTTAATGTGCTCTTTCACAGTCTGTGATGGGTCACGCAAAGAGTAATAAAATGCATAGTTATCATCGCTTAGAGATTGCGAATGATTATTATCAAAAAACTCTCTTGTTATTGAAGCAGAGAGAGGGTACTCGGCACCACTAACAGCATTAATTTGGCTGCCGTAATCTAATGAGTAGTAGTTCTCAGTTGAGATTGTTTTGAATGTAGTTAGAGAACTATCTCTCTGGAGGAACGAAAATACCAAACCTGTGTCAGATTCTGTTCTATCAACATTCAATTCATATAAGCTTATATGTCCTGCTGGAACACCCGGAACATTAGAGACAAAGGCACCAGCCTGCTCAGACTGATTATTGTAAAAAATCTGAGAGTTATAAATGTCAAATCTGCAGGATGGTGTTGTTTTTAGCTGGTTGACAAATAGGTCGTTGTTTGTAAACCTATAATAAGACATACGAGCACCCCCTTAGTAATCTAGGCGTACTCGTAAAGTCAACTCGTTACTTGGGTCTTTCTTCAAAGGCTCTGAGACCTTGGCTACTGCTAGTAGCTCGTTATCAGGTGAGTACAGGCCAACGCTTGTGACGTATGAGACAGGACTATTCGCAGGGTCTCCATCCTTAACCACAATCTCACTAGGACCGTTGGAAGTAGAAAGATAGGTTGGGTTAGCGCTGTAGTTAAACTCTGTATTATTGGCACGACAGAAGTAAATTGTAGAATTCAACTCTGTTGTGTTGTTGAACTGCATATTGTAAGTTCTGTTTCTCAAGTTTTGTGCCATAACCTCGATTGTAGAACCAGTAATCGTATTAAAGCCAGTAACTCCTCCGCCTGCAGGACTAAATGTAACAGTGCCTTTCGCGTTATTGAGAATGCCACCATCTGCCGCATCTGAGAATACAGATCCTGAGATAACTGCGACGCCTGCCTGATAGAAGAGAAGCCCTACTCTATAAGACTGATCCGCAGCAGTAACGTTTGCACCAGCAGAGCCTGTGGCAAAAAGAACACCGTACTCCCCAGCAGGAGAGTTAACAAAATATCCATCAGATCCTGAGGCATCTGTAATCTTAATTCTTTCAGAGGAATCAGCGCCATGAGCAAACCCGTCACTTGTAACTAGTTCAAGCTCAAAAGTTCCTTTTTTGATTTCATCTTTTGTCAAGATTCTTGCAAAGTTAATGAAGTAGCACTCGTTGATCTTTGTTCCACCAGCAATGATATCGCCATCTTCATCAAATAGTCTTACGCCACCGGTCTCATCGTACCCCATAAGAACTTGTGCCATTTGATTATAGATATTAATCTTCTTAGAGTTTTGTGTATTGCTCGCTCCAGAAAGAGTTGAAGTTGACGAATATCCTGACGTAATGTCGAAAATATGGTTTGCGGAAGAAGAAAGGTAAGGATAGTCAAAAACACTTTCAAACATGCCATGAGAGTACGTCTTAATGTGTGGTTCCGACCCAAGAGCTACCGTGTTTCCTCCGTATGTTCCTGAGAGGATAGAACCTGTCACAGGGATAGATTCATGGAGCAAAGTCCTAGTAGTTGTTACGTCGTTGCTACCTAAAGTTTTAAATGTCGTTGCCATTATTTATCTTCCTTATTGCTTCTTGATGAATCTAACTGGAATATCAATGCTGTATCCTGTAGTAACGCCTGTTACTCTGACAACAGAATCAATATGGTAAACACTTGTGGAGCCCACTGTAGAAGTGCCGCCAAGCCTTGTAAATAGTGTGGTACTTCCATTTAGTTCCAGCGAAGCTCCTATCCTAAACTGAATCCTAGTTCCTCTTGGGCCGTTGATTGAAGAGTCGGCGGCACCAACACTAGTGATTGTAGAAACATAAGTGCCGTTAGAAAGTGTAAAGAAGTAACTTGCCATCTGTGCTTCGTTCACATAGGCTGGGTTTCCTCTTCTACCAGCGTTGTTATAAACAGTACCAAATCTGTTATCAATCTCAACCTGGAACCTTGTTTCAACGAGGTCTCCAGAGAGAGGAGACGTAGCAGGAGGGCTACCGTTAGTATCAGTGCCTTGGTCAACCACAATCGTAGTACTAGACACTGATGAAGGTGTATCGCCCCAGATAACCCCAGCAGTAGTACCTACAGCATTTTGAGTATCACTATCAACTGCCACTAAGAAGGCGCTTGTGGTGGAATCTCTTACACTACCAAAAGCTGCACTTTCAAAGAGTTCCAAAATTGGCAGGTAAAGGACATCGTTTCTTGTTAGAGTAACTAGGCGATGGTGCATGGATGCTTCTGGGTCAGTAAAGCCTTCCAAAACAGGGGTCTGGAGGATCTCCAGGTCATAATAAGCAGACCCACTTGCATGAGCCGGGTTGTATAGTCGATAGTTAATCTCGTCATCACCAAGGGCGAACTTAGCAATCCTAAAGCTACCGTCTCCACGAGCTAGTCTTCTTCTGCCGGTGTCTGTTAGAACCGCATCAAGTATGATGTCGCCACTGTTGTCCAAAAATGCCATAGTTTTACCTCTCTAACTAATAAATAGTTTTATAATTTAAATAGTTTGTTTTATATTAAGATACGCAACTTAAACAAATATGATTAATTTCTCTCGTCTTTTTTATTAAACGTCAAGTTCATATCAATCTTCTTTCCTGTCTTCTTGGAAGTCAGTCTGATTTTGAAAGTCTTGCCCCACACAGGCTCTGCTCCCTGAACCCCTAACTGGACCTCAGGAACATCATTTGGATCAGAGTATGTGTTGCCATTAGGATCAGAGAAGTTTTGATCTACGTTCGGCGTGACTCTGTCTAGTACAGGATAGACTTGAATTAACTTCTTCATATCTTTAGAAGCCACCTTTGACTCTATGATAGGCAAGGTGTAAAGATTGATAAGTGGATAGATAGCTCCACCATCATCTACAAGCTCAACTTCATAGATAAAGGTAGGATTAGACACGTTGCCATGGAAATCAACTGTACGGAAAGTATAGTAATATTTTATATTTGCCTGCATCGCATCAGTGTAGTCTGCTGATCTAGACCTAATAATCCTATCCTCACTTGAAATAAGCGTAGGAATTCTTGCTCTCAAACGCTCGTCAAAATCAGAGTAGGACGTTGGAGCAGTTTCGGTTCTAAACACTTCAAAGAAAGTTGGAATATCATCTGATTTAAACAATATCTCTTGGCCCATTTCTTTTGCTTGTGCTTGATAGTGCTTGTCAAATAGTTGTCTATCCTCTTGAGTAATCGGAATAGCCACCTGCAAGACCTCTGAGAATGTTGCGTCAAAGGTAAATAATAGTTTGTCATTTACTCCACGGTATGGTATGATTTCAATCTCAGGAGGGGGAGGAGGATTAGAAAGTACGGATGTTGTCAGAGAGCCGATTGGAACTTCTACTATTCTAGTAGAAGGGAGCATTCTTACTCTGTATTTAGCGCCGTAACCTATTGTATTTAAAATAGGCAGACCTTCACCCGGAGCCAGTTCTGCAATGCCAAAACTAGTCTCATCGTTTGAAACTCCCGGTAGTATATTTTTGTCTGAATTATTGTTTGTTACAAAAGTTTGAATGACTTGGTTTGTTTCTATGCCAGAATAAAATCCACCGTTATATCCAACCTCAAATGGGACGTTTGACTGTAGATCTTGCACTCTTTCTTTCGGCCCACTGGGCTCTATATTGTTAGGAGAGCCCCACGGAATATGACGCCCATTAAGTCTATGGTGCGAAGGAGACATTGCTAACGGGATAGGACTAGTGTTACCGGGGATAGACCCTTCGATTATGCCATCATCGAAACCCATAAATAAATTAAACCAATCGCTTAGATCTAGAGCTGAAGGGTCACCAGCTGCTCCGGTTCTGAAAGCCTGAAAGCTAACATTTCCTCTCTGTAGACGCCTGATGGCTGCTTTTACATCAGAATCACTTTCTGATATCTGGCCGTCTTGTCCCACTTGAATAAAATTGTCGTTCCACTCTAAGCCCCAGATTTCTTGCCAGCTTGGGTATGTAACTGTTTGGCCATTATGGAATCCAGTTGGTTTCGTGTACCAAGCTTTTTGCATGATATCTTTTATTTGCCCGAGAGTAAAAAATCTTACATTTTCATCTGACCAAGCTGGAAGCTGTTTTATGTCTGCGCCATACAAGTAGTTCGGAGTGCCTGTATCGATAAAGTCTTGTAAAGCAGCATCAGTTATTTGAGTATTTAATATTGGATTGGGAGCCGCATACCTAAGAGGGTAGACCTCTCTATCGTAAAAATGATTAAATATCCAGAAGGTTTCTAACGATTGGATGCCAGTGATTCTATCATCAACATCAAAAATACTACCATTTGGTAAACTGGCTGCATAACCACTATATCTTGATATTGTATTGAGGAGAGGAGATTCTTGTGCTAGAAAAGAAGCTACAAGTTCCCACACTTGTGCCCCAACTCTACCTGGTTCTGGCAGGGTTGGGCCAAACTCATCCCCTCCAGAGACACTTGCAACATCAAAGAGGTTTTTTGCACCGAACCATCTAAAATTATAGCCAACTATTTGGCCATCGCCGCTGAACACTTCTTCAATTTGCTTAACATTTGGAGCTTCTACTTCTTCGTATTTGTACTTTGTTCCAAAAACATATTTGTAAGCATGGATGTCGTAAGTATACTGTTCTCCGTACCTAACTTGTGTATCAATATACTCGATTAAAGACTCGTTAGTAAGAGCGTTCGGTATCCACATTTCTTGAATGTGTGTTCCAACGACTGAAGGGCCTCTGTACTTCCTTACTCTGTACCCCACTGTTTGACTCTCTGCGTAGTCTCCCCTATTGAAGAGGCCGTTGTAGATTCTGCCATCTCGTGAAGCAACAGTCCGCTCAAAAGATCCAGCGTCAGTGTGTAATTTATTATTGTGACCCACTAAACCTGTTAGCAGAGCCATATCGTTGATGCCTGACTGGAAGTCCTCATATAGGGCATCTGAATTCTGTAGTTCCGGTGAGTTAACCGTGTCCAAAAACATTCTTTCTTGCCTAGAAGCGAAAGCATTCTCAGAGGTCACTTCAGCAAAGTCTTCAAACAGCATGTGAGAGAAAGAATTAGTGTTTGTGTCGCCATCAAAACTTCCAGCTTCGAGTTCAAATAGAGTTGGCGAAGCATTTAACAACTCTTGTTCTGACCCCATGTTATAGTAAGTTTTTGCAGAGAACTCGTAAACTTCTTCTTCCTCCACAACCGAGAAAGTAAATGGATCTAAAGAAGATAATACATGAGATGTCCATGTACTAAACAAGTCAAGAGAGCCAATCGTATCTGCAACAGGTTCTTGTATGACGTTTGTTGTTTTGCCCTCAGTGGTAAAAACAATTCCAGCAGCAAATGGGAATTTTGTTTTTCTTTCGTTTAAGTCAAAGATCTTATCACCATTTATGCCAAGGCCATCAGTGTAAGAAGAATACGTCTGGATCACGCTCTTTGTTCCATCAATTATTAAAGAAGTCTCCGCAAACGTAAGGTCAACATAAGAGTCAACCCAAGTATCTAAGTAATTTGTGTATGGAACTGTTAAACTATATTCATACTCGTCTACAACAGTTGCTATGTCGTCACTCAAGACTCCCTGTGATATGATTAAGGAAGAATCCACGTTACCTAGCACTAGAGCATGATCTTTAATGTGTTGTGGTGTGGCCGAAAAATCATAGTCTATTAAAGAGATAGCATAGAAGTTTGGCAATGCTGTTTCTATAGTAGAGTTAGATAAGTTCTCGTACTTTTCATTGAGGTAATGGTAATCTGAGTAAGCGTATAAATCTTCTGAGGCGTCCGCAAATTCATATTGAAAACTCTCTTCAAAGAAGAATCCCTCCCCAGGATTTTTGAAAAGCTCTTGAACATCGACAGTGAACTGTGTTAGCGTTTGGTATGGCTGTGCGTCTTCTCCGTCACCCTCAGTGGAATGGAATATTTCAAGGACGATAGAGCGTTCCGCTGTGCCAGGAATCTCTAAAACTCCATAATCTTGAAATGCTATATACCCATTTCCTTCTGCCTCATCAGACTTAACTTTTTTAATATCTAAGGTTCTTACAACGTCACCTCTTCCAAAGATCTCTTTTGTATTGTAAGAAAAAGAAGAGAAATCTTTAAGCAATCTAGGATCGCTCACTCTGTTGACATCCCCGAACACTAGGTTTCCATCGGAAGTTGTGTACCAGTATTGTCCTGTTACCTTTCGAAGGTTATCTCTAATGGATCCTATGAAAGAATCAGGACTTATGTATTTTTTAGTAGCCACCCGTACTTCCTCCTGTAGTTACCTGATTCCGTGTCGTAGTGCCTGTAACAACTACTTGTTCGTTTTCTACCTGTGTGGTGGTGCTCGTAACTGTTTGAGCAACGTCAGTTGTGATCTCATTTCGAGTTATTCTAACTGTCTCGACTCGCACGGATTCCTCAGCGCCTGTATTATAAACAGAGTCTATGATACTCTCTGCATTGTCTGCAACCGATGTAAGAGTAATGACAGGCTCCTCTTCATATTCTTCTGGTACAGGAGCCTGTTCAGTTTCTGTGACTGGAGTGTTTTTCCTGCTGTACCGGCACAGGCTGAGCTTCGGGCTGCGCTGCTTGTACAACTACAACTTCATTTAATGTGTCATCCCCTGCCTGTGTATCTCCAATGAAAATTGCCATGTAAGGGTCTGGAGAGGCATACGGTGCATCAACTGTTGTCGGTTCCATGTTGTCATCAAATGATGTAACGTATCTTATGCCTGTTTCATAATCATCTAATAGTGTGTTAGCTCCAACTCCAACAATGCTGTCGAGCATTGTCTCATCTACCGTTAACACCTCAGGTTCATTTTTCCCTGCGTCTCTCGTTGGGTTTGAATTGAAGCCATCCTCTAGTTTATTAGGTAAGACCTCAGTGGAATCAAACGAACGGCTCCCTTGTGCGCCACCGTGTGTCGTCGGATCAGAATAGTCTTTTCTTCTTCTTCGCCTTACAGCCCTTCTAACTTTTGCAGATTTACCATTTTGACCTAATATCTTTTGCAAAGTCTCATATGTGGTAGTTCTTACACTAGGGACTTTGGACATGGCTGTGTTTTGATCTGTCTCGTTCGCTAATAGATGAATACTAGCTTCTCTAGCACTTCTAGGATCGTCTAGCTCATAAACTTGAGCTCCTGCTCTCACTGTTGCGGGACTTAGCTTCGAGTAGAACTCTCTGTACCCGACTGCTTGTGGGCCTGAAGGTACCTGTACTCCTCTCTTTCCTGCTTCTTGTCTGAATCTGGCCAAGAAAGAAGGCAATGAGATTGACAAAGGACCAGTGTAATTATTCACCAATGCACTTCCGTAGTAATCTACCCCATAACCGTTTAACATACCGCTGTCAAATTTTGAATCAAAAAAGTAAGTTGTTGTTATTGTATTAACATTTTGTTTCTTATTTGACTTCGCAACACTCCTTGCCCTAGAATACTCTTGCTCGTCAGGGGGTGCAAAAGTCTGTATTGTTTTGATGAAGCCCTGTAGTAAGCTCAGAAATGCTTCAACTCCCTCAAGACTTCTAGACGAAGGTCCAACCATAGAGAACAGCCTTCTGGCGTATGAGTTTGCATTTCTCCCAGAAAGCTCTGACAGGATGCTAAGGTAGATGCGTATAGACCTTCTCCACGGAAAGTCGTTAAAAGAATTTACTGCTTCTATCTTATCTCTCGAACTATAAAACTTACCAACAACTCTCACTGCCCTGTCACTCAAATCACCAGTGTTATCAAAGTACGATTTGTTGTTCATTAAATCGTAATACTCTTTCATTAAACTGTGTGCTCTCTTGAGACCTTTTATAACTCTTTTCATGTATGGTACTGTAGGATCAGTTGAAGTTATCTCCACTCCATATTGAAAAGTGCCTTCTTGGAAATCTTTAATTTCCTGATCGTGGAAAGAGAAAGCTCGCTTATTTCCAAGACCAGTTAAACGCTTCTCCGACACTGAGCCTATATACTTTTCTACTATCCCGTCACCATTGGCATCTGTAAACTGACTTTTTCTCTGCAGAATCCCTCTGTCATCATCACTAGACTCAGCGATAATATCATATAGGTAAGCCTGATTTACATAATCGTAATCATTAATGTTTTTGTTTTCTATTTTTCTTCTTACTATTTTTAAAGACTGTATCTTTGTATATTTAAGTAGTTTTTCTTTTGCAACTGTAATAAAAAGACGATTGTACCGTGAAGATTTTGCCAAGAGGGCTATAGGGTTCATTGCGAAGATTCCCCTAGCAGAACCTTCTGCGTCTCTCGAAAGAAACAGGCTTGAAAATGTTCTAACATCTATCATATCAACACTGAACAAAATATCATTTTGTATTTTATTTAGCGCTTGAATTGTTCTAAAATCTTGTATTTTAACGTTGTTATGATCAACTTTTTCTAGGGTAGGGTGTGGCCTTCTTGTGTGACGAGGCCCTGCCATCCAGACTCCCTCATGATAGTGAACAGGGCCAGCCCATACTTCTCCGTTAGGAAGATAGAAAGTTGTTGTTTTAGAATTAATATTATTGTTATCAAGAACCTTTTCGATAGTCTTTGCACCGACACGGTTAGCCATCTCGGAGTATAAGAAGTACCTTAGGTGAGAAGAATTTGATTTAAAAGAAACTTCTAAGGGCACAAAACAGAGAACATCATCTCCCATATCTCTATCTTTGTACCCATGAAGATCAATGTTTTGTGGAAGGGTCACCGTCTGGGCTACCACAAACTTTCTCAGATCTAGTGGGATTAATTCTTCATTATATCTGTCTGTGCTGTTAAGAATCTCAGATACTTGTGGATGGGAGCTTTGAATCACGGTAACAGATAAACTCTGCCCCTCTAGTTTCTGATACCACTTTCTTCTCCTAAGCATCTCCGGTATCCTTAGGTTTAAAGTAGTTTGAATAACGTTGTCGTTATCGTACTCCTTGTCATCTACATTAGTCTTTTGTTGTGGCACATTTCTACCAAACTTATTTTTAATGACTTCTAAATTATTGTTTTGATAATAATTTTTATCGCCTTGCAGTATTGTAGAGTTGTCAATTCTAATCCTATGTACATAGACATAAGGTAGACCGTACCCTACAATTCTTCTTATCTCTTCAATATTAGACATCAGTAAATCGTTCCTAAGTTATCGCAAGGATTGTCAGGATCTGGGCATTCAGGAGAGACAGCATCCGTACTATAAATATCCACAAGTGAAATATTTTTGGTCTCTCTACACTCTATTTCTGTGTCAATGAAGAACCCTCTGGATTCTAGATCTTCTAGAGAGGAGCAAATAAGTTGAGTGTCTATCTGGTTGTCCACCAATATATTCAAATAGTATTCTACATAGTCTGGGGTGATGGGCTCTGAGGACAGAGGTATCTCACTTGGGTCTCGGAGGATCCCCTCTGAGACCAGGCTGATCGGCTTTTTAAATTCTAGTTTCTTTAGCTTCTCTACCTTTAAGTGAGGTACCAGGGGCAGTTCTCATCTTCAACCAAGAAAACTTCTAGTTCAAAATTGTCTTTACTAAACTCTGCGTTTCTTTCTAAAATTTGGGCCAACACAAACTCTGGCTTGACATCTAAGTATTGAGAATTAGGGTACTCCACTGCCAGTTCAGTATCCGACACAAACTGAATATCTGACTTTACGCCCACTGTACGTAATCTAGATCAATGTTGATTTGCGGGACGTTTATTGTAGGGCTTGAATACCAGTTGACAGCTCCCGGCTGAAGCGGGAAGTACGGTGGCAGAACCAGTGATGCTTTTGCTTGAAGAATCAATTTCTCCTCTAATCATATTGATAGACCAAGCGGGAGCGTCTGTCTTCAGTATGTCAGAAGTACCTAGTTGATTCTTTAGAGCCATACATTTTTCTTTCAAAGTAAAGGTCTGTTACTGTTTCGCTGTCTTGTTCAATGTCTGTCCTTCCTGTACAACTTTCCCAAGCTGATTGACCACCCCAAGCTTTGGCAGTTAGGCCTTTTCTAGAAAAAATATTTCGGTCAGAGAAAACAACCTGGCCCTTCAAGCTGTGGAGTTTCTTCCTGCACCCTACCTTCTAGTGTTGTTCTGTGCTTCTGGCACATCTGCGTGGCTGCTATCGTACAAAATATTGTCATCGAAGAATGCGTAGTACTCCGGCCTAAACTCCCCCTGAGCTAGTAAATACTCACCATAGGGTGTCATTTGAATGTCCAAGAACTTGCTCTTTTTTATCCATGAACTTCATTCTTCGTCACCCTCTAGAACAACTTCGGCGTCTATTTTAACCATCTCTACCAGAGAGAAGAAAGTCATATGGCCAGTTATAACTATAATCTAGTTGTTGTTTTCTTCCGCCAATTGAGAAATCAAACTTATATCTATCATCATCGATGTTATCGCCACTCTTGGAGGCAATCTTGGAGAAGTAGTTCTTGACCGCTTTCTGCTTGACTTTGAATACCATCCACTTTAGTTTCTCGGGCATCTCTTCCCCTAATAGTTGGTCCGCCAAGAATGGGTGAGTAATAGATACCTCTCTTTTTTCCACTCTTTCTATAGACTTAGGAGGTAGGTTCTGCCACATATGAATCAAGTCATCTTGGTCAAAAGTATGCTCAAATTCGAAGATGTACATTGCAAAAGGCTTCTGATCTACGTTTGTAACAAAATCAAATGTTGGTGGGAATACATAATCGCTCATCTTGTTGAACATCTGCTGCACCGAGTTATCAGAAGGCAACTTATTTAGACGAGCTTGTTCTGCGATATCTCTAGGGATATCAAACATTTTCCTTCTCCCCCCTTCTTCAATGAATGGAACTGCTACCACCGCCTCTTTCACAACTTTAGATTGTGCAACTTCTCCTAGCCTTCTAGGATTTTGATCAAATCCTAACAAATCTACAAATGATTTTGCATTACCATTATCATAGAAATTAGCATTTACATTTGGATGATTTTCCATCCAATCTTGTGGGACATCTGTAAACTGCAAGAATACACCCTTATCTGGTGACTCTGGCGGCAGCCCAAATTGATGCCACATGCCCCTTGGGACAGACTCCGAACCATAAGTTGGCAAAGTGAGGTTCCCTCCAATATTGACAGCAGACTCAGCCAAAGTTAAACATAGGCGTTTCCCATTTAGGCTGGATCACCATCGCAACATGATTAGCTGTCGGGTCATCGCTGACCTCTAGAGCCTCGCCCGTGGCAGGATCGTAAGATACAGACTTAATCCTGACCTTCCCGTCAGTGATGAGAACATCGCTCCAAGTCGATAATGTTCTGCCTTATACCACCAGAGTGCTCTTGTAGAAATCCGCCATCGTTACCAACCTGTAGCAGCTGTTATCGAACCTCAGATTCAGAGACGCCATCGATGTTGCCAAGAATCTCAGCCAATGTGTACTTCTTGGTCTCCGTAGCAGTAAATTGAACATCAAGCCATGCTTCGCCATGGTAATAAGGAGGGGTTCCAACCCAGTTGTACCCGCTGTACGAATCAAGCATCCTCTGTGAGTATCGCTGCCGTCATGGTCGGACTGAGCTAAGTCATTGCGCCCTGTGACAGGGTGGTAGAAGGCCGAGGGACGACTGTACATAGTGAAGGTCTCGCGCAGGTCCGCTTGTGCTGGATCGTCTTGTGGCAACTCATAGTCTGTGGAAAACTTTCTTGGTGCGTTCATGCTTCTGAACATGCGGATTCTACCACAGTATACATTTCCACTAATTGCATTACCAAACCTAGGATCACTTTCAGGAAGCGAAGTGATTGTTGTCATGTTAGAGTTTCTAAGGAAGAATTCAGGACATTCACCAAAGAAATTGTTTGCCATCATCCGATATAGTGGATCTCCCTTTCCATTCCAAGAAGCAGTAAGATTTAAGTGAGTAAACGGATGTGGACTTGGATCATGAATTGGCACATCAGAAAGATACTTTTCAGGCTCAATAGCAGCTTCAAAATCAATCATTCGGAATTTGTGGTCAACACTAGCAAGGCTAGAACTAATAGCATAGTAATCATCGCCAAGACTCTGTACTTCATAACTACTTGTTAAAACAGGGTAAGGAACGCCAATTCCGCTCTTGACCGAGTTATAAACAATACCAGGGGCATACAAAGTTTCCAAGAACGGCCTGACTTTAGCATTTTCGTACTGGATATCCCCTCCAGTAAAACTTACATATGGCATGTAAGATGAAGAAAACTGTGTGGCCATTTGAAGAGTTCTTTCTGATGGGTAAAATCCATTATACGGCAAGAATTTCTTCAAAGCTTTGCATGTCAAGGTTATTTCACTGTCTGCTGCGATCCCATCATGCTCTTTCTTTATGATATCAAAATATTTCAAGAAATCTGAATTTGTGTACACATTATAAAAATCTTTGTATCCACTATCTGTTGGTACATCGGAAGATCCAGAGGCTCCGAATATACTAAGTGAAGAACTATTAGGAGCGAGAAAATCACCGGACATGGTTGAAACATAGTATGGAATATGATCGCTCATTCTAAACTCTGGAACGATAGAGTAATCTTTGCCGTGTGGTCTTATTTCATTGGCATAATCTTCATAGCTGTCGTATGCAGGGTTGGCTCGATCTTGTGATCCCGTTACAAACACGCCATCTTTAACTGTTCCTGCGAGTTGTCCCGCCTGCCATACCGCGTTTCCATTGCCGATGTCAATCTTACCAAAGATGTTGTTACCAGTTCCTACGGCATTTCCAAATTGGGATATATCCAGCCCAGAAGGAGCTACAACCGAAGCACTTGTTGCCATAAAATGTTTATGTGCATATAGAGCAGATGATGTCAAGTGTGCTTTCTCAGAGGAGAAATGTGCGTATGAGCCAAAATTCTGTAGTTCTCCAGTTGGATTAGTTGCGTCATTGATGGCTTTTACGCCTTGGAAGTTATAAGTTTCGAATGTGGTTCTGGTATCTAGAGCCCAAACACTATACTTACTTCTTCCTCCGAGACTAACCTTGTCAGCCTTATTGTCGTCTCTCGTCTGTCTATCAGAATGCCAGAAATCAATCTTGTAACCTTCTCTCTGCCTGATCTTGTTTGAATAAGCATTTTTTTCTGCCGGGTAGACAGCCTCCCTATAAACAAGAGCTTCAAACTTGTCTCCATAAAGTCCTTTTACTCTGTCATACATTTGGCTGTCAGGAGTACCAGCGTAATTTTCATTTAAATCCAAATTAGAAAAGTAAGAAATATTATTTGTATACGATGATTCTACACTTAGGCTGTCAAATTCTTGTACCACAGGCTTGTATTTTGTTATAACTGGGGACTCTCTGTACTGCCTAAACTCTCCATATCTTTGAGACGGCAAGACTCTACCATCTTCTGTAAAGCTCTGTCTGTCACCTTCCTCGACAGAAATAATCTGGTTTCTCCTCAGTAATCTTGCTACCGGGTGATGTCCTGTTCGTATTTGTTTCCAAGAGTTAAACCCAAAGACATCTCCTCTGTGAGCCAAGAGGGCGTTAAAGCCTTGGCCAATATCACTTGTGTATCCGAAGTTGACAGTAGAGTAAGTTACAATACCTGTTGAAGTAGGGTGGCCTAGAGTCTGTGTTGTTAAATCAGTAGGGTCATAGTAAAGTGTGTTTAATCCTACGAAGTCAATACGATTTCCTGTTGTAGTCGTTTGATCACTTTCGCTTACAAAGGTGATCGCGTTAACAAAGCCAGAAGAAGTGGACACTTCAAAATTAGATGGGGCATATCCGAGCATAACATTTTTATTTGCTTTTGTGCCTCCAGTCGCTGTTGAAAGGTACGAAGCAGACAGCCAAGAGTATTGTAAATCACTCTGTGGAAGAGGCCTGGAAAGGAACCCGTTGTCATTGACTGTCCCCGTTACTATAGTCCCAGCATCTCCATGGTACTCGTTGCCAAACTCAATCCTCTTAAGAGTATTCCTATTAATTTTATGAAAGTTTGCAACGCCAGAATAGTCATCAGCATTAGCCAAAACTCCCGGCTTATAGCCAAACTGTGATGTGGAGGCTGACAAAAGTCTTGTCAATGGTGCTCTAACTGATAAGTTCCTGTACGGGAGAGCGCTATACACACTGTACTGTCCTGTAGCTGCGTCTAGAGCGCCATGGGCAGTGTCGAAGCTGCCAGGGGAGGAGAACCTCTCTATCATACTATGAGCAGAGCTGGAGAAGAAAGCAACCTCAGTATCCACTATTCCTGAAACTTCGGTAGAAGTTAGATTAGTGACCACAACTCCTTCAGCTGCCACAAACTGACTATCGCCACCCGCTCTACCAGAAAGTTGTACAACTTCTCTAATATTTGTGTAGTTTCCTAAGGTTTCACTACCAGTGGTTATCTGTAGATTTTCAATATTGACTGGTCTTTTGGCTTTTACATTTCTTGTAAAGACAGAGTACGGCCTTGTTGCACGAGGCCATGGCGTCGCGTCTGGGCCTTGGAACGTAAGGGTAGTAGAGGAAGGACTTACTTTAAAAGACTCTGCTCTTGTAGACGCGTCATCAGTGCCATCTGAAATGTTTTGGTGTCTTGATAAGAAACCACCCACGAATTTTTCAGTAAATGGAGTTTGCATTGGGATTTCTCCACCCAAGTGGTAAGATTCAAATGAGTGTATATTGACAGCCTGGAAATCAGTAAAGGTGGTGTTATAGCCAGCATCTAAGCTACCACTTAAGTATCTAAATGGAAGATAATTTTGTCCTTTTAAGCCATCAAATGCGCTATCGACTGAGTAAGTAAAGTATTTTTTATGCATAGGGTGAATTACATCATTTATATCCCTAATTGAATCACTGTCTCTCGTGACTGTAGCTAAAGCAGCACCATAATTTTCTGTGTATTTGTCAATGAAAGCACCGGGCCTAGTGTTTGTAGGAAGATTAACTCCACCATGGATAGTTCTCCTACCAGTCCCAAATCTTGAGACTTTATCCTCAGATCCTAGAAGTTCTGCGGACATTTTATACGGTCTGCTATTCCTTCTGTCTCTTGCTGCTTTCTTAGAAGTTATAATGGCGTCTCTAGTGTTATTGACACCTAGAACACTGGACGAAAGAACAGGATGATATGCCTCTGCATATTTCCAATAGATAGTGTTGTCAGCTTCGCTGTCACTAGTAGGAGCATGAGCAAATCTCCAGTTTGCAATTTCATCAGGCTCAAATTTATTAATTCCATTCATTCCTGCTTCAATTGTTCCTGCCTTAAGCTCCAGGCCTGGGTACTTGTGATGGTACTTATTTCTTTCTAGGGCATGGCTCTCTACCATGGTCCTAATGTCTTCGGAGGTATTGGCAGAAGCCGGGATCAGCTGTCGCAATATAATCGATAAAGAAGAGTCAATCCATCTGTAGAAGTCAACATATTTATCCAGGTCCGGAGTGTTCTGTACTCTTTCAAAAAACAGGTTTCTTAATTTTGCGAGACCCTTGTATTCTTGTCTATATTTATTTACAGGCTCTCCGATTAAGTTATTGAACCCTACAATCGTACCAAACATATTTAACATTTCGTCCGAAACGGTCTGGTACATACTCTTTTCAATCGCAAAGTAATGATTTATGCTTCTGCTGTCCTTGTCAAAAGTCTCGTCATCAAACTGCAGGATGTTAGTCATGTCATCGCTTGTGACAACCTCAGGAATTGTCTGTTTAGAAGACTGCACGTATTCTACAGCAACAGAGGCAGTAGCATCAGCCTCAAAGAAATATCCTCGTCCTGTGTGTTGGTTTGTGATGGATGCAATCTTCTGAGCAGCGTTCGGATACCTACCACTCTTGGACAGAGAGCCAGAAGAAAAGTCATTGACTAAGAACTCACCATCTGCATTAGACCCTGTCACGTCGTCAAAATTCCAATGTAAGGAAAGAGTTTCTATTTTTGGAATATGGTAGCCTTTTAGATCATCTACAAAAAGATAAGTACTTTCATTAGGACGTAGCACACCGTAGTTTTCTACATCTCTCGCATGGGCTTGAATTTCTATGTCTTCTAGGAAAGAGTCCCAATGGCGCAAAGAAGATATCTTTAAGTCAGAACTAGTATCTAGAGAACCAGTAAAGTTTACTCGATGCGCTCCAGCGTAATACCTTCTATCTGAATAAATATATTGTGTCGTTAGGCTGCTTCTTGTAAGAGACTCTGTTATACTAAACTGATTTTTAACCACGCCTAGCTCTACATTACAGCCATACAACTCAAGAATAACACTGTCTCCAGAAGTAGTCCCTGCAGATCCTGACACCATATCAGCATGGTCTTTTTTCCCTAGGTAAGTCCTTACTGCAAGATTCCACTTTGTGTTATCGTAAACATTTTGATATACACTGCTTGTTAAGAAAACAGACTTATCTCGATTAGAAAGTACAAAATAAGCATCTTTAGATTCTTCAGTGGGGCGAACAGCATAAACCTGTAGTGCGCGGTCTGATCCTGCAGTGGCATACCAAGTATAATCGTCTGCGTCTCTAGAGGTATCTACTCTGTGCCAACCAAAGACAGACGAACTCAGGAAAGAGGTTTCAAAATAATTTGGATCATTTTTATCAAATTTCTTCGGAAAAATAACTTCTATTTCAGATGTTCGTGCTATATCTCTTGAAGAAGAAGACACATAAGTCGCATAGCTGTCGGAATTAGCACTGGCTGTTTGATGGGTAACAGTAGCATTAAATCTGCTTGTTGCATTAAAGTCAGCATATTTTTTCTTTACTACGGTTGTTCTAAAATTATCACGAATCTTGTGTGTGATATTGTTCCCATAAAGATTGAATCTAATTAATTCATCGTCTACCCCGTAACATCTTATAATGTTTCTAAATGATTTCTCGGTGCCTTTTGATTTATAGATGTACACCAGGTTGTTATAAATGTTTTGATAGATAAGATTTTTTATTTCAAAAAGATCTTTTTCATACAATTCAGTTTCGCTTTGTGCCCTAAACTGTTCTAAGATTGAAGCATCAACAAATATCTCTGGTGCAAACAAACCCGCAGACTCCAGCAACCTACTAGAGAATGGATATGGCTTTTGGCTTGAACTTACATAATTTATATCTCTTAGTCTATTTACTTCTGAAACTTGCGAATGAAGAGTATCAAAGTAGCTTGATATGATCTGTGTAAGATTTAATACCTCCCCACCCTCATCATCCTCTTCGATTATCCATGTAGGAAGGGTGTAGTATATTGAAGAGTTATTCTGGTAGTCGTAAGCTGAACCACTTGTTGAGAGTTCACTTCTTTTGCTCACTACGTCTGGGTGTTCTGGGTGGACAATTGGGTCTGCCTCTTCTCTTTCGGCAGCACTTGCTGACACTATGGCAGAACCGATATTTCTTGCACTACTACCAGGGTACCCTATCCAACTGCCGTTTGTTATACGTCCAGAATAATCTAGAACTGTTGCGTCGATTGTTGAGTCAGATGTGATACCTTCATTAAATTTATAGTAAACGCCAAGCTCTGTGTTTGATATATCTGTATTAGTGCCACCGTAAACATGTCTGAAATAATTTTTTGATATATCTTCATGAGTTCTTTCAACTTTCCAATATCTAAATTCATCTAAAGCTGCCGACAGTTTAGCTGCGCCTGCTAAATCGACCCCATGGTAAGCGTTACCAGAAGGAGCAGTTGTGAGAGCACCTATTCTAGCCCTCAGGGCACCAGTTACTTCTAGAACATTTAACGATAAAGGGCCTAATGTCTGCTTTTTGTCCCCATTAACATAAGCGTCAATTGTAGTCTGACCAGCATTATTTTTAAACGCAAAAGCATAATGCCTCCAAGTCCCGTCAGATACCTGTGCCTTGGTTAGATCAAGATCAAAGTTTATGTCATGGAAGCCCGTGGTACCAGACATGAAGTTAACCCTAAATGGCGCAGTGTTAGGCGAGGTAGCGCCAGTTAAGTAAAGTGTTAACCTACCATACGAAGGGTTTTCACTACCTGTTGTCTCCCCGTTCCAGAGGTCAAAAACAACTTCTTTCTCGGTTAACGAGTCAACAAATTGGTCTTTTTTCAGCCAAAACTCAATAGTTTGTCCCTTAGTCCAGTCAAATTTAAGGTTTGATTCTCTTGTGCCCTGCTTGCCGAGAGATAGAACACCCTCAGTATCATAAATGTCTGCATCATAAATGTTCGATGCAGAAAATTCAGAATGTATTGTTTTACCAACCATTCCGTTTGAAGAAGTGTTCGGGCCTCCGTAGAGCTCAATATATTCTAGATTATTGGGGACACCCCAGCCTTGCGTCTCGCTAGATTGCGTTCCCCATCCATCGGAAGACAAAATTACATACCCAG